GTTCGACCAGTGGCTCTTCATGTTCAGTACGCCGCTGGTCTTGTCGTAGCACATGGAGAGCCACTGGTCGAACAGGGTCTTCCTGAAGTTGTCCTTGCTGTCGTAGAACGGTTTCTGCCTCTTCAGGTTGTACTTGTCGGCATACGAGTTCTGGTCCATGACCATCAGCGCCTGGTCCACATAAGGGCCGTAGAAGCCGACATGGTACTTGTTGACCACGTGGCCGCGGGCCATCGAGTAGAATTTCGGCATGTAGTAGTCGAGAAGTCCGACGTGCCCGGTACCCTGGGCCGCCTGGTAGTCACGGCCCATCATGTCCTGGGACGTGGCGCCGGTACGCCAGTCGGCCTCATCCTGAATTACACCCTTTACGCTATTGGTGGCCATCTACTCGCCTCACTTGTCGTACGCGTTGGAACTGGTGCTTACGCATATGGCGCTCATCAGGCTGTTCGGGTCAGGTAGCCGGATAATCTCCTTGAGCTCGTATAGCACAGTCATGTTGAAGGGAACCGGGTCGACTGAACCTGGATTAGGCTGCAGGTCAGACAGTGCGGTTATGCGGCAGCGCTTGAACCGGACAATCATCCTCTCCTGTGAGTTGTCGTCGGCACAGTGGATGTCGATGTACGGGATAAAGGTCAGCCTGTTCCTGTACCTGTGGTCTATTCCGTATATCCTGTGGTTCGGGTTCATTATGGGATAGGCGTCGGTAAGGCCGCTCATCACGGTTTCCATGTACCTGTGCAGCCCCCACCAGTTTTCGTAACCCTGGTCGGCGAGCATCGTTATGGTAAGCGGGTCGTCGTACTGGTTGTCTTCCTGGGTGGGTATCCTGGTACGGAACTTGTAGTGATATTCCTGTTCGAAGCTTTCCTTGAGCCCGTTGCAGATGTAGTTCTTGATGAGCGCGTTAACCATCTCGGGAACCGGAGCCGTATGCGGTATTGGCGTATCGGTCGCGTCATGCGCCTCGTCGTGCCACGACACCGGGATAGGACCGATTGTACAGCGCCAGAAGCCCTGATGCACTGGCGTCGGGGCGTGACGCATTATACGCACGGTTTCTCTTTCCGGGGCCAGTGCCATCGGTTATCCCTTGATAGCGGTCGGGACCTTCTGCTTGCCCATGGCGGACTTCGGCTCGACGATACCGGTATGGTCGCCCTTGCCCGGCTTCGCAGCCTCGGACTTGATGACGACGTTGTTCGGCGTAGCCTGGAGTTTCGTATCATAGGACTTGGCAATGACGGTCTTGGCTTCGCCAACCTCGTTCACCACAGTCTTGCCCTTGATGATTTCATCAGGAACCTTCTGCTTGCCCATGGCGGATTTCGGCTCGACGATGCCGGTATGGTCGCCCTTGCCCGGCTTTGCAGCCTCGGACGTCACCACGACATTGTTCGGGGAGGCCTTTAGGGTCTCGTCGAAGGACTTGACTACCGTAGTAGCACCGCTCACGTCGGAGACTTCCGGCTTTTCCTTGATGATGTCGGTCGGGACCTTCTGCTTGCCCATGGCGGACTTCGGCTCGACGATGCCGGTATGGTCGCCCTTGCCCGGCTTCTGGGCCTTGGAGACCTCGACGAACTTGGCAACGCCGAGTTCCTCGACCGTGGTGTTGACCTTGCCCTCGATGGACTTCTCGGTAACCTTCTTCAGTGCCTTGAGTGAACTGGTGAGCTTCTCCGGCTTCGGCTGCTTGTCGAGCGTGTCGATGACGACGCTTCCGAAAGCGTCAATACCGGTAACCGGCTTGGCGGCCTTCTTTTCCTTGGCCTTCTCGGCCTTGAGGAAGTCCTCCCACACCTTGTCGATGCGGACCTCGCCCGGGTTGAAGTCGACCTTGTCCTTGACCACGCCGGTCTTGTCACCGAGCTTGACCGCAGCGGACTGCGGACCCTTCGGCGTCCAGAACGGGAAGAAGGTCTCCTGGTCGATGTCGTTGCTGTTCTTCTTCGAGGATTCGAGCATAGCCTGGCCAAGGAGCTCGGATTCCGTCGGCAAATCGTACATATCAATCATGTTTGGTACCTGTAGATTGAAATTCTCTGGTAGTTTATATGCCCTCGACCCTATTCCCGGTATAAACTCTATGGCATGAAGGCCAGGAAGATTGCAGGAATCCGTCTCATCAACTACATCAACGACGGAATTACGTGGAAGTCCCACAAGGACGTTATACTTGACTTCTGGATTATGAAGAAGTGCCACGAGTACGGATACACCCCGTACCAGTTCCGCAACATGTTCCATGTCGTCCAGCTCCCTACCGAGGCACAGCAGAAGTACGAGCAGTGGTTCAACTCCTACGACTTCCAGAACGAGACCGACAAGGACTGGCTCGAGTTCGTAAACGGTACGCTCAACCTGTTCTACCATACTGACAACCCGAAGCAGGAGGACGACGATTGCTGGTATCTCGACATGATGCAGTCCGAGGTTGAAGCCCGCAAGATTGTTAGCGAGCAGGTGTATCACGGAGAACCAAACCTAGATGCATTCTGGAAGATTTCTACACAGTCAAAGTCCGAGGAAGTCGGTGGTCGCCGTAACGGATATATCTACGTGTCCAAGCTCGGTGAGGTGAAGCCCAAGGATACCGAGGGATACTACTGGGGCGTCGCCTTCCAGTGTCCCGAGACGGTAAGCCTCGGATTCAATGACAACGGTGTCAACCGCCGCAAGTGCATCGCGTGGGCGGCTAACGCCGAGCACATGACCCTCGTGCAGATTGGGGCGGACGGGAGGTTCCGGATTGTCCCGGTGTTCGTCGAGGGCAAGGCGTGGAAGGCCGACCGGTGGATACCGGAAGGCCAGGTTTCGCAGGCTCCCATGTCCTCCCAGGCGCTGCTCAAGTACATCACCGAGAAATTCCCGTCGCTCTACGGAGTATGGGATACAATCGACGAGAAGGTAAAGCACGTCCGCGAGCAGTCCACCGCAAGGCTTACCGCGTTGAACACGATGAACGACGAAGAGGTCAAGGTCGGACGGGTAATCGGCGACCTGGACAAGTTCGTCCGCGAGGGTAACGTATCCGACGAGCGCCGGGAATATAACAAGGAAGTCCGGAAGGCAGTCATGAAGAAGCTGCGCATCCGCGAGAAGGAGGCCCGGAAGGTCGCGAGCGACATCGCCAAGGCCGAACGTCGGAAGGACAAGCGCAGCAGGTCGAAAATAAACCCGACTATCACACCTAATTAGAGTATACCGATGTCAGAGTTTGTAGACTACATAATGAACGAATTGCATAGTGGATATTCTCTGAAGAATGCCTTGGTTGAATCCTATGTCGCTTTGTTCGAGGACGTCGCCTCGACCGCCGCCCATAAGACCAAGAGGGTCATCCGGGAGCTGTTTCCTCAACTTTCCGAGAAGTGGGACTCCGTTGCAGTAGACGATACCGGCCGACCTATCCTGACGATGACTGGGAAGAAGCAATCGTATATCGAATATTTCGAGAGGAACATCCGAAATAACTTCTTCCATGACGGCGAGAACCAGAAGTTCGAGCCCGGAGTGGCGAGAATCGCCTACGGCGAGCTGAACATGGAGAACCGGGGGGAGGATTCGAGGAAGCTTTCATCCCTGAAGAAAATTGTAATGTTGATTTCGGACGGCCATGCGGAGGAATACGATTCCGACCTGAACGGGCTTTCCTATTCCGACCTGGAGGCCAGGTTCGGAACGGTCGTCCAGAAGGCCGATGACGAGCTCAAGAACGAATTGACTTCTACCAAATACAAGTCCAGCGACTATGTCATCGAACCGATACCCGATTTCAAGACGGCGAAGAAGTTCAGCAAGTATACCAATCCTGACTCCCGGTGGTGCATCACGCACATGAAAAACATGTGGGATAGCTACACTTCGGACGGTCTTAACAAGGTCTACTTCGCGTACAAGCCCAACTTCAAGGAAGTTAGTCGGATAACGGGGAAGAATGCCCCGCTCGACGAATACGGGCTTTCCCTGATTTCCATCATTGTCGACCCGTGGGAGAATCTCCGCGCAGTCACTACCAGGTGGAACCATGACAACGGCGGCTCGGACCAGGCGATGGACGCGCGTCAATTATCGAAACTGCTCGGCGGCAACGTGTTCGGGCTCTGTCCGCCTCCTCCGAAACCGGAACAGCATATCGACCGGGTGGACGAGGATTCCGTACGAATCGGCGACCAGATTTGGATGTGCCACAACCTCCAGATGCCCGCCAACCCGGAACACGGCATCTATGTTGTCGACGGGGAGACATACTTCACCTGGGAAGCTGCAATGCGGGTATCTAAGAAATACGGGAATGGCTGGAGACTCCCTGCCAAGGAGGACTGGAAAAAACTATCCGACTTCTGCGGTGGGGCATCCAAGGCCGGTTCTCACCTGAAGTCTACTTCCGGCTGGAACGGGGAGAACGGGTTCGACACCTATGGGTTCGCCGGGAAGCCTGCCGGGTTCTACTCTCCCGATGGCTCCAGGGTGTACCGCGTAGGCTACGGCGGTTACTTCTGGTCATCTGCGCCGGAAGGTGCTTCGGGCGCATACGGCTGTAACCTCGGCGGCAGCGGCAGCTACTTCCACGACTACTACTATGATAGGTACGTCGGGTTGTCCGTTCGGTTGCTCAAGGATTCCGCTTAACCGGGTTCCGATGCGCCCGCGGCAGGCGTAGCCCCGCGGTGGAAGGAACCCGTAATTTAAAGCCCGCCATATGGCGGGCTTCTTTGTTTAAAGTTCGTGGTCGAGGTCCTCCCCGGTATCTCCCGGTTCCTCCCCGCCTTCTCCTTCGCCGCCTTCGTCGAACTCGTCGTCGAGTCCGTCGAGGCCGAGGTCCTCGCTGCTCCCGGAGTCTTCCCCGAACAGGTCGTCGCCTTCCCCGCCATCTTCGGCGAACAGGTCGTCGTCGGCGAACAGGTCGTTGCCGAAGTCCTCGTCCGGGTCACTCCCGAAGCCGAGGTCGTCCTCGGTAGGCGCCAGGGAGTCACCGGGGATTGCCGTTCCGAAGTCCGACAGGTTTCCCTGGTCGATTCCGGTGTCGATTGCCTTGTCGAGCGCATCTTCCGGGTTCACGTTCTTCCCGTCGTCGTATCCGGCTCCGGCTGCGAGGTCGAACACGCCGTCTCCTTCGGTCTCCATCGGGTTCGTCCCGACCTTCTCCCGGAGGTTGTCGAGGGCCGCGGCGGTGCCGACACCCTCGAAAATCTTGTGGTACAGGGATTCCACCCGCTTCCTGAGGAGGGGGTCGTACTCGGTGAGTTCCTTGGTGAATCTGAGAAGGGCGTTCATAATTTTTCCTCTTTCCATTGCGCAGTTTATCGTCTTTTGCTATATTTGGAGGCAACTGCTAACTAAAACGGAGAATTTCTTATGAAATCAAAGGACGGAGCACTCAAGCTCGACTTCATGGGCGGCCTCACCAAGTTCGTTACCAAGAACAGCGAGGTCCGCAAGTTCCAGGTCAAGACGTTCGGCAACGGTAACGACAGCGAGATTACCGGCATTTCCAAGGCGTTCGGCAAGTGGGCGGACCGCGGTAACGTGCCCGAGCTGGCCAACTTCGACGAGAAGGTTCCCAGCGCGATGGTTCCCTGGAAGATTACAATCCCGATGGGCGACTTCGGCATCTATGTGGACATGGACTTCGGTCACGACATCTACGGCGACGAGAAGGGCTTCTGCCTGAAGGCCATGCTTACCGAGGTAGTGTTCTCCGTGAAGAAGGGCGAACGCGAGGCTGTGTTCACATTCCTGAAGAACGGCGACGAGAGCGACGACGCGTTCTGCCGCGAGTTCCTCAACGCCAAGGAGGAGAACGAGAAGGGCAAGATGGTTCCGAAGCCGTTCCAGATTATCCTTGAGGAATGCGAGTCCTTCGTCATCGGCAACGAACCGGTCGAGGAAGAAGAAACCGAGGATGGCGACCCCGAACCGGTGGTCTACGAAGGATAAGGGGGGAACATGAAGATACTGAAGGCAACCAAGAAGCCCGTCACTATCGAATGTATACAGTTCGACGGAAGGAACATCTCCGAAATCGAGAAGTTCGTAGGGAAGGAACTCAAGTTCAACGTGTTCTCGGATTCGGCATACGAGGCAGGCGTCGCGCCTCCACTGTTCACTGTCGAAATCGAGACCCTGGAAGGCAACCATACGGCTCTCCCAAACGACTACATCATCAAGGGTGTCAAGGGAGAGTTCTATCCGTGCAAGCCTGACATCTTCCTGCGAACCTACAATATCGAGGATGACGGCAAGACCAAACTGTTCAATTTCGGTAGGGCGCTCGAGCTCCTCAAGGAAGGCAAGAAGGTATGCCGACTTGGATGGAACGGCAAGGGCATGTTCATCGTGCTGCAGCCGGGTTCCACGGTGAAAGGCAACCTGATGCGCAACGCGCCTGCCAAGGAATTCTACGGCGACGACGACGTATCCATTCGGGCGCACATCGACATGAAGGCTGCCGACAACTCATATACGGTCGGATGGACGGCCAGCCAGGTCGACATGCTTGCTGAAGACTGGATGGAATGCTAGTTCCTAGATAAAGCGCCTGGTGACAGGATTAGTGCAAAGGACGGCGACGGAGAGATGCTTCGTCGTCTTCTTTCTTATACGGACACGCTTCTTGCGTACCGGTGCCTGCACGGTAGGTGCCGGTGCCTTCGCCGGGGCTTCTGGTGCCTTTACCGGGGGCTGCACCGGGACCGCTACAGGTTCCTGCACTGGTGCTGCCGGTGGTTCCGGGATTGTTTCCGGTTCCTGCACTGGGGTCAACTCGGGGGTTTCCTCGGCTGCTTCCGGGAGGTCCCTGGGTTCTTCCGGGAGGATATTTTCCTGGTCATCTAAAATTTTCTTGCTTTTGCGAGCCATATAACCGGAGTTTATATTAGTTTCATTCCCAAAGAGAAAAACTCCAAGGAGATAACAATGGTACAAGCAATAGCAATCTCAATCGTGGTAATCGGCATCGCCATCTACCTCGCGCTGTTCTTCCGCGGCAGGAAGGCCGGCAGCGAGATTATTGACGAGCTGGAAGCCCAGGCCGACGAACCGGAAACCGCCAAGGGTGAACAGGAAACACCGTTCAGCTCGGTCGAGACGAGCAGCACCGGCACCGACGCCGCACTCGCCCACGACAGTTCCTCCGTAACCAAGAACATCACGTTCGAGGACACAATCAAGGGTGAGAAGGTCGTGGTCGAGGTTCCGTCGAAGGATGCCCGCAAGCGCCGCGTGGCCAAGAAGGTGACACCGGCCATCAAGAAGGCTCCCAAGAAGAAGCCGGTGACTACCGGTGACCTCGTGAAGGCACTCGAGGAAAAAATCGAGAAGCGCACCGCGCTCCTCAAGGACCTCAAGCTGAATACCGAGACCGACGCCACGCTCAAGCGCTACAACAAGATGCTCGTCGCCCTCAAGGCGAAGAAGACATTGCCGAAGAAGGTCGAGACCAAGAAGGTCCCGGTCGTCAAGGTGCGCGTGGTCGAAGAGGAAGTCAAGCCGGCGAAGAAGGCAAAGAAGCCCGCCAAGAAGACGACCAAGAAGACTAAGAAGTCGGCGAAATAACCTGCTTCAATGCCGACAAGAAGGGCCGGGGAAGTTCCCCGGCCTTTTCCTTATTTATATCGGTAGACTATTCTTCCCCGCCCTAGGTCATATGGACACAGTTCCACCTGTACCCTGTCATCGGGGTTCACCTTGATAGTATGCTTGGTCATCTTGCCGGAAGGTCTCACGAGCGCCTCGCACCCGTTGTCCAGTTCCACCAGGAAGAACCCGGAACCCCTGGCCTCCCTGACGGTGGCGTCGAGATATATGCCCTCTTCCTTAGCCATCCGCCATCCCCAGCTTCTTCCTTAGATGGGACTCCACGAACACGTACTCCCGGTCGATGGCCGTCACCTTCCCGTCCCTCTCGGAGAAAATGAGAACGCCGTCCCTGTTGCGGTAGACATCGCAGTCCTTCCTGCTCTTGGAACAGATTATGGTGATTACGAAGTCGGAATAGGTGTATCCCGGACCCCTCATGCCAATCAGCTCGACCGTCCCGGAGGTCCTGCACAGCTTCTTCAGGGCCTTCTCCACGCAGTAGCGGAAGTTCTCCTGGTCGATATTTAGAAGCATTTCTGGACTGGTATCTTGCATAAAAACAAAGTTTATATACTTTTTACATGATAAACTGTTGACAAGTTGTGAATATTGTGTTATTTTTATGTCAACTAACCAGGGAACAAGCGCCGCTATGGCTAAGGCTGCTGTAATGGACGAGGAAATCGACCAGCTGATGCGGGAGACCTCGGAATACAAGATTATAGGGAAGGAGGCCGAGACAGCCTGCTTCAAGATTTACCACGGGGACTACTCCAGGGAAATCCGGGAGGGGGCCAAGCTCAAGGTCATCCAGTCCAACCTCCGCATGGCGCTGAAGCTCGCCATGGACTACCACAGGATGACGGGCATGCCGGTCTCCGATTTCTACACGGACGGCAAGCTGGGCCTGCTCGACGCCTTCTACCGATACGACTGGCAGACGGGGGTCAAGTTCGCATCGTATGCAATCTGGTACATGCGCACCCGCATGTCCAGCACTGTCAACGAGCATGACCTCATTAGGGTTCCGGTACGCCTCAGGAAGAAGGTCCTCAAGGCCATCAAGGAAGGTAGGCCGACCGAGTGGATTCGCTACGGGCAGGAGGCCGAGTCAGCAATCATGCATACCTTCTCGATGGATACCCCGGTGGAATCCTGTGACGACATGGACGGCGACATCACGGTCGGGGACACCATTCCCGATGCAGCCACCGAGACCACCCCTGTAGACCATGCGCACGAGGCCGAGCTGGTCCGGCAACAGCTGGACAACGAGCTGAAGACCCGGTTGACACCGGAGGAGAGTGCACTCATCAGACACCTGTACGGTCTGGGAGGAGAAGAATATAGTTTGGATGATGTAGCGGCCGAGACAGGCTCGAGCAAGGACTGGGCGAGGAGGGTGAAGACCCGCGCACTGGAAAAGCTCCGCGACGGCACCAGGCTCAACCGCTTGAGAACCGAGGTCTAGAATGTGGGTATACTCAGCAGAATCAAGAAGTTCGTCACCGGCGAGTCCCAGGAAGACGAGTGGGAACTAGAAGGGGACAAGGAGACAGACGAAATGCCATACTACAACGACTACGACGAGGCGCCTACCGTAATCTACAGCGACTCACCCCAGATGCCCCAGGAAATCAAGGGCGGCGGGAACCCGGACCGCCTCAACAACGCCACCATGAGGGAAGTGGCCCGCATCAACGCACAGAACCCGATTCCCGGACAGGTGGTCTCCCCGCAGCAGCGCCGCATGAACCGGCAGCCTGCCGGTGCACCCCGGAGGTTCGCGGGAGCTCCCCGGCAGAGACAACAGCAGCAGTTCGCCCAGCAGCAGCTCGCCCAGCAGCAACAGCAGCAGTGGCAGCAGCAGGAATGGGAACGCCAGCAGTGGGAGCAGCAACAGCAGGAGCAGGACCAGCAGATGCAGCAGCAGGCCTTCTACCAGCAGCAGCAGGCATACTACCAGCAGGCACCGCAGGTCGAGACCAAGAACAAGGACATAGAGCGTGCACCAGCACAGTTCGGCGAGCCGTACTACGAGATGATTGTGGCCAACGGGAAGTACCACTTCTACGTGGACCTCCCGGGCGTGAAGCCGAGCGACATCGCAGTGTCCTACGTGAACATGAACCTGGTGATTACCGGGAAGCGCCAGCTGCACTCCAACCAGATGGCACCCAAGGTCAAGGGCAAGGGGAACAAGGGCAAGAAGCCGGATTTCGCTGCGCAGGTCACCATTCCCCCGTTTGCCGAGAACTTCAACTACAGCTTCTACTTCCCCAGGGTCGTAGACCAGAACTCCTTCAAGAGCTCACTGGCAGACGGCGTGCTCCACATCGAGATGGACATCCTGGGTGAATCCGGACCCGGAGGGGTTCAGATTTCGATAGGCTAAATTTTGGATGTGGATACAAGGAAGGACCGGGAGAAATCCCGGTCCTTTCTGATTATTTTCGCTTTCCGCAGTTGCAGCCCTTTCGGACTGTCTGGTAGCCCTTCCGGACCACTCCGCTGACTTTATAGATTGCCTTCAGTCCCGTAGTCCCCACCTTTCCCGGCAACGACACGCCCGCCCTCCTCAGTTTCTCTGGCAAAAGGAAGTTCAGGTCCTTCACCTCGGGGAAATCGATTACCAGCCGGTCGATTGCCCGGATGCCGCTGTAGGTCTGCCCGTCCGCACCGACGTACTTCACGTCGGATGCATCCGGGGAGCCCGGGGTGTACTTCATGCGCTCGCCCAGGCGCTTCTCGAGGAAGCGCTTGTAGTTGGTGCACAGTGGGCACGAGGCGTCGTATATCAGCTCCGGAACCATCCTAGCTCCTGCAGACGTATCCGCCCTTCATCGACTGGGTCGTCACTTCGCCACTGGGAAGGACGTAGGTAGTTTTCGGGGAGACTTCGGTATAACTGAATTCCTTGTCGTCACCTCCCGCAGCCTTCTTGTAGCAGCCGAGGATGTTGTCGAGGGCGTCGCCGATGTCGTCCATAGTCTGTTCCCGTGCGAAGTTCTGTGCGAGCTCCATCGGACCTGGGTCGACGGTCCGGCCGTCAAATCCCCTGGCGTCCAGGTCTCGGTCGTTGAACTTGGCAATCTTGTCGGCCTGGTCCAAAGACGCGCTGTCCACCTTGGTAAGTTCGTCCTGGTCGAAGAAGAACTCCGGCCATACGCCGTCCTGGGACACAGCGTGGTCGCACTTGCAGTCGGTCGGCTTCGCGGTCCTAATCATGGCACCGTCGTTGTCCTTCACCACGAAGAGCATCGGGATGCCGGATGCGGACACGACGTCACCGAGTTTGAACGGGTTGTTACAGAGACCCGAGTTGCATTCGCAGAGGTACTTCCGGGAGAATTCCCGGCCCATGCCGCGTTCCACCGATTCGCCGAACGGGCTGAAACCGCCCTTGATACCGCGCTTGAGACTCTTTCCCAGGCTGTTCATGCAGTCTGTCTGGGGCTCTGCACCGTTGGGACTGTTCTCGTCCCCAAGCATCTGCTCGATGCCTGTCTTGAGTTGCTCGGTGGCCTTGGAAACGTCATCGGCCACCTCGGCGCCCTGCTTGGCTTCCTCGGCCAGCTGGGCTGCACCGTCGTCCGGCTGCACCGTGGGGGCGTCCTCCTCGAACAGGGGACCGTTCTCGATAGCCTTGCCGTGGTCGTCTGTGAAAGTGGCATTGCCGGAACTCCCGTATGCCTTCCCGTCCTTCGGCTGCTGGGGCACGTCGGCCACCTCCTCCGGGGGAACCTGGGTCTTCAGGGTCTTGTACTTCCCGCTGTAGTCGTTGTCCTCGTAGGTACGCACCGTGGCAGGCACGTCCTCCTCCTCGGGAGTCGATTCGACATTGGAGGACGTCGCCTCCACCATCTTCGTAAGCTTGAGCAGCTGTTCCAGTTCGTCAAACATCTCGGTGACCGTTCGTGAATTGCTATTCCAGAGTTTATATTTAGGGCTATGCCCCGACAAGTTCCTTGGGAAGCTCCGGGAGCTTCCCGGTGGCCAGCGCGGACATTGCCCGCTGCTCCTTCAGGGCTACCGGGTCCGCCGCGGTGATTATCGCAGCCTTCATGTCCTCCCTCATCTCCGACCCGGCAAAGGTAATCTCCAGAGCGTCGAAGAACTTCAGGTCCTCGTGCTTGCCCGGGAACCAGTTGCTCTCCATGAAGTACACGCACCAGTACAGGGAGGTGACGTGGTCGTCGTGGTTGCCACCGGAAGCTCCCCAGGTGAACTGGTTCAGCTTCGTGAAGGACATCAGCTCGTTGATGGTCTTCTCGTCCTTCAGCTGCAGGTATCCCCTCTGGACATACAGCTTCAGGAGCATCACCGCCGTGGTCTTGATGGGGTTCGTCGAGTAGATGCCGCGGAAGTACTGGTCGTAGTTCACCAGGTTGTCATACCCGAGCTTCTCGAACATAGTCTTGTGGGCAGTCATGCCCGAACCGCCGTTGAACTCGATTGTCAGCGGGGGGTTGCCGTACATCTTCAGGATGGAGGCCGCCATCGAGCAGAAGTCCTCCACGGTGACAGTGTTCGATGACAGCACCAGCACCTGCTCGGCGCGTATCGAGGTCTTCGCCAGCAGTATCTGGAGGACGTGGTAGTCCTGGCGCATGCCGAAGCCGGTATCCAGTGCAGCCACGTAGGTCCAGTCGTTCTTCTCCATTATCTGGGGATTGATGGGCTGCGCGAATACCCTCAGGGAATAGTCCTTGGGGACCCCCGGGATGTTGAACGGCTTGGATGGCTTCAGAATCTGCAGGGTCTTGTAGTCGATGAGCGTCGTGGCTGAACCGATGAACTCGCATAGGTATTCCTGGCGGAACCTCTGCTCGCCGATACGGGCCTCCTCGTCGATGCCCCACTGGGCCTCGCGGCCGGGAACCTCGTTCCAGAGCACGGTAGACCGGACGTATTTCGATTGGAGTTCATGCGGGGTTGCTGTCTCCTCGTCGACTCCGTCCTCCCACATGTTGTAGAAATGGTTTAGGCCGGCGGGAGTGGACGTGATGATAATTCTTGTTGTCTTACCGGATGAAATGGTAGGCATCACGGATGCCATGAACTCGTCGGCCATACCGGGACGAAGGAAGGCGAACTCATCCAAGTACAACAGGTTAGGACTGAATCCCCTTATACCATCAGGGCTGGACGCTGCCACCATTATGCGGCAACCGTTGGAGAATTGTATACTCATCTTGTTCCACAGTTTTACTCCCGGTTGCAGCCAGAATGGCAGCGCGACATACGACTCGCGCAATAACTGGAGCTGTTCCTTGGCCAGCATCAGCTTGTTTGCCAGCATCGCTACCAGTTTGTCCTGGTGGAACATCGCGTACCACAGTATGAAGGCCCTAACGACGGTTGACTTTCCCACCTGCCGGGACCAACGGTTGATATTGAAGCGGTACTTCAGGAACCTCATGATGGCTTTATCCTGGAAAGGATACGTCTTCATGAGCTGCATTCCGTTGTCCTTCGTGTTGATATACACGTAGTGCCGGATGAAGTAGATGGGGTCCTTGGCGCACTTCTTAATCTCCTGTATCTGCCAGGGTTTCAGCGCGACTTTCTCGTTGGCATCCCTAAGGTTATGTATACCGTTGAAAGGCATCTAAGAAAAATGCTCCTTGGACCAAAAAAGAACCAGTTCACCATTGAAACCAGTCCCAAACATTAGTAGTTTATATACTGTAATGAAAAGTCTTATAATCACCGCATTTTCTGAGTCCGGCAACCCCATGATGGACCGGTTCCGCCACCGGAACCTGCAGGAGTGCATCTCCCGGTGCCACCAGGTTTTCCTCTCGTCCGACCACTGTGTCGCGGTGCAGGGTGCGAGCCCGTGGCTCGACTCCATTGAATTCAATGGAATACGCGTAAACCTGGAATCTCCCGGTAGCTTCCGGAAGCCCCTGCTGCTCAACGCGGCGGTACGGGAGAACCCGGGATACGACATGTACATGATGGTGGACGCCGACGTGTATCTCACGGAGCCACTGGTAAACTACGCGGTGGCCAACTGCGCTCCCGGTAGGCTCGTGTATCCCTACGGGGACACGGTATACATGGACGAGACCGACACCCGTTCCCTGTGCTCAACCGGCAAGCTGCTGCCCGGCGAGAAGGACCACGGCGTGACAATCCGCCGCCAGACGGGGCTGTGCATGGCGTTTACCGGGAGCGACTTCGAGGCGGTCGCCGGGTTTGACGAGGCGTTTTCCGGGTGGGGAGCCGAGGATGACGCGTTCATGTTCAAGTTCCGCCGCAAGGGATTCGAGGTCCTGAGAAATCCCGACAGGGCTGCCGTGGCGTATCATATGTTCCACCCGGTGGTGAGCACGCCGATGTACATAGCCGGCGACGAGTACAGGCACAACAGGGTATGCTGCGCGTGCATGCGCAGGATGAGCGACGAGGACTTCGCCGACTATCTTGCGGGAAATGTAGATATGGACTCCCTTGTCGCAAAATATAAGGCGATGGGGCGGCTGGAGGTCGAACTGAACTGGCGCTGCTGTCCAGAATGTACCCTGAACATAGACACCACGATATACGACATCGACCGTACCGGAGAGATGACCATGAGGAAGGTGCTAGACGCGGTACTTTCCGAGGATGGACCCGAGGGGATACTGGAATTTGCGGAGAATGTGCTCTACAGGATACCCGGACTGCCCGCGGAGATGAAGAAGGACATAGATTCATACTGCGATGACGCCAGGACTTCTCTTCATAAAGGATAGGGTGCGCCCCGAGTGGGACTCCAAGCAGGACATGCTGTCGATGGGAATCGCCGGCTACCTGTACGGGGAGTACTATTCGGAAGGCGCTGACGGCAGGCTCGTGGTGCAGTGCGCCGACGGGGTCGCCAAGGGTGTGCCCAACAGGCCGGCAATGTTCGCCGTAATCCACGACGACCGGGAATATGCCGTTACCGCGTTCAGGAAGATAAGGCTGGGGGTGGACTTCCCGAGCTATCCTCTTCGTGAAAGGGACCTCGTGAGGAGGGAACCTACCGGTGAGTTCGACGTGGTCATCGGCGGCAACTGTGACGAATGGGGCGATACGCTGAAGAATGCCGGGATTGACGGTAAGCGGGTCGCCGTCGCGGTTCCTTCATACAGGAACGCGACGAGGATTATCGAGGAGATAGGGAACCGTTGCGATGCGGTGAGGATTACGGGGGCTGACCTCCCGGTGACTGCCGCGCTGTACTCGGTCTGCCCGACGGTAATCCACCTGGGACACTGCCGGAAGGGATACCTGCACAGCATGGCGATGTATCACGCGGGGGTTCCCGGGAGGACCCTGGTGGAACGAGAGGCCACCGGGGGGTTCCCGGTAGGAAAAATGGAAGACTTTAAAATTTTTTTCATGAAATAGGAGAGGGATTATGAGGTGTTTGCTATATTTGTGTGAGAATGTTGCCGACAGGTATGTCGTGCACTTCAAGATTGTAAGGCTGCTGAAGATACTGATGTTCACCGTGTTCGCGATAAACGCCGGGCGCATAGCGTACCGGACGTGGAAATACGGGGGGTCCAAGGAGGTCCATACGGACAAGTGGGCCGGCTCCGGGGATGACGATATCGGCGGTGTCAAGATTGTAGGCGTGGAATAGGTTTGTTGCTATGGCTGCTAAGGACGGGACGAAGGCCCTCGAGGACCTTCTGGTTAAGATTGAGATAGACAGCGACGACTGGGTGAAGAAGAGCGCCCGGGAGAAGCTGAAGATGCTGGTTGCGGAAGTCCGGATGAACTCCGAGAAGCTCGTGGGGGTGGCGGAGGACCTGGTTACGTCAATAGCCTCGATAGTGAGGGCGAATACCAGCAACCCCGCGGTCGACGCTTACCTGGGACTGCTGGAGACCGGCTTCGGGCTGATTAAGGCGAACACCGTGATGAACAACGTGTTCGTATCTGCGAAGCATGAGGTGCACAACCAGTATGACGGGCTGGCAAAGTTCATGCGCATCGGCAGGGGAATCGACATGGTGGGCGACTCGATGGAGTCCACCTGCAGCATCTGCAAGGCGTTCATCTCCCTGACGCCGAAGGAACAGGCCAAGTACGGACTCCGTTTCCGCAAGGTGAGCGAGGAGGTGCCCGAGGACGACGACAAGAACGCTCCCCTCGTCACCATGATTGACACCGACTACACCTACAAGGGCGACACCTTCCGTATAGGCTTCGAGGTCAGCTACTACGAGCCCAAGAGGAAGGGCGACCGGCTCGGCGACGAGAGCAGCTACGCGTTCATCAACTTCGCCACCCCGATAGACCAGTTTGGCTTCGACGCGATGGAGTCCGTGCCCGCCATGATTTACGGGTGCTACATCGACCGGGTGGACATCAAGAAGAACATCATCAAGATTAAGAACGGGATACTCTATGTAGAACCCCGGGTGAACATCGACTTCGACGTGAAGAACTTCGACCTGTACGACGATGACGGCAGGGTAATCAGGACGATGGAGACAGAGTCCGCCCTGATAAGGCGTATCCTGAATGCCGGAGGCAGGCGTGGGTACATCGTGCAGGGCGACCAGGGCACCGGGAAGACCATCTCGGTCAACAAGATGCTAATGGGTTTCACCGACGTGCCTGTATTCTGGATTTCCCCCGACTCGATTTCGAAGGCCGCCGGGATGGACAACGTGTTCCGTGTCCTCAACATGTTCCCGGGCAGCTTCTTCGTGTTCGACGACTTCGACGGGAACAACTTCTCGACCAAGAACGCTCTTACCGGCGCCTTCATCGACTACATCGACGAGACCAACTCCCCGCAGTACAGGGGAATCACGATACTCATAATCAACGAGCCCCAGAAGCTCCACAGCACCATCAAGCTCCGCCCGGGCAGGATTGACGACATCATCTACGTCAGGAACCCGGGAGACGTTGCGCAGGTATGCGACGTCGTGGAGCAGACGTTCAGGCACCTGGGCCACGAGAAGCCCGACTGGGTCACCCCGGAGAACCCCGAGTTCGCCTCCGCGTGCGAGCCGGTATTCGGCGCACACCTCACCCACGCATACATCGCCGGTGTCGTCACCGACATGGTCAAGTACTGCCCGGAGGACATTTCCGTCGGCAAGTTCCGGGAGCTCGTCTCCAGGAGGATTACGACCATAAAGTACGCCCGCATGGTGGCGATGGACGACGGCCACATCGTTGACGGAGGACCCCCGAAGGAGATTGTCCCGGAGGCAATAAACTCCGAATCCGACGACGAGGACATGGACGACATCTTCGATGACGGCGACCTTCCGATGTAAGAAAAAAATAACATCGCGTGGAACACCCATGAAATCTAGATGTTGTGGATTTTTGCCCGTTTGAGCACTAGATATTGTGGATTTACGGCTTGTTTCCCGCCGGGAAATCCTATAAACAGAAACCGCTTTGGAAACAGAAAAGAGGAATTTGAAGTATGCTGCTGCACGTTACCAAGAGAGACAAGAGACGCAGAAAGTTCGACCCCAAGCACATCTACGACGCCATAACGGCCGCATTCAAGGACAGCAAGGAGAAGTATACCGAGGAGGAACTCGACTCCCTAGTGAGCACCGTGATTGACACCGTATCCGCAAACGGCGCCAAGTCGGTAAATGTGGAAAAGATACAGGATACCATCGAGCGTACTCTGATGACATCAGGGTTCCTGGACACTGCTAAGGCGTTCATCACCTACCGTGCAGAGCGTACCCGTATCAGGGACCTGGACAACGACCTGAACCGCAGGGTAAGAGAAATCATCGATGCCAACCTGAAAACCAGTTCACTTCTCCGCGACAACGGCAATGTCAATGGTGCACTGGTGGCATCGTCCATGGCGAAGGCCGGCGGCGAGACGATGAAGATGTATAACCTGCTGGGTAAGATAAAGCCGGAAATTGCCAGGGCACACAAGAACGGCGATATCCATATTCATGACCTGGACTACTACTCTCTGACCATCAACTGCTTCTTTATCCCGCTGGCAGTACAGCTGGCTGAAGGGTTCGATACCGGAAACGGCTGGGTGCGCCCGGCAAATTCCATAGAGACTGCATGCGCAATCGGAGCAATTTCCCTTCAGACCTCACAGAATGCCTTCTTTGGTGGGCAGGCGTTTGCCAACTTTGACTTTGACCTTGCCCCTTATGTGAACCGTAGTTTCCAGAAAAACCTGAAGCGTATGCTCAGGAACGCCATTGTGACCGCAGAGGCCATGGGTACTGGAAATCCGGCAGACCTCGAGGCACTCCGGAAAATTCGTGCAAAGTATGACCTTCGTATTATCAAGGATGTTTCCACGAAGGACCTGAAAGAATTCATCGTAGCCTACAAGGGTGAACTGGACGACTACGAATGTGGCCGAGAAGTACTCCCGGAGCTGCCCTACGATGAATTCGACCGTACCTACGTGATTGACCTGGGTGATGGCACCAAGTGGACCATGCCGGCATCCATGGTCGATGAAGCCGACATGCAGACCGTGAGAAACACGTTCCAGGGACTCGAGTCGTTCGTCCACAACGTGAATAGCCTTTTCTCCCGCTCCGGTAACCAGCTCCCGTTCAGTTCCGTGAACTTTGGCCTCGATACGTCAAAGAGTGGCCGTCTCGTGTCATTTGCGCTATTGCATGCGACCGAGGTGGGCATCGGGAACGGAGCCACTGCAATATTCCCTATTTCCATCTGTAAGGAAATGGCTGGCTATACCATCAACCCGGAAGACCCCAACTATGATATCTGGGAAAAGTCGTGCGAGGTTCTGGCTGAACGCTTCTATCCGAACTTCGTAAACGTCGATGCCCCCTATAACAAGGTATACGTGAAGTACGACGAGATGGAAACCGAGTTCAACCGGGAGAACCTGGTAGACAACCGGGGCCAGCGGCTGTACCGTGTTGCTCCCGGGAGGTTCTGGGAGTTCGTATCGGAGAAGGACGGTGTAGCCAAGCTGCGCAAGCTCCGTCCGGAAACCACTATATCCACGATGGGTTGTGCAAGGGGTGACTCTAGGATTACTGTCAAGATTGATGGTGTGGTTTACCGTAATATCACGATGGAAGCCGCGTTTGACTTGATAAAAGAGCTACGTACACAGAAAGACGCATCTGAAGAGGAGGTTTAATTTATGATTGGTGTTTACAAGATTCTTCATATTCCAACTGGCAAGTACTACATTGGTTCTAGTTCCAACATTAGTCGACGTATGGCCGAACATCGGTATAAGTTGAGTCATAATGGAAAGTTTGATTGTGGCTGGATTGTTACTGATACTGATATTGCCAACTATGAGTTTTCTGTAGAATGCGAATGTACACTAGATGAACTCCATTACAGGGAAACTGAGTTAATCAAGAGCGCTGACCCGGTGCTGTGCGTGAATATCAAGGCTGATGACCAGAAGACCAACCGTACGCCGAACCATATGTGTGGCAAGCACTGGTATAACAATGGAACTGAATGCATGTGTTTCTACGAAGGTTCAGAACCTGAAGGCTGGGTGCGTGGTAGGATTACTGGTATTGCCGGGTTTGACTTGAACGACCATCGTAATAATGTCAACGGCACGCCGGCTCACGAGAAACATTTGGATAAGTTACATGGTGGCGTGTCTGAATATATTGAGACCGACGATATGGATATTCAAATATTGAGCAATAACGAGTTTGTTCCTATGCTTGGTATTTTGCGGAATAGTGCCGGCGCATCAAATCCATTGTGCGAAGTTCGATATAGGTATAAGGGTAAGGTAACTCGTGTACTTAATGTGACGACAGACCATCCTTTAGTAACTAAGCGTGGCCGTGTGAAGGTAGAAGACCTTCAAGTGGGTGATTTACTTATTGATAGTGTTGATGGTGATGAATATCCGGTAACAGAGATTGAACCAATTAGCCATCGGTCGCCTACATATGATGTGGAGACTGACAATGACGTGTTTGATTTGGATGGTATACTCTCGCATAACTGCCGGACCCGGAGCATAGGCAATGTAAACGGCGAATCTGTGACTACCGGCAAGGGTAATCTATGGTTCACTACCATCAACTTGCCCGCTATTGCGGTTCGCGCCACCAAGACAGCCAACCCAATTGAGTCATTCTGGAAGGAATTGGACGAGAAGATGGCGATGTGCCGCGAATGCATGGAGGAAAGGTACAAGACTATCAAGAACCGTACCTATGCGAACCTATATTTCCCGATGAAGAACGGTCTGTACATGGGGTCGGACAAGAACGCCCCGGTGACTACCACGATTGAGAAGGCAATCAAGAACGGGTCTAACGCAATCGGCTATATCGGCATATATGAAGTCTGCCTTACGTTGCTTGGCAAGGTATTCGGCGTAGACGAGGAGGCGACCAAGTTCGGGTACGAGATTGTCAAGCATATCCGCGAGTACACTGATGCCGTCCAGAAGGAAACCCACATGAACTGGACAACGTTCGCTACACCGGCAGAGAACGTATGCGGCCGGTTTGCCCAGATTGATGCCAAACGGTTTGGCTCGGATGATAAGCTGAATGTACCGGGAGACCAGATTTGGGGCAAGGGATACTACACCAACTCGCACATGATGCCTTTCGATGTCAAGACTACGCTTGCACATAAGCTGGAAGTAGAGGCACCATTCCATGAACTGACGAATGGTGGCCACATATTCTACTACAAGATTGATGGCGACCCGTCCAAGAACGTGGATGCCGTCAAGGCGGCAGTCAGGGCTATGTACGATGCCGGTATCGGCTACGGAACAATCACGTTCTCGCAGGATACCTGCAGGGAATGCGGATACCGTGGTATAATTGACAATGAATGTCCTCACTGCCATTGCAAGGACAATGGGGAAAACGTGCTCCGTATCCGGAGAATCACTGGATATTTGGTGGGACGTTCTTCGCAGTCAATCGAGGAGTCCTGGGGTGACGGAAAGCTGGCCGAGCTCAAACATAGGGTGAACATCTAATTACAAGGGCGGTAATCCCGCCCTTTCTTATTATGAACTATTCGAACATTGAAATGAATTCTACTGTTGATGGGCCGGGTATACGGGTATCCCTCTTCGTTTCCGGTTGCCGCAACCACTGTCCCGGTTGCTTCAACGAGGCCACCTGGGATTTCAACTACGGCAAGCCGTTCACTGCGATAGAGGCGAACGAGATTATCGAGGGATGCCGGCCGGACTACATTGACGGCTGCACCATACTTGGGGGTGAACCCCTGGAGCCAGAGAACCAGGAGGCTCTCCTCCCGTTCCTCCGCCGGTTCAAGCAGGTACATCCCGGTAAAACCCTGTGGATGTTCACGGGTTATATCTTGGACCGAGACTTGCTCCCGGGGCAAAGAAAGAATGTCCCGGGGGTCACCCGGGACATTCTCGGTCTCCTCGATGTACTTGTCGACGGCCCCTTCATCCTTGCCGAGCGCGACCTCACGTTGAAGTTCCGGGGCAGCAGGAACCAGCGCATCCTCCGTAAGGAGGACATCGCTAGGCTTGCCGAATCATAGCCACCAGTCTCTCCGCGTTGTCCACGGATATCGCTCCACCGGTGACGAAGGAGTCGTTCGGGCGTCCCTTCTTGTGGGACACGCGGATGACCGCCTTGAACATGCCCAGTTCGGACATGGTGATGGCCACGGAGGTCATCTTTCCCCTGAATGTGAACCCTATCGGGCTGGTACCGTCGCATGTGTAGCCGTCGGCCACGAGCCGGTCGGTGATTAGCTTCCTGAAGGCCTCCTTCTCGGAGTTGGCCTTGGAGCGTGCCACCTTGACGCTCGCGTAGAGTCCCTGGATGATTTCCGCCAGTGACTCCGCGGTGATGTCCTTGCACCTTCTGGTTAATGCCACGGTGCCGTCGTCGAGCACGAGCGTAATCTTCACCGAGAAGTGCTCCCGGGAGTTCCTGCGTGACACCTCGTAGTGGCAGAAGTTCTTGAGTCCTTCTTCCGTGTAGTCCACCCGGAAGCTCCTGGGGGATACCCTTGTTACCTTCCCGGTAGGGATGACGAGGCAGTCGACGGCCTCGTCGGTGAACTTGACTGCGTCCGTCATCAAGTGGTTTCCGGGCGCGTAGGTGTGGTAGTTATCTGCGTATTGCGTGCTCATAGTTCTGCACCATTTCCTTGTTGGTGAGTTCGCCGAGCATGTGGAACAGCTCGGTCTTCAGTTTTTCGGCCATTTCTTCCTTGCCGGGGGCGGCGAGGTTGCCCAGCTTCTCGATGCGGGCCGTTATGTCCGGGAAGCGCCTAGGAATCAACTGCAGCGAGTTGAGCAGGAGCTTGAACTCGCGCTCGAAGGCCAGCAGCAGGTCGTCCTTGCTGCGGAATGTCACCCGGTGGAACCCGAGCGTGTTCATGTCGAAGCCGACGGCGTCTACGTCGTAGAACTGCGGGTTGTCCTTCTTCACCGTCCAGGTGAAGCTGACCTTGCCCATGGCCTCTCCGGAGGAGAACTCCCCGTGTGCCATCCAGTGTTCGACGCCGGCAATGTCGCGGTCCATGAACTTGTTGTCGATGGTGACCGAGGTCTCGCATTGAGTGACCATGGCGAGCACGCTCACGATGTCCTGCCGGACGTCGGCCACTATGTCCACGTCGACCATGCCGACCTTCCCGGTGGCGAAGTCGAACCTTTCTTCTCTGACTGGATATTTCATGATGGAAAATCCTTGCTTTCTATAAGAAATTAATATATTGTTGGAAAAAGTGCACGAGAAATGGCATAGTTTCCTGTATGAAACCGGGATATTCCGGGAGGAAAGATTAACCATGTTGCCGGAGACTTTGGGTAATGCGGTCAAGGGAAGAGATTAACAGGTTTGTTAGGACGGGAATCCCGTCCGGGATGGATATGGTGGACAGGGCTATCGCCTTCGCCGAGTTCGCGCACGACGGGCAGAGGGACAAGGGCGGTAGGAAGTATACGGACCACGTGTTCGCGGTGGGGCGGGAGACGGCGAAGCGGTACGAGGACGACAATTTGACCGCTGCAGCATATTTGCACGACGTGGTAGAGGACGGGGGATTCACGATTTCTGATTTGATGGCATGGTTCCCGCCGGTAGTATGGAAGGTGGTCGAGATTCTTACCAGGAAGAAGTCCGAGGACAGGTCGGTATACATCGCTAGGATTGCCGAGAACCTGCTCGCGGCCAAGGTGAAACTGGTCGACCTGGACAACAACATGGACATGTCCAGGCTGGGGAATCCGAAGCAGTCGGACTACGACAGGCAGGACAGGTACGCCATGGAGCGAACTGTGATTCTCGATGCGGTTATAGACATGGAGAGGCACATGACCGATTCCGAGATGGAGTCGAACAATTACGCCTCGCTGGTGATGGGAGTATAGGATGGCGAGCACTACTTTGGTGACCGAGGACAAGGTTGAGGACGAATTCCCGTCCGCTGTAGATACATGCATGCGCATACAGGCCGAACGCAGGGAGTCCGGGAGGAAGTTCCGAGCCGAGCACCCGGAGCTTACCGGCAGAATCCGGGAGGCAATAATGAATAGCCACCGGGGTAGACAGGTGTTCTTCCCGAACCGGGACCACTCGATTAATCCGAGGGATGTCCGGGAGGTACTGGCGGGACTTGGCTACATCGTGCAGGAGACCGCGCCCATGGCGGTCAACGTGAACGGGCCGTTCTATATCTACTGGCATGACATGGACAAGAAGGACCCCCTTCTGGAATAGGAAAAGGCCGCCGATTGGCGGCCCTTCTTTTTGGCATGCAGGAAGCTATTCATCGCGCTCGGCAATCATCCGGTCGTGGTCCCTTTCCAATTCGGCGCTATTGTTGAGGAAGCTCCTCTTGAGGAACCCGGCGACCTTCCCGATTGCTCCCGGTACCTTCTTGGCTGCATCGACGACCGTACCGCCGGCGGCAAGGGCCAGGTCGGTGGCGTCATGCGCGCCCTTGTGTATAGTCGCCTTCCAGTCGACGTCCTCGTCCTGTCCACCGCATCCGCAGCGTTCGGCATCCACCGGGCACCTCCCGGAGCTGGCCTTGGCCTGTGCCTTTGCCTGCTTCTTGACGGCATCCTGGGTGGCGGACTTGGCCTTGCCTTCCTTCCCGGAGGCGGCCGCGGTCTTCACCGGGGTGTCACCCTTGGCGGACTTGTCGAGAATCTGGTACTGCGCGGGGACGTTGCCGTCGGCCTGCATCTTCTTGAGCTGTTCCGGGGTGACCTGGTAGGTGGTGCCCTCGTCGAAGGTGACCTTGGAGTAGTCGGAGACCACCGGCACCTCGGAGGAGGCGCCGCCTTCCCTGGCCGGGATGCTGGTCTTTCCGACCTGCTTTCCGGTCTTGGCCTGCTTCACTTGCTTGGCTCCGTCCCCGGAGGACTTCGCCACGGGGCCACCGAAGTTGTCCCTGGTATGTACCATCTCCCGGGAATCCTGGGAGAGGCTGCGGTTGTTGGTGATAATCTTGGAAGTTCCCCGGTGGGTGCTGTACGGGGCGGATTCGGCGGTGGCTGCATGGGACGCCATGGGGGCGGCGGCCAGTGCGCCGGCCAGGGCGAGTTCCTTCCAGCCCTCGGTAAGCGCCGGGGTTTCCTTGGTGTAGAACACGGCCTCTGTAGCGGGCGCTTCCTTCTTTCCTGACAGCCTGTCGTGGATGTCGTGGGCGATGCGGAAGACGAGCTTCTTCATGTCGGCCTTGGGGAGCGGGGCGTAGTTCTTGTTGCGCATGTATGACTTGATTCCGATTGCGATGATGGGGAGCATGTCCCTGACCTCGCACTTGCCTCCCGGGAACTTCTCGAGTACGGCCTTTGCGGTACGGTCGTAGATGTTGTCATCGCCCTGGGTGATTTCCTGGTAGAGGGTGGCGGGGTTGATTGCCCCCGGTTTCTCCTCGGCGTTAACCTGGTCGGCTTCAGGTTCGAGCGTTTCGTCTCCGGTAATGTCGGCGAGGTCGGAATCGAGGTCGAGGTCGATGTCCGCGTCCGTGGATTCGGCGGGTTCTTCCGCGGTTTCTTCCGTGGGGGCATCCTGGGAGTCACCGGACGGTTCCCCTTCCGGTTCCATCTCGGCGAGGTCGTCGGATTCACCGGGGTCCTTGTCTTCTTCTCCTTCAAGGAGGAAGAGGTCCTTGAGGCGTTCGCATTCTTCCATGAATTCCATATAGTGGTGCATAAATCGGCCATCCGCGGAAATTTTCCTATAGTTTATCTTTCGCCCGTACGTTTTTTGCTATATTTGGGTAGTCGAAACGAAAAATAACACAGGAAACAAGATGGCTGAACAGAGCAACTTCCTTGACATTCTAAGGGCCCTCGGGGAGCAGATACCCCGTTTCTCTACCGATTTCATCACCCCGGACGGCATAGACTGGGGAAAACTGAAGAAGACAATCCGCTGCGCGTCGTTCAAGAGCATCATGCCGGCGTGCACCCTGGGGACCGACCTGGCCATGAAGCTCCTGGAGAACTCCAGGAACCGCCAGCTGAAGGAATTTGTGGGCTTTGCGAGAAACAGCATCGCGCTGTACTCAATCCTCGACAACATCTACGCTAACGTGCAGCCGTCCAACTCGATGGAGAACAGGGCGGAAATCGTGTTCTGGAAGGAAATCGCGTCTAAGTTCAACGTGGAAATCCCCATCTGCGACAAGTACTCCGGCGCATGTGCCGGCCCCATCCCCATCGGGGATATCCTGATGTACCTGACCTACCGCATGAAGCTGAAGACAACATATGCATTCAGCGTGGACGACAAGCACTTCGACTTCACCATCGAGGGTGCCGAAGGCAACCCGCCGACCATCAACTCGACCGGCAACATCATCATTACTAGTCCGCTGTGTGTGCTGATTCGCTGCCGTCAGCTCCGTTCCCCGGGTGGGGAGGTGATGGTGGAGACGCTCTATGTCCTCAAGATGGAGAAGTTCACCATGGATGCCGCGGTCAAGGAAGGCGGCATGGCCGCGCTGACTACTCCTGACGGTGACGGAGCGAAGTTCGTCGGCAGCCAGATTCTCTCCGAGCATGCAGCGTTCGTGACCGAGCACCCGACGCAGGCCAACGAGCAGTGCGTCCAGTCGTGTCTCGCCTACATCTACCGCGAGCTCGACCCGCAGAAGTACCACTACCATGTGGATTCCTCCCGTATCTACGTTCGCCCGAACGAGAAGCTCGCCGACGCCGAGCTCTGGGTCCCGTCCGAGAAGATGAAGCAGATTTCCGAATGGTGCAGGAACGCCGCCAACATCAAGCAGTCCGTGTCCTATGCCCTAGTCGGTCCTCTGGGAACCGGAAAGACCAGTACCTGCCAGCACATCATGGAGGACCTCACGAAGCAGGGCTACATGATTATCACCTGCAAGCTCGACGACCGTTCGCTAGATACGACCTTGGAAAGAATCATCTTCTGCACCAACATGTCCGAAAAGTCGGTAATCCTCCTGGACGAGCTCGACTCCCTCAACATCAAGCAGAAGACCAGCGAGACCGCGGCAATCATCGAGTTCTTCGCCAAGCTGAAGGCCTCCAAGTACCTCAGCATCGTCATGTCGACAATCAACGACCCAGAGGCGGTCCACGAGTCCGTCATGGAACGTGATGGCCGCATTGACGAGGTCATCGAGGTCGGATTCCCGTCCGAGGACATGATGATGCAGCTCTTCAAGAGCTACGCCGACAAGGCCAACTACAACATCCCGGAGGATGTCATGACGGCCACCGTGAAGAAGCTTACCGAGATGGAGGTGTCGGCCGCCGGCGTCGCCAACATCGTGAACCAGATTTTCATCAAGAACGGAGCCAAGGACTCCTACACCCAGGAGGACATGGACCTCGTGCTGGCAAGCGTCAAGGTAAGCCGCGAAGCTTCCCGCAAGACCTACTACCGCAGGAAGAAGCCAGCCGATGGTAGTGGTGCCGTGCTGAGCCAGGGATAACTTATACAGCCACGAGCTGTAGTTCCATAGGGGCTACCGGGATATCCCGGTAGCCTCTTTTGGTTCGGAAAAATGATAAACTGCGGAATATGAATCGCTTCCGTAACTATCTCAGCAGAATCGAGGACAGGCCGCTTGCAGAGGCGGTCGGCCGCATGTACCATGCGCTGTTCGAAGGTCTTACTCCGCAACAGAAGACACGCAGGACCATAAGGGCAATATTGAATCCTCCCCCGTCCGGATGGGATTCTCCTGCGGTACGTACCGACGGCTCCGAGTTCGTATCGGAACACGGTACCACACTTACCTGGGACCAGGTGCTGGAGACGTACCTGCGCGGGCTTGTCTTCCGGGACAAGGCGATTTCTCCCAAGTTCGAACCGGGAGTTGCACGTATTGCATACGGGGAGCTCGGGGTGTGGCCTGAGGACATCGAGGACTTCCGCACGGAAAAGCCTGAAAGCAAGCCGCTCGGGCAGTTCAGGTCTATACTGCACATGCTGAGCGGGGACGCACATGTCAACGAGTACGACTTCGACCTGAACGGCCTCAAGTATGCGGAACTGGTTGACCGTTTCGGCAAGTCCAGTTCGGAGGCCGATGCCGACGATACCGAGGACACCGGGGTACTCAACTATAAAATCGTACACATCCCGGACTTCGAGACGGCACAGGAATACGCCAAGTATACCAACAGGTGGTGCGTATGCCATTACCGGAACTACTTCAACAGGTACACAGCCCGTGGAAAGAACACGTTCTACATGCTGTTCGCTCCCGGGTTCGAGGACATGGAGGACGTGCACGGAGAGAACTATCCGAAGGACGAGTACGGGCTGTCGGTGATAGGCCCGATGATTGCCCCGGACGGAAGCGTGGAGTACTGCTGTGTCCGCCGGAACCACGAGGGCGGCATGGGAGACCATGCACTTACCGAGAAGGAACTGTCCAGGCTGCTGGGGCGTCCGGTACGCAAGGTTCTCCCGCATATCGAGAACGAATCAGCAATGAGCATAACCGCCAGGGTGAAGGCCCAGATGGCCAAGGGAATGAAGCCGGAGGAGATATACGGCTCGGTCGACGGGAGGCCCTGGGAGAATGCTACGATTTACCGGCAGAAGGACGGGACCAAGGTCCTGGTTGACAACAGCACTATGCTGCCGCTGGTCGACTACGAGCTGGATTCCTGGGGAAGCCTGGACGATAGGGCTATATATGCCGACGTGGCTGTCGGGACGACCGAGTATGACGACGACATGTTCGTAACCTTCCTAATCCGGAAGGACGGTAGCGTGTTCGCCATCGGGGCTTCCGACATAGAAGCGAGGGATGAATACGACCCGCTGTATTACGACGTGGTATCCAACATTTCATCGTCCGGCATAGCCGGCCTATACCACGTGCGTCTTGACAACGGATACAGTTGCGACCAGACACTGGTGTACTTGCCGGAAACTGGTGGACCGTTCGGAGTAACTGACATTCACGAGGAGATTACCGTCTATGCCGAAGACGGGCTTGTCGTATGCGACCCGGAAAGCGACACCTTGTCCAGTGGGGAAGGCGACCTGGAGATATTCCGAGTCTATCCTGATGGTACACGGAAGGAACTGCTCGGTAACAATACGCTGGGGTCGGCGCCTATCCACGTGTTTGTCTGCGATGAGGGAATGCCCGACGGCAAGGTAAACGTACTATACGATGATAGCGACGGCGAGCTGATAATTATTCATGATGGCGAGGAAAAGGGAACCGGCATATATGCGTACGACTTCGACTACATCGACAACCGCGTGTATCCCGGTGTCATATGGGTCGAGAAGGAGGACGAGCCCGGCTACTGCGTATATTCACTGAAGGACATGAAGCTACTTGCCGACAATCTCCCGGGTAAACCAGACGACAGCGGTATATTCGAGGATGCCGACGGGCTGAAGAACATTGTTACCGGCCATGGAGTCCTGCTGGAACACCCGGCTTTAGCCATAGAGGTAACCGGGAGCTTCCGTACTCCAATCAGACTTGCTCTCCGGCACAAGGACGATAGGGGGCGATGGCACAGTTCCTACTTCATCGATGCGACTATGCCGGACGGCGAGCATTTCGTCGACATGGATACCGGGAAGGAACTGTATGACAGGGCCATACCGAATGAAGCATACCCGTACACGGAGACCCTGTACGTCGGCCCCGTCGCCGAGGGAGACAAGACCAGGAGGGCCATGTTCACGCTCGATGGTAGACAGACTTCATGCTCGTTCGACAAGCTGGACATGATAAGCGAGATAATTAAGCGATGCGACAAACAAGGCAAGGCGACCGGGTACAACCTGGTTAATCCTGATACCGGGAAGGAGCTGTTCCCTGATTGGCTGGCGTCTCGCCCGGAATTCCTATCGGGGTCGATGGTAAAGGACGGCATCGACCGTGGCCTGCTACGCTGCACCCGTGAGGACGGCAAGAAGACGATAGTCATGATGCTTACACCGGTGGAAGTCAATAAGGACAATGGTACTGAAAAGATAGGCAACAGCCGGTTCGAGATGACCGACCTCGGGTGGCACGACCACTTCGAACAGGTACCCGGCTGCCCGTTCGTCCTGCTGATACATGACTCGTCTACCGGGAAGATGCCCGTGGAGTCGAAGAAGTACCTCACTGTGGCATACGACTTGCGCACCGGGAAGCATACCGGGAGATATCCTGGCCCAAGACTGATAGCGACATTCCGGGCGCTATGCAAGGAGTACGGTGCCGACCTGGACAACCGGGGCATAGCGAGTACGCTCTCCGTATGCCCGGAATGGACCGAATGGATTGACGCACACATAAATACTGCTGAAAAGTGGAGGGAAGACTAGATGGACAGCTTTTCTCGATACCTGATGGAAAACGTAACCAACGCGTTCGTGCGCAGGTCGGCAAACAGGGCGTTCAATGCCCTGTTCGAGGGGCTTACCCCTTCTCAGAAAACCCGCCGGGCAATCCGCGGTATGCTCCCGGAGCCTCCGGGAGGCTGGGACGCACCCGCCATGGATGCCGACGGGAACCAGCGGTTCACTGCCGAGAACGGAAGGCCGATGACCTATGCCGAGGCGCTCGAGTACCATGTCCGCAATACGTTCTTCCATGACGGCGGAAGGTCCAATCCCCGGTTCGAACCGGGCGTGGCCCGCATAGCCTACAAGGAGCTCGGCCTGTGGCCGGAAGGGCTGGAGGACTGGGCGAAAGGCCAGAGGCCAGCCTCGACGGACACCGCGTCGGTCGGCAGGTTCGCCCGTATCCTGCGCGAAATCAGCGCGTCGCATTCCGACGACTACGACTCCGACCTCAACGGAATGTGGTGGATGGAGATATATGCGCAGTTCGCCCACGGGAGCACCGGGGAGAAGTACGTCAACGAGGACGCGGACGGCACAGGGAGCAAGTACAAAATAGTATGGATTAGGAACTACGAGGATGCACGGGAGTACGGCAAGTACACGGAAGGTACCCAGAGGTGGTGCCTCACGGAATACCGCCGCTACTGGAACCACTATACCAAGGGGAACACTGTGAAGATGTACTTCCTTGTATCCCCCGACGTAGATAAGGTGGAACCGGTTCCCGGCCCGAACGCCCCTCTGGATGAATACGGGCTTTCGTTGATTGGGGTCGGTATAGCGCCTGACGGCACCCTGGACAACTGCTGTACCAGGTGGAACCACATGCACGGCGGGTCCGACATGGCAATGGACGAGGAACAGCTGTGCAAGCTTCTGAACGTCAGGGAACTGTCCGACGTATGCCCGCCGTTCACCGACGAAGACCGGGCAGAAACGGAAGCAAAGTTCGACCAGCTCGTAGAGATGGCACGGACGGGGAACGCGCCGCACGGCCGCAAGGTCGAACTGGTACATTCGTTCGGGGATGTCCGCGTGTATGACATACCCCTTGGTGCAGGGGAACATTACAAGATTGTCCTGAAGTCCGACGGTACCCCGGTAATCAAGTACCCGATTTGGGACGAGAAGGTGCACGGGGATTACTCGATGGTTGCCTTCTACGACCCGTACTTCGGCGATAACGGGAGCGTGTTCGATGGCGAGCCGGAAAGCGGCAGCAGGGTGATAGTGCGGTATGACGGCGCAGCATACACTTCGCCCGACGACGATGAAGACATAGAGTATGAGGACGTGCTATACGGGACGGAACGCAGGAAAGGCCGGGAAGGAATCAACTACGGCCGCGCATACCTGGTCAGTGAGACATACGGCGACACATTCATGTTCGACGTCGCCAAGATGGACTGGACCGGGGAGGAAGTCAGGGTGGACGACGTGTCCGGAAACCTGTTCCTGTTGAACGGAGGTACCCTGTGCGTGATGACCCCGGACGGCTACAAGGAGCTGACCGACGACGTATATGACGACGCCGAGGACTTCTTCTACGGCAGCGGGTTTGCAGGATGCTGTAAATACAATGGCAATCTTGAACGCTCGTATGTACTGTATGACGACATCACCGGGGAACTTCTGTCGGAGCGGCTCGACATACAGAACTCAAGCATCATAATGGGCAAGCTCGCATTGCAGCTGGAATACAGTGACGGAACCATGGAGCTGCTGGGAGTCGACGGAAAGCCGCTTATCGGAAAGGGAGACATGGCCGACGACCGGCCAAAGATATACGACCTGCGTGGCGAAACGGTGAAGTCATTCTTCGGGGCACTGTCCAAGGAAGGCGAGCTTGTCACCGCCGACTGGGGCACCGACGATGACGGCATCGCCAAGGTCAACTCACTGGTAAAGCTGAAGCTTCCCGTCATGGATATCCCGGAAGGTGCCGTGGTGCGCCCCGTGATTGCGGGTAACGGCGGCATAGGCGCACTGGTCCGCAACGGGAGGAAGTCCCGGGCAAGGTACATTTCCCCCGACGGCAGGGAATACCTGGGACCGTACGACGACTGGGACACCGAACTGACCGACCGCGCCGCCCTGATACTTGAACGGGACAACGGTCCCGAGAGCGTACTGTATGGCGACCGGCTCGTCCCGGTGAACATCCTTGACCCGACCACGGGCATCCCGGTGTTCCCCCCGGAGTTCGAGCGGAAGATGTCCGGCAGCCTACGGGAGATACTGTGGGTCAAGTCCGCTAGGAAGCTATACATGGAGTTTGCCGGAAAGGACCGGGAGCGCAGGGCGTTCTCCATGGAGCTCGGCGGGGAAATGAAGGAAATCAATCCGGAACAGGTTGACTACATGGTGAACAACCGGATGTACGACCACATACGTATGAACCCGAAATTCAGGTGAGGATACCGATATGGCTAGAAAGAACGGAATGTACGGCCCCCCGGGCCACCCCGGATGCTCCTGCGGAATGCCGCCGGTGCCTCCGCCGATGCACCATCTTCCCCCGATGCCGCCGCTGAGGGGACCGGTAAAGATTGTGGAGAGCCGGGAGACGCCCGACGGTAAGTTCGACATGGTAAGGTTCCAGAATGGCATGCCCGGCATGATTCCGCATGGATACGTCTTTGACGGCTACGGTTTCAAGGGGAACGGTCCCCGCGTAATGGACACGCACGACATCCGGGGCGACATCTCCAACTCCGAGGGAATGGACGTGCCGAACATCTGGTTCAACAACTCAGACTGCGGCCAGAATTTCTGATATTTGCTATATTTGGTACCGAGGTACATCTATGCAATTATTGTATGTCAGAGACCCGGAACAGATTGTCGGATATTCCGATACGGTATGGGACATTTGCCAGCGGGCGTATCGTCCTATAGGGGGGTTTAAAAGCCTTTCCCGTAAGGAAGATATCGGAAAACGGGTCCAACTACTGAAACTTGTGCATACCGCAGATGCCGATGGCAATCCGGTGATAGGTGCCTGCGCCTTGTACCTGGACACCAATGAAGGATTCAAGGGAATCGGTTATGCCGGAAACAAGGGAATAACATCTGACTACAAGGAATGTCTCGAACTAATCATACAGGATGATATTGCCGAGTTCACAGGCTGGTACTGGGTAGAAGCAAGCGGCGCAGTAGACAGTTATTTCATGAAGAATCACGGAATACTGATTCCGAACATATATGTATCTAGATTGCTGCACAGGGAAATGAGCCAGGAGGATTTATTGCCCGATGGCTTCTGGTATAAAGTCAGGCTAGGATTGTCTGACCCTGAAGTATATACAAAACGGTTGTACGGTTTCCCGAACAAGGAAGCATATGACAGTATTATCTCCACATATTCTACACTGGATAACTTCACCAAGCTGACACAGGATGTTCTCCAAGGTAAAATCAAGGCAAGTGACCTACCTAAGTTGGAAAGTGAAGAACCGGTTCCGGTAGATAAGCTGAAAGGTGCATTGTGGTACATATTCAACCTGGATGAATGCTGTGTTGCCAATGACTTGTACGAGGTTCCGCCTCTTTGGATTGCTCTTCTCAAGGAGTCGATGGACTTACTGTACAAGTACCATGATAGATACCACAGTACATCAATTAATAACATGATGCGAATCGGAGAAGACCTCACTAAACGGCTTACACCGCTAGCGTTCCACCCATTCGAGACGCATCCGGTTCCTCATATCGACTTATAGAAAACCGGGGCAGCCAACCTGGCCGCCCCGGGAGAATCCTGCGCTTTTAATTGCCTTTAAATATCTTCCCGAACTGCGAGATGAAGTCGGCGGCGTTGGCCGCGTCAAGCTCGGGATACATGCTTTCGTTCACTTCAGGGGCAGGTCCTGAATACTCCTTCTTGAATTCCCCGTACGGGTCGCCGTCGATGTCGTACCCGTTCTCTCCCAGTCCATCCAGGAACAGAGTCTGGACATACCTGTCGAGTTCCGGGTCGTCCTCCACCGGTGGCGGCGCGTAGTACTTCGATGTGTTGAATCGGCTCATGCGGTCGAGCACGTCGTTGTGCCCGTAGACCGGGTTGTCCATCGCCATGCGGTTGAACCGGTCGATTGCGGACTCGGCCGGGAGGTCGTCAGTCCACCCGCGCCCGTCGACCATGACGAGACCGCCGATTTCGCCTACATCATCAGCCATTGTCCACCTCTGCGTCCACGCGGACGAGCCTGCGGCGGCCGCTCGGGTCGCGTACGGTAAGCCTCGTCTGGAGGTCCGGTCCCACGTCGGCGACGAACTGCCCGTTCTCGCCAACCTCGTTCTGGATTTCCTCCATCGTGCGCCTAATCATGTACATCAGTTGCTCCCGGTTGCCAATCTGTACTAGCCCGTTGGCCGACTGGAAGGTGCCGTCGCCGTTGTCGGTGACATTGTTGAGAATCTGGGGCACGATGGAGCGTACGTTCTCGTTGACACCCATGTCGTCCATGATTCTTGTCATGCCCTGCTCGGTCTCGATGTCGGGAGCAGCAGCGTCTGCCTGGGGGATTTCCTGGGGCTCGTTCACGGGTGCCCCGTCGGGGAGCAGCCGGTTGGCACCGGGATACTGCACGTCCACCGGCTGTAGCCCCGGGAGGGCCCTGCGACCGGCGCGTGCCCTGCGTTCCTCGCCAATCATGCCGAGCAGCGTGTGCATCGCGCCCAGCATCTCCTGTTCAGCAGGGCGTTCTCCCTGCTGGCACCGGGAGATTACGTTGAAGACACCGGCGAGCGGGTTGTCGTTCCTTCCGTTGCCGCCGTATACGTCCTGCCGCCTGGTAATGTTGTTTCCTGGCATCGTCGCCCCGTACTTATTCACTCCGGTAGTTTATGGGTGTTTGTTGGAAGCCACCGGGATAAACTGTCATATGTCGGGTAATTAGATGGCGAAAAAACAGGTAGTCAGGACTCTCTACGGCAGGAAGATTGCCGCCAGCGTGGCCAGCGAGGACACCAGAGGGCGCGACATAGCGTCCAGTATCGACCGTATTCCCGGAAAATATATTTCGGGCGCCACTGTCGACGGGGACCACCTCGTTCTTACCGAGGTCGACCAGTCCGGGAAGAATCCGACAACGAGTACCGTGGAGTTCACCGGTGGTGGAAACGTGAGGGCCGACTGGGCGGAAGACGACCCGGCAGCCGAATCATTTGTCCTCAACAAGCCGGACATCATAATTCCCCTCGCTAGCCCGGCTGCACAGGGAGGCTACGCCGCACCGCGCAACCTAGTCGTGGTGGACACGATGCCTGCATCGGCAGACATCGACCCGTATACCGTGTACCTTGTGAGGGAATCTACCTGATGGCGGCAAGTATCGGTTCAGCCGGGATACGCGAGATTCGGTACGGCAATGCCCGTATAGCTAAGGTATACTACGGCAATGTCCTGATATACGACCGTCCGTATATCAAGCTGAAGTTCTACTTCGACCGCACCAACATCAACCCGAGGGCGAAACTGGGAACCCGAGCCAAGAAATGCGGTGCGGAATGGCTGTCCTCATCCGACCCGCACATATGGTATGTCATAACTCCGCTGTATACGCAGGGCGCAGGAACGCACGACCAGCTGGTTGGCATAGGCAAGCTGTTCTGCGGCGACTCCAGTGACAACGGGCTCCTGCTGGCCTCCCAGCTCGGTACGTGCCAGGTAATGGAAATAACCGGAGACTATGACAGAATCCAGACCATCGACCGTGTGTTCCAGAGGTGTACTTCCATCACTAGTGTAAGCACCAGCGGATTCTATTCAAAGTTCTCAGACAGTACAGCACTATTAAATGTCAATAGTGTATGTTGCGAATGCACCGGTATAGCCGACGGCTCTTCCCTGGCCGGATATAACATACTCAGCCAGGTTGCTACGGTCAATACGCATGCCGCCACGTTCTCTCAGGCGGACACCCCGACCAACCTTGTCCAGATTCCTACCTCGTGGGGCGGAACACTCGCGCCTCCGGCCACTCTGCTGAGCTGTACAAAGGCCAATGCCGCCGGGTGGAATGTCAACACTGCGGACCCGGACTGCCCGGACTTCTCTACTGTATCTGCGCTGGAAGTATTTACCACCTCGAGCATATCGGCATATGCCGGGGTGAACATGAGGAAGAGCAACATATGGAACCGGGCGCATGGTCTGGCCGTATCTTCGGCCACATACTACTATCCGGCGTTCTTCCAGGGAACTGGTACCTGGCCTACCAGCGCTACACATACATATACCCCGACCTGGATATTCTGTCCTCCCGGTTACAACGGGATGCTGCCGGCAGGTACTGATACCGGCGACATGCCGGGAACATTGGACCACGAGCTGTACGGCACGTTCGGGTGCATATATGGAACCTACGATACTGCCAAGCCGGTATATTTCGGTTTCCTTGTCCTGAACGACCTGTCCGACCTTACCGGATTCAACCCGGCGACGAAGAAGTTCGGAATACACTCGAACACCAATTTCAAGGACATGGCAATCAACTGGTATCTGCCGGACTAGACGACGGTCCACATTCCGGCATTTTTTGCTATATTTCCGGTATGAGAAGAGTATACTGCATATTTACCGAGAACTGCTCCCGGAGAAGGGAGCTGGCAACGGGCCGTGTCTACGCCGACCTGTCTACCGCTATCGCCGACCTGAAGAAACTGGTGGCCACCGGGAGGTACCCGGAGGCCGGAATCAGTCCCGTGGAAGTAGCCGGCGATGAACGGAATGATAGGTGTTGAAACCACCATAGCCAGCAACTTGAATCGTTGTGCATCGCGTCATGAATTTGGCGCGGGGTTCGTGCGCCTTGCGGCGCTCCGGTCCCGTTCGCTCTAGGCCCAGAAGGGCCTAGGCTCACATTAGGAATCCTTGACGAGCCGAACCGAGAAACCGGCGTTCTTGTAGTCCGTATCCTGGTACATCGTAGCACCCGTATCAAAGTTTCGGCGATAGGCACGACTACCACTCTCTGTAATAGTCCAAAAGTAAGCGTAAGAACCAACATTGATGAAACTACCATAGTAGAGACCTGCGGGAAGAACTCCGAAACCGTAATCGTCAGTACCTCCCCAAGACGTAGCCCAACTGACATTTGCGGCCTTGAGTTTAGTTCCTGCCGTAGATGTCCCGCCGACTGCGTTGGCAAGTGCCGTCCACTCATCATTTGTCGGAACGTGCCAACCCGGACAGAGCGTAGCCCTGTTGTCATTCAGAAACTTTACGGCGTACCAGTTGTACAGCAACCCGCATTTTCTAATGCCATCAATGCCATAGGTTGCTTCGTCATTATTGTAATACCAAGCGTTAGGAGTAGATGGTGTACCGCTACCACCGATATTGCAACCGCTGAACTTGTAGTCAAGATTTTCGGCAAGCCATTCAACTCCACCGATATTGACAGTCCTATACGTCCTTCCGACAACAGACCCGCCGCCACCACCACTAATACTAGCAATAAGGTCGGGACAATCATCCAACGCACTCCCGGCAGGCACGTCAACGCCCTTGTCGCTTATTGCTTGCAATATATCGGACTTCACGCCCTGCAATCTTGTAATTTCGCTTGCAATGCTCATAGTTCCTCCTTACAGTGCAGCCAGCAGCGATTCCACGTTGCCGATTTCGTCTTCCACGCTCTTCTGTGTCCAGTGTGCCGCCGTCCAGTCCTCGGATGTGGAGATATCCGTGTTGGCCACGTAACGTAAACCTCCGTACATACAGGCAGTCCCTGTTGCGACCGGGAATGTCAGGTCGGCATAGTCAGGTGCTAATGCTGTAGCAAATGAAGCATCTGAACCGAGCACAATTCCTTGTTGATTATCTTGAACGAACTTTAATGGGCTATCAGAATCTACACCGATAGGCACTCCGTTAAGCCCTACGTTCACTGTTGTCTGGTCCTGAGATACTTCGGATGTAAAGTAATCATCGTCAAATTGTAGATTCTTCGCCTCGTCTATTGCTTGACGAGCCTCTGTGTCCACCGGAACTAACAAATAGACATTTCCATCTTTGTCAGTTACCCTAAATTTTTTCATATTTCCATTTGTAGTTGACATATAAATATAACCTCTTACTTATAATATTTATTAGTAGGAATTGTAAATGATTGAAGGTTATTAGAAAAATCACCGTTACGAATTGATAAAAATTCCACATTAAACGTTGAAAAATAGCTAGCACTTTTAATATAAATCGACCCATTATATATAATAGTTCCTAATTTAACTTTACATTGTAAAACACCATCTGCAAATCCATAAGCATACAGTTCATTTACATCAATTACTATCGCACAATGAACTTTATTAGTATACCGGGTATTTGTTTTTATGTATATATTACTTGAATCTTGACCAAATACATAAGCATTATTGTATAAAGTATACCCTAGTCTATTATTACCGTAAATGCAAAACCTGGCACATTTATCGTTAGAATCATAGTCAAAAGCAGATATTCCTAAATCAACGTGTTGCCACCCACCGTAAATTCCAACCTGCATTTGTGAATACATTGTTTCTAATGTAATATAATCCATCTGCTCATAAGATATAGTCCCTGCACTATACGGATTATTTAATATACTAGAATCATCAACTCTTATAGCCTTACTTCCTGTAAACGCATAAGAATCTACAAGACTAACACACTTTACTTGGCCTGATAAATTAGGCCCTACTTTACTCTTAATGAGAAGTCCATCAGTACTAAGATTATCACAATTATTTAAAAACAAAAAGTCGGAACCCCACTTGCACAGGTAACTGCTTCCGCCAATTTTCACTTTCAATAAATCGCTCATATCGTTACCTGCCTTTATTCTAAGGACTTTACGAGACGGATGTACGTACAATCTGTTTTAGCATAATATGATTCGGAATTCATACTGCTAGGCCCAAATACTAATCTATAATAGTAGTTCGTTCCAACCTTAGGTGTCATCTCAGCAAAACCAGCAAAGGTTCCAAATGAATCAAAAACATTATTGTAATGATTCCCACTAGGTATCACACAGAATCCATAATCATCAGTTCCATTCCATCCAGATGGCCAATTCGATGTTATTGAATTATCCAATGCCTTTAGTTTAGAAGCAAGCCCTTCGGTTATCGTTATCAAGATTTCATACTCATCCTTCGTAGGCACATGCCATCCGTCTGGTAGTAACGTTAACTTGTTATCCTCTAGGTACTTTGCAGCATACCAGTTATATAGCAAACCGCATTTATACGTCCCATCAATTCCGTAGTCAGTCTCATTATTGTTATAGTACCAAGCTGCTGGAGTAGTCGGAGGACCCCATTGCCCGAGGGGAATCTGACTGCCATTTACATCAAACTTGTAGTCCAGATTCTCAGCCATCCACAACTGATTACCTATTTTTACAGCCGGGTACCTGCGTCCACCTATCTTTATAGAATATCTCTTTTCAAATTTTAATAATGAGCCAGACATAAATCAATATCCTGTACTTTAAATATATTTGCACAAACGTAAAGAACACCCCGGTTTTCCATTATTCGGGGCGTTGTTGTAGGCACTTGAACTTGTTATAACTAGTTGCGTATCTGGTGTCTCATACATCCAAAATCTACATTGTGAACCCACATTGTAAAAATTGCCGTCATCGCCACGGAATCCAGCAGGGACGGCATTAAATAGCAATTGGTTTGTACCATTCCAACCGCTTATATCTTCTTTCTTCCATTTGTTCGGGTTGCTATAAAGGCCATTATCATACAATGTTCTTAAATTGTTCCAAATACTAGCGTAAGTTGCTACAGTCCATCCATCACTTAATTCATTATTGATTATTGGAATTGCAAATTTATTATAAAGTAATCCGTATTTTTTTCCATTCCATCCAAACTCACTTTCATTGTTATTTGGATACCATGCCGCAGGAGTTGTCGGAACACCAGCAACACCAATATATACACCACTAGGAGCAAAATCAAGATTTAGAGTTGTAAATAAAATACCTCCGTATTGATTATAAGGATACTTTTTACCGCCTACATCAACTGCTCCTAATGCTTTTTCATAATCAATTTGTTTAACAATAGTTCCATACTGAGAATATAATACAGACATTAGTTACCTCCATTGTTCACTTGAGGACTAAAATCAAGATGCAATTCTTCATTCACGGAATCATAACTTACAGTAACTGAACTAACATCGCCCCAAGTGCCGTCGCCTCGTAAGGCCTTGCTGGAATCTCCCGGTGTAGCAGCAGGTACCAACCCGGCCGTTGACCCGGCAAATACGGGAGCCTTGGTCGTTAGGTCATTGTAGCTCCCGGTTGTAGCCACGGTTGCCAGGGTAGCAAGCTTCTCCACCATCGAGTCGGTCATCAGGCCACCCGTGTAGGTCGGCTCGGAAGGAACCGGGGTGTCCTTTACGAGACGTATGGACATACCGTATGCATCTGAGTCGTAATCTTCGTCTATGCCGGTTCGGTCATCGAGATAGTAGTAGTAACTGTTCTTTACACCATTGATAGTGCCATAAGATGTGGATGTCCAGAAGTATGCGTAACTATCTCGTCCAGTAAATTCCTTATAGTTACTGGTATATACCGCGGCATAACCAGACGGAAGCGCCTTAAATTCATATGTGTCGTCTCCGTTCCAACCGGAAGGCCAGTTGCTGGTAACGGACTTGTTCTTGGCTTTTATGCTCGTGCCTGCGTTACCGGTAATCGACTTACGTAACGCCGCCCATTCTTCCCTGCTGGGAACGTGCCAACCGGGACATATGGTAGCCCTGTTGTCATTTATGTATTGCGCAGCCTTCCAGTTATACAGTAGGCCACACTTGTAAGTTCCGTCTATACCGTAATCTGCCTCGTCGTTGTCATAGTACTGCGCGCGCGGAAGCGAGTAGTCGGAAGTTAGGTTCAGGTAGAGACCCTGCCACTTGTAGTCGAGGTTCTCCGCCAGCCATTCCTTGCCGTCTGGCATTGTGACCGTCTTGTACGTATGGCTACCTATGGTGACCTCGTGTACTGGGATATCTACTTCGGCATACGGGATGGTAACGGTCTTGTTGACCGGGACAAGTTCGTCCTCCCCGGCATTGACATGCTCGATAACATTGACTTGCGCACCCGAAGCTATATTGTCAAGCTTCGACTTGTCGCTCCCGGACATCGCCCCGTTCACCCCGGAAGCTGCCAGGGGAATCGTCACGGTGGTCCCGGACTTCAGGTTCTCGCCTGAGCCTATCCTTACGGACTGCACGGCGGAATCGGCGGCGGCTCCCTGCGAGGAGGATGCGTAGTCCGAGTGCTTGTGACCCGAGTCGGTAAGGTTCCCGTTGCTGTCAAGACCGGCGAAGTTGCCGGACGTAGCCCCCGATACCTTCTCGGCATATCCGCTAAGGTCGAGCGAGGTGTCCCCTATACATTCCCACTCGCCTTCCTCGCCCTCGGGTTCTGACCAAATCCATTCCTTGTATATGTCGGAACCGGTCGTGCCCGAAACGGCGACCAGGTAGATTATGTTGGTCTTCGGGCTGTCTACGTCCGGATGGTTGTCGGCCCCGGCCGGGTCAGCCGTCTGGAAAGACTGGAACTTCCCTATTTCAACCTTCAGGCGGCGGAAAAGTTCCTTGGCGCCCTCCTTACCTACGAATACCTTCTGTTCAGACATCATTCAACCTCGTCTAGCCATGCGTCCATCTCGAGCGCGGTGCATTCCCTTGCCGCGTCTACTTCTCCCCAGGTGCCGTCTCCCTTGAGGAATTTGTCCTGGTCACCTGCCGATGGTGCTGGTACAGCACCGGGCTTCCCGTCCTTGTTCGCGGTAGCCCCGGTGAAGTCGTACACGCCGAGCGGGCTGCCCGGGCGGCCGTCTCCATAGAGGACGTCAACGGATTCCTCGTCTATCACAACGGGGAACTGGACAGCGCTTACCGTGTAGTTGGAACCCTCGTCGGTAACTTCCTTGCTGACCTTGACGTGGTCTCCCGGAAGCACCTCGGTCTTGTCCGCGTCGGTCGACACGGTGTACTTCCACACGAGGTCGTCCTTCTCGACCTCCAGCTCGATGTTCCTCCCGGCGACGAGCTCGACATCGGGCGGGTTCCTGTAAATCCTGGGAGGGCACGTGCCTTCCGGTTCCGGCTCCGGGTCTGGCGCCGGGCCCGGCGGGCAGCATCCGGGACCTGCCGGTACCCACGGGCCCATACCGCGGTGCATCGGGGCGCCCCCGTACATCATGTAGTCGAACTGGTCGGGGTAGGTCCTCGACGGGATGTACTCGCTCGGCCCCTTCTGCGGGGGAGGCGGTGGAGTCTGGCAGTTGCACGGCTTTTTCATAACCGTGAGTTTATCATTCTTCTTCCGGGAGCGGCTCGCCGAGGCTGAACTTGACGCCAGGTTCTCCCTGGTCGTCGAACACTTCGTCGACACTGAGCATGTTGGCCTTTATGCGGCGGATTTCGTCGAGTTCCTTGGCCATGTTCTTCTCGAGCTCGTCGAGCCTGCGGAGGTCCGCTTCCGGAGTATGCGATGAGACGACGTAGGTCTTGTCGCCGGTGCCCGGTTCGACAATCTCCTGCACGTCCGTGTTGTCGCCGGAGACGACGGAGACGTCCCTCTTGGCGAGCCAGTAAATCTTCGGGTGCGGCGCCTGGACGTTGGAGTCGTAGTCCACCGGGTCGATGTAGGGGTTCGGCTTCTCGACGAGCGGCTGTACGCATACCGGGGTTCCCGTTCCCGTGACCGAGGTGACCGCGTGCGGTTCCGGCTTCGGCGGCTTGGGCGGTACGGGTACCGGACAGCAGCACTGGGGCTTGGGCGCGGGGACTACCGGGAGGACCACGGTTCTTCCGGCGGCCGGGTTCACGATGGGCTTGGTATCCTTGCCCCCGTGCATTCCGCAGGGGATGGGGGCGTGGTCAAGTGCCGGTACGCAGGGGGGAGCCGGTCTCGGGCCGGGCATCGGTCCGGGGTGCGGTCCCGGGCAGCACTTGGGTGGAGGGGGCTGAATGGGTATGAAGTAGGGATGGCAGACCGACATCCAGTGGTTCTGCGGCACTATCGCGTTCCGGTATTCCGGTACAACCTTGTCGAACGGGGTGCGCGGCATGGGCTACCTCTTCGCTGCGCGTTTCCTCGGGGGCTTCCCCGGAAGCTTGCGGACCCTCTCGTCGAGTTCCGCAACGTAATGGTTTCCGCCTAAAGCAGTGTAGACCTCGAACATCGAAATCCAGTTCTTGAGGTCGTACTCTCCGATGTATCCCTGGGAGGCCACCTTGTTGTACAGCTCGGTGAGGTCGTTCCTTAGGGTGGCGATGTTCGCATCCTTCATGAGGGCCTGCTCGGCGCGTTCCTCGTCGAACCGGACGCTGAGGTCCTTCAGGTCGCTCCCGAACTCCTTGACTGCAACGAGAAGTTTCCTTATCGGCCTGATGATGCCGGCGACTACCGAGACGGCTCCGGTCAGGGCGACCAGGAAGGATGAGAAGAGCTGAATGTGCGAGGTAAATTCCGAGAGGTCCATCGTTCTAGTATCCGTTATCCTGCACCTTAGTTTATCGGGTAAGGATATCCGGTAAATTGCTTAGAGGGCCTTTCGCCACTCGTCGGCGAACCTGGCGTTCTCCTCGTCGTAGTTGCCCTGGTCATCCTGGTCATCCTCGGAGAAGTCATAGCCTTCACGGTCGGGGGACCAGCCGGGGAAGTGCGACCTGCGGAGGTACTCGCGGTCGTCGTCCTCCCGGGACAGCCGGGCGGCCTCCGCGGGCCTCTCGTAGCGCAGGATGATGTCCTTGATGAGGCGGTGGCGGACGATGTCCTCCACGCCGAGCTCTACGAAGCCGATGCGCTTTACTCCGTCGAGCAGCCTCATGGCGTGCGTGAAGCCGGACTCGGTCCTCGCCGGGAGGTCGCACTGCTCGCTGTCGCCGCAGATGACCATCTTGGAGTTCCTGCCGAGGCGGGTGAGCATCGTCTTCATCTGCGAAATCGTAGTGTTCTGGAACTCGTCGCAGACGATGAAGGAGTTCGCCAGGGTGGAGCCGCGGATGTATGCGAGCGGGCACACCTGCACCAGGTCGTAGAAGGACTTGCGTTCCCTTGCGTCCTCCTCCTTCTTCTCGGCGCGGAGCCTCTTCTTCTCCTTGGCGGAGAGGAGCTGTGGCATCTGCTCCGGTTCGGACAGCTTCTCGTCGCGCCCGCCCTTGATGAGGGATATGGCGTCATACAGGGGCTGCATGTAGGGTGCCACCTTCTCGTCCATTGTCCCCGGGAGGAAACCGAGTTCCTCGCCGGAAGTGACTACCGGGCGTGTCAGTACGAGGCGCTCGAAGTTTCCTGCGTCTATCCCGGCTATCCCCACCCATGTCGCCACGGCGGTCTTCCCGGTGCCTGAAGGTCCGTTCACGAAGATGATGTCGTTGGAGTTGATTGCGTCCACGAGGTCCTGCTGTCCCTGCGTGCGCGCGTATATCGGCTTGCCCTTCCGGGTCCTGATGATTTCCGAGCCGCGGAATCCGTTCTCCAGCTCGTCGGCCTTTGCCTGCTGTGCCATGCGCAATGTCCTTTGTTGGAATTGTTTCCTGGTCTGTCTCTACCGAGTTTAGCATTTTTCTGGCGATATTGGGGCATAGGGCATCATTCCATGTTGGAATAGTGCACAAAAATCCGAAGCCAGCTCCGATAAACTACCGGCATGCAAGACCTAGAATCACTCACAGAACTGGCCGCCTGTCTTGGCCGCGGATATGCCGCCTTGGTGGAGGCAGAAGACAAGGTCCCTCCCGGTAACACCCCGGAGCAGTCCGGCGGCAAGACCGACGAAGGCCCCGAGGACGTAATGAAGGCGGTCGCCGGTATAGCCGGCGCGGTGCTTTCCCCGAGGATTACCGAGACACTCCAGAACGGCGGGAAGCCGTCGTGGAAGGATATCCTGGGCGACGCGGCCGAGCTCGGCATCTCGTTCATCCCGGGAGTCGGCGGGGTAGCCAAGCTGGGAAGGCTGCTGAAGGCCTCCCGGGTAGGCATCAAGGGCGCCCAGCTTGCCAACAAGGTGTCCAAGTCCAAGGCCGGGCTGAAGGCGGCCAAGGTCGCCTCGGCTGCGAAGAAGCACCTCTCCCCCGAGCAGCAGAAGGCCGCGATGGACTTCATGGAGAAGCTCCGTGCGGGCGCCGTCAAGAAGGTCGAGAAGGAACTCAGGATGGACCTGGAGACTACCGGGGACAGCAAGAACTACAGGGAACGGCTGCAGGCCCAGGTGCCGAAGATGAAGGAAACCGCCGCCAACTACGCCAGGAAGGTCGCCGAGAAGGTGAACTCTGCCATCGGCGGCCAGGAAGGTGACACAGCTCCGGTTCCCGCATAGGGAATACTCCAAGTTGGAATATGAAATTGTCCCGAATTCGAAATGTTTTCGGGATATTTTAATATACTAACAGGATATCAACAGGTTATTCACAAGTTTTCAACACGGTTGTTCATCGGCCACTACCATAAATCTTAATGCAGATGGACGACAGTGTCGATGACATAGAGGAAGAGTCTGAACTCGCCGGGGGTGGTAGCGCCGAGCGAATCATCCGCATTACCGGGGAAATCTCTGAGGAAACTGCAGAGAAGTTTACCCTTAATCTACACAGAGTGGCGGAGACCCCCGGCGAGATTCATGTCGTCATCGCGTCCGACGGAGGGGACATCGAGTACGGTCTCCGCATAATCGACGCCCTGAACATAGCCAAGGCCAAGTCCTGCGTAATCCATACTACCGTGGCCGGAAAGGCATATTCGATGGGTGCGTTCATCGCCCTTGTCGGCGACCGGCGCACAATCTACCCCCATGCGAGGCTCATGTTCCATTCCGGGAGATACGAGGCCATGGCCGAGGGGGAGGAGATGACCGTCCAGGTCCTCCAGTCAATGGTGAACGAGATGTCGATGTTCAACAATACCTTCCGGAAACTCCTGGCCGGCGTCGGCCTGTCCAGCGAGATGATTGAGAAGATAATGACGACCGACGTGTACATGAACGCCGAGGAAGCGATTTCCCTCGGCGTGATGCATTCCATAGAGACCGAGATTATCTAGTCCTCGGAACTTCCCGATTGGTAGGCCTTCATGATTTCCGCGGCCATGCTGGGTGACGGCATGGCCCTTTCCGGCTTCTTCCCGTATTCGTCCGCGTCCGCCCGGGAGGCCCTGGCGAACAGCATGTGGTTCTCGGTGAGGAACTTCTGCCAGGGATAGACCCCGTGCTTCCTGATGAAGTTCTCGATGCCGGCCATGGCGTTCCTGAAAGTGGCGAGGTTGTCCTCCATTCCCTCCATGAGCGGGACATCGAACGATTCGCACTCGCTCTCGTAGAAGTCGTGCATGACTGCTTCCAGGAGCTCCTCCCGGACATCCCCGGCGAACCTCCCGATGCATTCCCCGAATGCGAACCGGCGGGATTCCTCGGCGATTGCCGGGTTCTTCCTGATTGAGTCAATCTGGCGGCCTATGCGGATGGCCTCCTTGAAGGAGTTGCCGAATACAATCCTGTTGTATTCCTGGCGGCCATAGGTGGCGACGAAGTACTTGACGACCTCGCAGTTCTGGAGGAACCGGTTGTAGTCCCTGTCCCAGCAGTCCGGCTCGAACTTGACCGCACGGTAGATTGCCACGTAGTCCGGGTTGGCCTTCTTCTCGGGGACAACCTGGGGCTGCGGCTGCGTCATCGCGTCGGCCACCTTCCCGGCGACCTCCCCGACCTTGCTGCGTACCTTCCCGGCTACATCCCCGGCAATCTTCTTGCCTTTTTCGAGGAGTTCCTTCCTGCGGTCGAGGATTCCCTCGTTGATGACATAGGACTTGAGGACGGCCTCGAGGAACGCGTGGTCCTCCGGATTGTCCCTCTTCAGTACGCTCTCGATGAAAATCTGTTGCCTGAGGTTCATTTTTGCTTCTCCGAATTGGAAGTTTATCGTCTTTTTGCTATATTTGGCAATAAAAAGAGGTTCAATATGAAGTATGTCGCGCATTTCTTCTTCGACGGTGACGGAATAGGAGTTGAGTTCCCGGACGTTCCCGGTGCCTACACGTGCGCCGACTCTATCGAGGATGCACCGAGGGCTGCCCGGGAGGCGCTGAACGGAGTACTGAAGACCATGCTGGACAGGGGCGAGAAGCTCCCGGAGGCGAAGACGAAGGCCGACTGGAGGGACTGCATGCATGCGATAGAGGTTGACGAGGACATCGCGAGGGTGGTAGAAGATGGAAGATAGTGAAAAGTTGCATGGAATCAGGTTGGCAATGAACTATGTCGCCCTTGAGCGTGAGAGCCGCATGGAAAAGGACAGGCACACGTTCGACTTCAGCCTGTGCTATGACCCGGATGAACTCGGCAAGTACGGGATAATGGTGATAAACGACGCCCTTGGTAACACCTCGTTCGAGCTGCACAACGGGGTCTGCCTGGGATACCTGCTGGACATGGTGGGTGAGCCGTTCAAGTTCGCCGTCCATTTCGGCGTTGAAACGCATCCGTCCTTTGTGGGACCGGATGCGGCGTTCGGGTTCCGCATGGTCCGGCCCGTGTTCAAGACCGGGAGAAAGTTCTGGTCAAGGGATGAATCCGGTAGGGCGGTTAAGGTCAAGGAACCACAGCTGAACTGGTACCAGCCGACCATGGGTGCGTTGAATTTCCATGCGGAACTGCTCCGCAGGCTGCTTTTCGCCAAGGCGGAGTATTTCCGTAGGCTCCCGGAGATGGAGAAGAAGTTCGCGATGATGCAGAAGGTGCGCCGCAGGTCCATGGGCGACCGTGAGTGCATAGAGGGGCTGAAGCCGGTAGACTACATGGGGAAGGACGGATATACTCTGTCCAGCCTGTATGTTAGGCTGCTGAACGGGCACGAATACATCATGAAACTCCTTCACAAGGAGCTTGGTGACGATTATTGCCAGTGTACCTGGATTATGTATGACCTGAAGAAGAACGAGCAGGTGGGTGGTCTTCCGCCGAACCTGTACCTGGTACAGGGCGACACCGCATCCGGCGAAATGAAGGTACTCATGTGCCTCCCGGGGCTTCGCGTGGACAGGCTGAAGGAAATAGTAGGAAAACTGAAATGAGAACTTTTTACGAACTGCCACAACATACCGTAGATACAATGACGTATGCTGGGATAGGAAACCGGGATATAGAATATGTCACCGAACCTGTGTCAGGACAGCCAGTATGCACAGTAATGACCTGGATTGCTGGCGAATTGGAAAGACTTGGATACATACTCAACAGCGGTGGTGCCAAGGGCGCGGATTTTGCTTTCGAAGCCGGGGTAAAAAATGCTGCACACAAGAGGATATTTCGCGCATCCGATGCTACGGACGAGACCCGTGCAATTGCGCAGGAACTGCACCCAGCAAGAAGCAGGCTGTCCGGATATGCGCTCGACCTGTTTGCACGAAATACCTACCAGGTATTCGGCAGGAACTTAGACACGGTGGTCGACTTTGTTCTATGCTATACGCGGGATGGATGCGAGAGTCATGAGACAAGGTCCAGGGATACCGGAGGAACCGGGCAAGCCATAGAGATGGCTACCAGGAAAGGTTCAGCAGTGTTCAATATGAAAAATCCGGACTGGCTGTACCGATTAAACCGTTACCTGCAGAACACCGGGAAAATTCATGCCGGTGCCACCCTGGTCATACCGGGAGGCCGCCAATGAAACTGTTGACCAAGGACCAGCTTACAGACGACCAGAAGGAAGCGCTGGAATACATCAAGGACTTCATCAAGGGACCCAACCGGGAGATGGTGCTGAGAGGTGCCGCCGGTACCGGAAAGACCGCCCTGGTCAACGTCCTATTGGCGGAACTCGACAAGCAGAAGTTCTTCGAGTACGTCTGCACGGCCACCACCAACAAGGCCGTGGAAGTAATCGCGAGGAACACCGGGAGGGAGTACGACCGGACAATCTATTCCCTCGAAGGGCTTACCGTGAAGGATGACGACGACCGCGGTCCGAGACTGGTCAGGGAACCGGGTTCCAAGTCCAGGCTCAAGGAGTACGACCTTGTCATAGTCGACGAGGCTTCCATGGTTCCCCTCCAGCTGATACAGGAAATCGAGCAGGACCTGATGGAACACAGCAGGGTCAAGGTGCTCTACATCGGGGACCCCTGCCAGTTGCCCCCGGTGTCTGACGCTCAGGAAGGGTATACCGAGTCGGCCGTGTTCAGGCTTCCCCTGTGGTACGAGCTCACCAAGGTCATGCGTACCGCCCTCGACAACCCTATCCTCAAGATGGTCACACAGATGCGTTCCGACCTAACCTGCGAGGGGGACAACTTCGAGCACAAGACGGAGACCCTCGAGGACGGTTCCGGGGTGTTCTTCTACGAGAACCGCGACGAGTTCATGGACAAGATGTACGAATACTTTACCCGTCCGGAATACCAGGCGGACAGCGACTACGCCATAGCGGTAGCCTGGAGGAACGTGTCCGTCGATGCCATCAATGCGAAAGTAAGGCAGAAGATTTACCCGGAAGAGACCAAGGAGTATACCGATGGCGAGGAGGTCAGGGTCACCAAGGCCTTCCGCCGGCCAGTCCCCGGGAAGAAGGACGTGTTCTATCCTGTGTATTCAATGGAGGAACGCCTGAGAATCATGGATGTAACCGAGTCCGACGACCCGAAGTACGGCCTTCCCTGCTGGAAGGTGACCGTATGCAACTACCGGGCGCTCGCCAAGAACCGTACCACTACGGTGGCATTTATCCTGAAGAAGGAAGCTGTGGTTCAGTATGACATGCTCTGCACCCAGGTCGCCCAGGAAAGCAAGGCCAGGGCGGTCATGCCGGCCCACAACGGAATGGGGCACATGTATACCAAGAAGGAGGCGTGGGCCCCGTACAACGACCTCCGCCGATTCTACCTGTGGGTGGACTACATCTACGCCCTTACGACCCACAAGGCCCAGGGCAGCACCGTGGAGAACGTGTTCGTCGTCGAGAGGGACATGGACAAGAACCCCATCACCCTGGAGAGGAACGAGCTGAAGTACACGGCGTTCACCAGGGCCTCCCGGGAGCTCCACGTGCTCGTCTAGGATTTTTGCTATATTTGGGACCGAGGTTACGATGATTAAACATGAAAAACTGAACGGCGTCGCCGACGTGGACAAGTTCATGAACAAGTCCGGATTAAAGCTCCCGCAGGTACAAATTGTATATGCGGTGCAGAAGTTCGGCGGAAACTACTTCGTGTTCTATGACACAGATGACGTGAAGGTGACCGAGGAGAAACCGGTGGAACCTACCAAGAGGAAGCCGAAGGAACCACAGGCGAGCGAACTGTTGCTCACCGATGTAACAGGGAAAAACTAGGAGATATTATGTACGGAAAATCCTTAGCACACATAGAGAAAATCAAGTCCGTCCACCCCATCGAGGGTGCCGACAACATCGAGCGCGTTACCGTTCTCGACTGGAACCTTGTTGCCAAGAAGGGCGAGTTCCAGCCGGGAGACCTGGCACTCTACGTGGAAATCGGGTCAATCCTCCCGGACGGGCTGGAAGATGCCGACCGTATCCGTGTCAAAGAGCTCGAGAAGATTATCTCCGAGTGGAAGAAGCACGAGAAACTTCTGGAGAAGGACGAAGAAAGATGTGTTGAGCCACGTACGGCCCCGGACCTCCCGGTAACAAGGGAGGCTGCCGAGAAGGAAATGGCCGAAATCCAGCAGAAGTCCAAGTACCCCTATTTCGAGTTCCTCCGCCCGAAGAAGTTCCGCATCAAGACGATGAACCTCACCAAGTTCGACGTCATCTCCCAGGGCATCCTGTTCCGTCTCGACGTTGTCGGCATAGACCCTTCCGAGGCGAAAATCGGTGCGGACTTTACCGAGCGCTTCGGAATTACCGAGGAAATCGAGGATGCCGAGGAGGCCGGCCTTACCGCCAAGCCTCTCTGGGGTCCGTTCAAGTGGTTCGACAAGAAGCTGATGCGATACAGGTGGTACCGCGACTGGAAGAAGGCACGTGCCGAGAAGGCCGAGTGGTTCAACTGGTTCCCCGCCAAGTCCGACGAGGAGAACGCCCAGAAGATTTACTCCGGTCTGTACGAGCAGTACGGCGACAGGCGCTGGGTGGCCACCGAGAAGCTCGAGGGCCAGTCAATCGCGATTTGCTCCCGGGAAGTGAAGGGGCTGTTCGGGAAGAAAAAGAAGATTTACGTCGCCTCCCGCACCAGGAACCTCCCGTGGAAGGGATGCTCCACCATGAAGTTCTGGCAAACCGTCAAGAAGCTCGGCCTCGACGAGAAAATCAAGTCTATACCGGGAGAATGGTTCTGCCGCGGCGAGCATGTCGGTGAGGGAATCCAGAAGAACATCTACGGGCTCCACGGGAACCTCATCAGGTTCTACGACATCATCCCGTTCGACAAGGAGAAGGGCAAGTTCTGCGGGAAGTTGGCATACGAGGATACGGTCAGGTTCTGCGAGAAGTACGACCTCCCGTACGTCCCGGTGATTGACGACGACTTCCGCCTGCCGGCCGACGTGCAGGACATGCTGAAGATTTCCATCGGGACCACCGTGTTCGGGAACAACCCCAAGCACGAGCGCGAAGGACTTGTGCTCCGCCTGTACGACAACTACGACGTTTCGTTCAAGGCGAAGTCACCGACCTACAAACTATAGGATGGACAGGATGTCACTGAATCTCAATGAAATGGGTGGGGCTGCGTTCGATGTAATGCATTACCTGGTCAAATGGACTCATGATTTCATCCGGCTATGGTGTCTCTCCCGGTATCGCAGCAAATACGGTGACCCGGACGGACTCTTACCGTATAACCGGTTCGGGTGGATATGCCTGGCTAACGACATGGTTAATTTCTCGGGTGTAACGCTGGGAATATGCCGGATAAAGCGGGAATTCCTGGACGATTATTGGAAGTCTGGTACCCGGGAGATACCGGGAGAGGACTATGACTCCAGTCCGGAGAAGGTCATATCGGTAATATATTCCAGGTTTGCTGACGAGGGCATTACCGACCAGGACCAGATTATCGATATTGCTAAGGAATTCAGTTCCAACGTTGACGAACTAATCAGGATAGTATCATCCGGCTCTCCCGAAGAAGTTGTCGCACATGCCGATAAATGGCTTGCTGTTACCGGTGAAGCTCCCGTGCGTACCCGGAGGAACCGGCGTAGACAGTAGAACTTTAACGCGGGAGTAGTTCAGTAGGTAGAACGCGACCTTCCCAAGGTCGAAGTCGAGGGTTCGAGACCCTTTTCCCGCTCTAAACTCTAAACTCTAAACCCTAAAGAAAAGGAAACCATATGTCAGAGAAAATTACCGTGCAGTACCTGGACGACACTGTCAAGCGTCTCAGCATCAACGACAAGGGAGACTGGATTGACCTCTATGCGGCGGAGACGGTCGAGATGAAGCAGGGCGAACACAAGCTCATCCACCTGGGAGTAGCCATGAAGCTCCCGGAAGGCTACGAGGCGCACCTCGTTCCCCGCTCGTCCACCTACAAGAAGTGGGGCATCATCCAGGCCAACCATGTTGGCATCATCGACAACTCCTACTCCGGGCCGAACGACTGGTGGATGCTCTCGGCAATCGCCATGCGCGACACCCGTATCGAGAAGGGCGACAAGATTTGCCAGTTCCGCATTATCCAGCGCCAGCCCGAGATAGAGCTGGCCGAAGGGAAGATGGAAGGTGCCGACCGGGGAGGCTTCGGGAGCACCGGCACTAAGTAGCCATCACCGGCTACTTTTTTGCTATATTTGAGGCACAAGAAACTTACAAACATCAACCGACAAGGAATCAACAAATGGCCATTAAGGTTCATACCAAGACAATCTCCCCGGCTATGGCTAAGTCCATGCTGGAAACTTCCTACTCCCTCGGCGTCACCAACCGCAAGGTGAGCAATCGTCATGTCGACATCTATGCGGAGGAAATGCGTTCCGGCCGTTGGAAACTCAACGGTGTCGCCATCAAGCTCGACTCCCAGGGCGGCATCCTCGACGGTCAGCATCGCCTCCTCGCCTGCGTCCAGTCCGGCGTCCCCTTCCAGACCATCGTGATGAACGGGGTAGACCGTGACACGTTCGACACGCTTGACTGCGGACGTGTCCGAACCACGGCACAGGTTCTCCAGATGGCGAACATCAAGTACAACTCGCTCATCGCCAGCATCATCCGCGGAGTGGCCGAAATCCGCACCGTCGGAAACATGTCCTACAAGGAGAAACCCATTTCCAACACGGCCTCCCTGGAGGAATACAACAAGCATTCCGCCGCATACGACATGGCTGCTGCAATCGGTGCCACGGCCGTTGCCGGTACCAAGGCGATGACCGCCAAGATGTGCGGAGCAATCTACTACCACCTCACCCAGGACCTCAAGCAGTCCAAGGAAGAGGTCGAGAAGTTCATCCGCGAGATTACCTCTTTCGACAGCAGCAAGAATCCTATTGTCGACAAGCTCCGCAAGTGGAACCTTGCCAACCGTGGAATGAAGGTGTCCGACCGTAACCGTCTCGGATATACCATCCTCACCTGGAACGCCATGGTGAACAAGGCAAGGACCGCCCCCAAGTTCTGTGAGGCGAGCCTCAAGGATTTCCCTGAGTTTGCGGTCAAGTAAAGGAGAAAGATGCGTAACAATTTCTTCATCAAGTCCCCCGTAGTCGAGCTCCTCGACGAAAATCGCAAGTCCCTCGGCACGATGCCGTCGGGAAAGGCCAAGGACTTGGCCAATGCGAAGGACATCATGCTCGTCCTCGTCGACGGGCGTGCCAACCCTCCTGTATACGCTCTGGGTAATGGACCCGAGGACGAAATCATCACGGAGACCGTCCGTCTCCTGGATTCCGACCGCGAGTTCATCGGCATCGTGAGCGCAGCCGAGGCCAGGAAGATGGCCACGGAGCGCGAGGAGGACATCATCGTCCTCAATGTCAAGGCCGACCCGAACGTCTGCATGCTCGGCGACCGCAAGAAGTACGAGTACGACAGGAAGAAGGCTGCGAAGGAGAACGACAAGAAGCAGCGTCTGGCCGCGAAGGCCAACGAGCTTAAGGAGCTGAAGCTCCCGGCAGACACGTCGGACTCCTCAAAGGGTGACCGGATGAGGCTCTTCGAGAGGGCGAAGGAATTCTCCGCCGAGGGACACCCGGTCAAGCTGACCGTGCGCTTCCGCGGCAGGCAGATGTCCCACGCCAACGACGTCATGGACCGTCTATACGACGAGGCCGTGGCGACTCTCGAGGGGATAACGGTTTCGAGGCCGGTAGCCGCCGGCAACTTCTTCTCTATGATGTGCCAGCCGGCAAAGAAGAAGTAGCTCGCAAGAGTCCCCAATCCTAAGGGCGACCCGGGAAACTCCCGGGCGCTTTTTTATTTTGTGTAAAAATATTTTTTTCTTATTTTTGTGTTGATTTACTGTTGACAAGCTGAAAATAGTTTTTTAATATATAGTTTGTAACGTGGGCAACGTGATGCCCATCAACATACAACGGAAAACACGGAAAATGAGCAAGAAAGATACCGCAGAGTCCAAGAAGATACTCAAGCTTCTCGGAAAACCGACAACGACAACTCGCATCACCAAGAACAACAACCCGGCCATCCAGAAGCTGATACACTACTTCGAGGGCGACCTGCAGCAGGTCTACCGCTGGTTCGGCACGCTAGTGACTCTCGGCTGGTTTGAGGGCGACTACATGGAGTTCCTCAAGAGCGTCAAGAAGAACAAGCAGAAACTCGAGAACCCTGACGGCTCAATCGAATACCCGATGGGAGGAGAATGCTCCGAGGTGGTATCCCAGGCGGCTGCCGCGCTCGACGAGGGAATGCTCGTCACGATGCGTAGGGAACTGAACACCGCCAGGACCCAGCTTAAGAACATGCAGGCCGCCGACTACGAGAAGCGCCGTCTCATCGAGTCCCTCCGGGAGGAACTGGATGCCGCTAGGCCGGACAAGTTCACGGTAAATGTTCAGAAGGCGAAGCCGCGCATCAAGGGGAACTACTACAACATCCTTCCGATTTCCGATGTGCATTACGGGGAAACCGTGAAGCCGCAGGACGTGAACGGCCTCAACGAGTACAACTTCAAGATTTCAAAGCAGCGCCATATCGAGCTGTTCCGCCAGAACCACGAGTTCGCCCAGGCGTTCGGATGCGAGGAGCTTGACATATTCATGCTGGGTGACATCTTCTCCGGCAACATCCACGACGAGCTCCGGGAGAACAACGAGGCTCCCATTACCAAGTGCATCGTGGACTACTACAAGTTCATTACCGGGCTCATCGACGCCTACAAGGGCTTCTACAAGACGGTCCGCATCCACTGCGTGGTCGGAAACCATGCCCGTACCACCCAGAAGTACCAGTTCAAGAACAAGGGTGTCGAGAACTACGAGTATATCCTCTATGCCTTCATCGAGGACAAGTACAATTCCACTAGCGACAACGTGACCGTCAGCCTCGGCGAGTCCACAATCCTCTTCGCCACCGTCGGCGAGCAGGTCTGGAAGCTCGAGCACGGCGACCGCTACAAGGGAGGCTCCGCCTTCGTGTCCCCGCTGTCCACCACCGTCCGCGACAACTTCAAGGACCAGGGCATGTTCGAGACGACCGGTCAGCGCTTCGATGCAGTCATGATGGGTCACTGGCATATTGGTGGCGAATGGTACCTCCCGGGTACTACCACGCCCGTCTACATGAACCCCAGCCTCATCGGCCCGGGCGAGTTCGCGGTACACAACTGTCACAGCGCATTCCCGGCCTCCTGCTACTCCTTCATTACCGACGGTCACGAGGTCGTCGACAAGAGGCTCATCAACCTGGCCAAGGTGAGATGATTGTAATTTCAGAGAATTCCGTTGTGTTCGCCGAAGTGGAACGCATGCTTCATGCGCTCCACGACGGCGATTCCGCTTTTGACGACAAGGTCGTCGTCCTCGGATACAACGTGGTCAAGTACCTCCCGCAGGCGCTCAGGAGAAAGTACCCTGGCAAGAAGATAGTGGTCTACCAGCTCGAGCAGCTGTTCCCCGGCTCCAAGTGGGCCAACCAGCACGCAGAGAAGTGGCTCCGCAACGTGGACGAGGTCTGGGAGTACGACCTGTCCAACATGGACTACCTGAACCGCACTGGGTTCAAGAACATAGTATACCGCCCGATGACCTACTGCGAGGCCCTCCGGGACATCCCGGAAGCTCCCAAGGACATCGACATACTCTTCTACGGCTATCCCACGCCAAGGAGACTGGAAGTACTGGGGAGCCTGATGGAGCATACCTGGACGAGGTACTCGCTCGTGTGGGCTACCGGGGTGACCGGGGAGAAGCTGCGCAACCTTGTTTCCCGCTCGAAGGTGATACTGAACGTCCATGCCTTCAGGGAGAACTGCCGGCAGGAACAGGTGAGGATGTTCTATCCTGTCATAAACGGCGCCTGCGTGGTTTCGGAGAAGTCCCCGCACAACGAGTTCGGAAAGTCGATAGTCGTGTGCGACACGGGCAAGATTGCCGCCACCGTAGCCCATGTGCTCAACAGGGGGCTCTGGGAGGAAGTCGGGAAGAACGCCCCGGAAGTCTACCGGAAGCACTGCGAGGAGAGGAAATGAGGACAGCTCTCGTAGTCCTGTGCAAGAACCAGCAGAAGTACGCCGGGCGGATAGCGTCCGGCATTCTGTCGCAGACGGTGAAGCCGGATACCGTACTGGTAGTGGTGGACCGTCCCGCATACGGGGAATTTGAGGAAATCCGGGAAGCATATTCCTCCGTGGAAGGTTGCCGGTTCCTCGCCGTGGAAGGGATGCCGAGACCGCTCGGGAGGCCCCGGATGCTGCACGGCATACCCCCGTTCTGTGCCGGGTACTGCCGGGATTCCGCGCTGGAATACCTTGACGGCCAGTACGACGTTGCTATATTTACGGACGGCGACTGCATCCCGCAGTCACAGCTGGTGGAGTCCCACCTTTCCGCCACGGTTCCCGGATGCGTCACAGTCGGGAGACGGCTGGAGAAGATGTGGGACGGGCTCGACCAGAGGCAGGCCTACAGGGAAAGGCTCATAGACATATTCGGGGAGACTCCCCGGGACATAGACAACGAGGTATACGTGGCCGATTCCGGAGTGATGTGGACATGCAACGTGGGGTTCACCGCGGACGCCGTGGGTTCTCTCCGGGAGCTCAACCGGAGGCTGTACGGCATTTCCTGCGTATTCCACCCGGACTTCTGCGGCAGGTGGGGAGGGGAGGACGGGTTCCTCGGGATGGAGTGCCTCTACGGGGGAATCCCGATGCGCTCGTGCCCAGTAATGGAGCATGACGGGGTGGAGCATATGGAGCACCCGCGTCCGGACGGGTACTACGACCACGGGACGTTCCTGGAGTTCCTTGACTCAAAGCGGCGGGAACTGATGTGCCTGCTGGGAATGGCCGGGAAGTTCCGGCCGCTGCTAGACATGGTGGGGATACGGAAATGAGGGAAGCCCCGGACTTCATGAAGGGGCCGCGGAAGGCCCTGCTGGAATGGGTGGGCGAGGACGAGCGCGTCATGGCCCTCGTCCAGTACGCCGACAGCAACGGGGTGGAGCTCCGGTTCATCCCGGGGCGGACCGTGTGCTTCATCGACGTGATGGGTCCGGACGGCACCGCGATGGTGTTCGACGGAATACACAGCATGATGATAGACCTGGTCAGCGACCGGGTGACCCTTTTCGGCTCAGAGGACATACGTAGTCAGTTCGACATAATCGACAAGGCGTACGCCTACAAGGGCGACTTGGCGCTGAAGGCAGAAATCCGCTCCCTGCTGACTCTGTAATTTTTTGCTATATTTGGTGGCATGAAGAATGCCAAGAAGAAAAAGACCGCCAAGGCCGCTGAGCAGAACCAGCAAAAGCTCAAGGTTGTCAAGAAAAGCGACAATCCACCGACATACCAATGGGTTCGCGACGAAGATTGCAAGCCTAAAAGCAATCTTACCATAGAAATGCCGGTTACTCGCCCGTCAATCCCCACGAGCTGGATTACCACCTCCCTGGACGACATCAAGCTGCCCCGCGACTGGGGCGACATCCCGGACTATGTTCTCCGGCAGTTCACCGATAGCGCTCCCGGTAGGTCCCTGGAAAGCGAGGTGGAGCTCGACCACGTGTTCAGGCTGACCTACACGACGAAATCCTACATTGCTACCGTCCAGGTCAACATCGGCGACTGGAAGGACGAGATGGGCGAATCCATTCGTGTCGAGTCGACCACCTGGAAGGAACAGGCAAAGTACAAGGTGCACGGGTCCGCATCGGGAAACGACATAGCGAAGCATGTCAACCTGAAGATACTATACGACCGCATAATGGACGACCTGGAGAAGTTCGGGGGCTAACATGAGCAGACATACAGAAGTACAAGTAAATGACGTCTGCAGCTGCGACATATGTGGCCAGCCGATAAACGGTGATGGTGGCGGCATATCCGGGCTGCGGCAGTGTGTTCTCGTCGGTAACAGGACAGTGGACGTGACATACGACATAAAGGCATTCCTGTACGACAGTCAGTCTGCGCAGGACATATGCCCGAATTGCCGGGCATCGATAATCAAGGCCATAGCGGAGAGGTACTGACTTGACCATAGAGGAACTTGAAAGGACCGGCTGGATTGAAATGGAAGCCATAGTGGGCAGCCAGTCGTTCGGGCTGGCTACCGAGAACTCCGACGTGGACACGCGCGGGGTCTTCGTGCTGCCCATTCGCGAGCGTATCGCCTACGGGGCGATAGACCAGGTGGCAGACGAGAAGAACAACAGGGTGTTTTGGGAGATGGCGAAGTTCCTGAAGCTGCTAAGGGATGGCAACCCGTCCGCGCTTGAGTTCCTCAATTCCCCGGAAAAATGCATACTGAAGGGAAAGGAAATGTTCGACCTTATCCCGAAGGACATCTGGGTCACCCCCAAGTGCCGCCAGTCCTTCCTGGAGTATGCCAGGAACCAGCTGTCCCGTGCATACGGGCTAAACAAGAAGATTTTCAACCCGCAGCCGACTGAACCTCCCAGGGTCCTCGACTACTGCTACGTGGTTACCCGGGAGAAGCCCCCGGTGGCCTTCCGGAAGTTCCTCGTGATGCAGCCGGAGAGGTTCATGCGTGAGCAGAAGTGGTACGCGCTCGCCAGCCTGGACCACATCACGGACGGCTACGGGCTGTACTGGCAGGACCCCATGTCCGGCTCCTCCGAGAAGGAGCACGAGTGGCGCTGGGCCTACGGCGTGGTGAGCGACGAGGCGAAGGCCAACGACATCCAGCTCGCCCCGCACATCCCGCAGGGGCTGCTGCCGGTGGCCACCCTGTTCTTCAACAAGAACGCCTACTCGCACGACTGCGCGGAGCATACCAAGTACTGGCACTGGGTCAAGGAGCGTAACGAGTCCCGCTACGAGGAGACCCTGAAGCACGGCAAGGGATATGACGCCAAGAACACCATGCACTGCATCAGGCTGCTGATGACCGCGAAGGAACTGGCAGAGACCGGGAAGGTACGGGTCGACCGTAGCAATGACCGGGAGTTCCTATTGGGGATAAAGGCGGGCAAGTATTCCTACGAGGAGATGATGTCACTTTCCGACCGACTGGTGAAGGAGACCGGGGAGGCGTTCGAAAAAACCCGGTGGCTCCGGCCGGTAATGACCGACGGAGAGCTCAGCGAGCTGCTGTGCAGGATTCTGCGGACAATGGAACCGAAATACAACATGATTTTAACCCGGCATGAGGATTTATGAGTGGAAACCGAACAGCAGATATAGGAAACCTTCTCAAGAACTACGGGCAGAAGCAGGTGCTGCTGGAACTTGAGTCCCTGGTCAACCAGTACAAGCGGCACGACTCACTGAAGCCCGGCATATATACATGCGGAGTAATCGCGGGAGTTACCGGGATATATTGCCCGGTGTCGTTCATACTGGAGGCCAGGATGTCCGTGGTCGCTATGCTCGGCATCATGTGCATTGTTTCCCTGTGCATAATATTTGCACTCTGTGCCATTACGAATCGCAGACTGTCCAAGTCTACGATACAAACGAGAATCATAGCACTGGCACAGAAGCTGGAGGACCCGACATTAAGAGAACTATATACTAATTTCGGAAAGTATCCCAATAGCTGTGTGAGCCTTCTATGAGCACTGAAAGAACATTCTTCGACATAGACCTCCCGGGCACTGCCCGGCTATTCTTCGTGTCCGACACGCACTTCGGCCACAGGCGCCTCGTCACGTCCTGCCCGACGCACTTCGAGAGGTGCCGCCGGTACGAGACAGTGGACGAGATGAATGCCGACATCATGGAGAAGTGGAACGCCCAGGTAGCCCCCGGTGACTACGTGGTGTTCCTCGGGGACTTCCTGTTCGGAAAGTGGGAAGAGGGGGAGATGGATGCGGCAGACCTGTGGAATAGGCTCAACGGAATCAAGTTCTTCGTACGCGGCAACCATGACCAGAGAATCAAGGGAGAGATAATCGACATCAGGGACTATGCCATGTTCAGGTACCGTGGTCTTACCTACCTGTGCCAGCACTTTCCTTATGGAAACGGGCCGGACAGCGACATGTCCATACTGGGACACCTGAAGTCCACGTTGAGACCGGAGACTACCGTATTGGTGCACGGCCACACCCACTTCGAGGACAGGTACTCCCGGACGCTCCGAAAGGACTTCTCGTTGCAGAACGACGTGTCCTGGGAGGCATGGTACGGGATGGCCCCGGCGGAGAAACTATATGCAGCCAACAGGACATACGTGGGCAAGTGCCTGGGGCACCCGGTGGTGGCCAACTTCTCAAAGGAGTGCTCAGATGAGCAGTAGTGACAGATACGTGATAATGAATTCTGACGGCAAGTTCGCCGTAGAGTTCGGCGGAGGCCAGCAGGTACGCTTCGGGGACTTTCATCCCCCTATCACGACCTTGTACTATTCTGAACGCGAGGCGAGGAACACCATCGCAGAACTGCACAAGCGTGGGCATTTCCTCGACGACGGCCTCAAGGTGGCCAAGTTCGGAATCATCCCATTGGAGGACACATGAAAGGCGTATCACTGGTGCCAAACCCGGCATTCGACCGGGCATGGAAACGCTTCATGAAGAAGCAGCTCAAGGAAAGCAGAGGAAATAACAAATGATGGAATGCGACATTTGCGGGGAACCGCGCCCGTGCAAGATGTACAGGTGCACATTCGGGCAGTACACCGAGTTCATGTGCCTATGCGACGACTGTGTGAAGATACAGGAAAAGGAAGGACCCGTAGTGGAGGACAAGTCTTGCGAGCCTGGTGTCTGAGTAAGCGGGGATTTACCCTATATTGCCGCGGCAAGGGATGGCATCACGAGGAGAACCCCTCGGAGGCCGTCATCTCTATTTGCTGCAACCCGGACGTTGCCAACAAGGTGCTCCGCGACCCGGACCCGCACTGGTTCGCTTCCGGTCTGCCCAACGTGTGTAACGTAGAGTTCGACGACATCACCGAGGACGAGTGTACCTACGTAGGAACCGAGCTGGACGGGTACGACACCGTGACCGCCTACGGCATTACCCCGGATACCGCCAAGCGCATCGTGAGGTTCGTCGAGGAGCACCGGGGGATGGACTTCGTGATACACTGCAGGGCCGGTAAGTCCAGGTCCCAGGCCGTACTCCGGTACATAACCGAGTTCTATCCGGAATATACAGAGACGAACCCGGACAACCCGTGCGTCCATCCCAACATCCACACCTATCTCGGACTCAGGAATGCCCGGGAGGAACTCGGGCTATGAGCTGCTGCAGTACGGTAATTGCGCTTATAATAGGCGCAATAATGGTTGCTGTGGCGATAGTGGCAGGTGCCATCGAGTTTGTACTTGGATTGCTAATGGCAATCTTCGCGTGATTATTTTGGGTATGTCAACCCAAAGTGTTGCTATTGCATAATCAAAAAATAAATTGCTATATTTGCAATAGGCTAACTCCCGTTCATTTCGTAGCGAAAAATGCCTGAGCAACAACTTGGGTGGACAAAGCCATTATTTTTTGCTATATTTGGAGAAACAACTAGCAGGGGGACATTTCGTTGTGCGTATGTCCTTAAATGAGGGTCCGACGGCGGGGTCGGCTGCTGGCAGACGTGCCAGATGAGCCGGATACCCAACGCCCATTAGAAAAACCCTGCTTATTAACTTAAACAGGAGACCAAACAATGGCCAAGCAGAAACTTCCCAATCTTCCCCAGCATGTCAAGGACACCGTAGTTCGCTACTTCAAGGACGTAGCCAAGAAACTCCCGGTGTGCAAGACTATCCAGCCTCTCAAGGCGGAGGAATCCAACGGAATCACCGGATTTAGCCACTTCAATGCCGAGGTGACCGAGGAGAACGCCGAGCAGATGTGGTGCAGGGATACCGTCTGCATCGCGGACGTAATCTACTTCAAGGACGGAATGGCGCTTCTTTCCGTTACAGTATACCGTCGGCTTGCCGAGTGCAACGGCCAGTATTTCGGTTCCTCCACCGAGGAGTACCATGCTGATGGCAGCAACGTCGGCTGGCTCGAGTGCCTCGCCACCAAGGTCGAGAAGAAGGAACTCCCGCAGGATGGTTGATAACTTCGACATCGTCCGTTCGCTGATGCATTTCGAACTGGACGGGGACATCTACTTCCTGGAGATTATCCGCCGAGGCAAGGACTTCGGGGAAACCGGGGATCGGTTTGTCAGGGACTACCATATCCACTCGTTCGAACAGTTCGACAAGCTGAAGCCCGAAATCATCTCCCAGTGCGAATCGAATGGCGCCCGGGCCTACATCAGGCTGAACCAGAGGAACATCGAGGACGCGAACATTCACGCCCAGATGGAGATGCTGAAGGATCAGCTGACGAGGAACCAAACTATCCGCAAGATGCGCCGTACCGGGAACACGAACACCCTGTTGCACAAGAAGCTGAACAAGATGCGCTCGGCTACCAAGGTGTACGGCTCGGTTCTCGGGCAGTACAGCTCGGAGGGCAGGGCCACGACCAAGTGGATTATCGACATCGATGCCGACAGGATTGTTCCTGACATCCCGGAGTTCGCATCGTTGGGCGCAATCGCCGACACCTACTCGAAGTTCATCGAGTCCGAGTGCGACCCGAAGGGAGTGTTCAAGGAACTGGCCAGGATTCCTTCCAAGACCGGCCTGCACCTCGTTACCCGCCCGTTCAACGTGAAGCCATTCTCCGACAGGTTCGGCAAGGACAAGAACGGGGACGCATTCGTCAAGAGCGACGGCATAACAAACCTCTATATCCCGTAGTTGATATAGTTTCTCCGGTAGATACGGAGGTTATCATGAAGTTCACACTTGACGGCGTATACTGCAGCCACCTTGTAATCATTGACGACGCCGAGCAAACTCCCGGTGCATCCCGGTCGATTACCCGGTTCCGTCAGGAATGCGTCGCACCCATCGAGACTGCGATGATTGAACTGAAGCCGCCCGACAGGTTCACCGACCTCAGCGAGGTACATAGCCTGGTATCCGGAATTCTCGGACAGCACGGGTTCAAGGTCGACCGCGCGGCCTTCGAGACTGACCGCAACGACGGACTTGTCAAGGCCACCTTCGAAATCAGCAGCGAGGAATAGATATGCCTACATTGCAGGACTTGACCGCCGTAAACCAGGGCGAGATGGTCGAGAAGGCCGTCGAAGCCAAGCGCGAAGAACTCCAGAACATGTGTGTAAAGGCATGGATGGCTGCATCCGAGGAATACGCCAAGTGGGAACCTAAGAATCTCGACAAAACCGTCCCTGAACGGCTCAACCACCTGCAGGAGAACCTCTGCAAGGAATACATGAAGGCCACCATTGATGCCTTCAATTCCGGCTTCATCACCGGTCTGAACACGGCCTTCGACATCGTCGAGGCCAAGGCCATGGAGCTAGGACAGATACCCAAGGAAGCCCTGAACTAGCCATGCCGGTATAAACTCCCGGTTATGCAGATGATATTCAATGAACCCGGGCCGGTATTCGAGGCGGCAAACCTTGCGTTCAACGCCCTATTTGAAGGCGTAAACGTCGCAAACGCGCTCAGCAAGGCCAGGCACGACCTAATCAACGACTACGAAGTCGCTCCCGAAAATGCAGCATACATAGTGAACCTGGTAAAGAATACCGTGTTCGACCCGATGGCCGCTCCCGGCGCGAAGCCGGAATCCGACCCGACGGTAAAGAAGTATATCAGCCTGATGCCCATTATCGCACGGTACGTGGCCAAAGAAATCATCGAGATGCATTTTGGCGAGATAAACGAGAATACCAGGCAGCGTACTGCCTATCTCGGAGAGGAAATCCGCAAATATCTGGAATCGACCCCAAATCCGAACCTTGACGAGAGCAAGTTGTTTGAACTGGACAAGGCCGGTGCATATAACGTGACCAACACGGTACCCAAGGATATGGGCTATAAGGCGATTCCGGTCAAGTCATCCGCAGAACTTAACCGGAAGCTGGTCGAACTCGGGGCAGACGAGGTACCGTGGTGCATAAGGAAGGAGGACCCGTGGAGGTCGTATTCCAATGACGGAGTTAACTCGTTCTATATCCTGTACAACGGGTCTCTGCCCAAGACTGACCCCATGTCGGTAATCGGCACGTTCGTTACGCCGGGTGGAAGGGTTTCGTCAGCGTTCGACCGTCCGAACCATGCGGTGAACTTCGAGCAGACCGCCGACCTTCTGGCATCTACCGGTGTAAAGGTTGCAACCGACCATACGCTTAACTCTATACTGAAGGACGGGCTGTACGAGTTGGAGAACGTGGTCGAGAAGTGCGACAAGATAACAAGCGACCTATACCTGGTGAAGAATCATCACGGCGACCTGTCAAACATAGTAGCGTACTACAAGGGACAGTACAAGGCGGTCATACCGGACTGGGTGGACAGCGAGAAATTCGCTATAATCTATGACGGGAATTATCCCCTTTTCGTAACGGACGGGCAGAACGTATATTCGCTCAGCGAGCCGTACGAGAAGTGGTGCAGCATACCGGATGGACTTAGGGTCACCGGCGAAAGGGCGTCAGAGGACAACGCTGCCATTGTATACGTGAAGCGGGATGACCGTATCGTCAACATTCTTGATATCGACTATGGGGAACTACTGCTGGATGCCGCGAGCGATGTGCCGTTCGACGATTCTCGGTTCTATAGTAAATGGGAGTCAAGTTCAGGTAGGCGACGCGAGCATCCGTCGACGAGGCTAACTGAAAACTCCTCATGGGTACTGGAGTATCATACTCCCAGGAAACGCGAGAAGTATCCAGACATGCGCGTTTCCCGTGATGTGCAGACCGAGCCTGACATATTATACGTGGTAACTGAGCAGGGAAAGAACCTTGCCGATTGCCCGAAGGTTGAGATACCGGTGGATTGGTATGTCACCTATGTATCCAGGAATGGAAAATACTGCCTCATCAAGAGAGCCCGTGGCATTCCGGCGAATGACCCGGACTTCAACCGGTATTTTCTCATGGTCGATGGGCAGGTTAGCCAAAAGTCATTCGAGGATATAGATGACAACGGCGACGGCATATGGTCACTATATCCGAGTCTTGAAAAAGGTTCCGTCTATTATGACCTGAATACAGAAACCGGCGAAATTGAGGCCAAGACATAATCTAGAGGCTCTTCCAGTCAGCCCTGGCACGCGCCAGGGCGTTTTCGTATTCTGACTTTGCCTGTATCATGTAGGCGGCTATGTAGCCCTTGAGCAGGTCTGCGGCTACCTGCCGGTAGCCCCCGGAGAAGTATACCCGGTTCCCAGCCTGGCAGTACCCCTTGGCATCCACCTGGACCTCGGCGTAGCTGTCGCACTCGTCCACCTCGGACTCGGAAATACCGTTGACTAGGTCCCACTTCATCTCGTATATCGCGTCCGGTTTCGGCCGGGTGACGTCTACCGTGACCGTGATTTCGTTCCCGGCCATGTCCTTGAAGATGACCGCCTTGCCGGAGGTAGTGGTGGCCACCTGGACCACGGATAGCGAATCCGGTCGCTTCTCCGAGTGCTGTCCGGCGGTGGCTCCCGGGTGGTAAATCATCTTGTGGTGCGTGGGGCACAGGGGTATGGTGACGTCCTTGTTCAGGGTGACCCCCAGTTCCTTCGGGTGGATGTGATGGAACTCTATAAGGGACCTGTCGTCGGTCTCGTACTGGCAATTAGGGAACACGCACCTGTACTTCATGGCCTGAAACTACTCCATATTCCGCGGAACGGCGATTTTTTGCTATATTTGTGGCATGCGGTTCATGAAGTACATACTGCTCCTGGCATCCCTGGCACTGTCGGCCGAATACGGGATGATGTCCGTCTGCACCAGGCTGGACGGGCACGAGTACTGCTATACCGCCGAGAGCAGGTATGTCGCCATAGAGATTGGGGGAACCCTCCTCGTGGCCAACGGGTTCAACCACCAGAAGTTCTTCCAGGCCGGGAAGGATACTACCTTCTACAACAAGGACAGCATCATGATATGGTACGCCCCGATGAAGGACGAGGACTCTACCTTGTTCCTCGTCCACGAGTTCCGGGACGACGATGCACACGGCAAGACAAAGAACCTGTGGATTTCCGATACCACAGGGTGCGTCACAGTGAAGTACGCCGGGGGCAACCGGGAGAACTACGACAGGTTCTACCGGAGCTTCCGGGTGGACACGATGGAACACGAGTTGATGCTTATAGGCAAGTGCCAGGACAAGAGATATGGAAAACAGCCCGAAAAAATTACCAAGCCTTGACGAGTACCTGAAGGAGGCCGAGGGACCCTGCCTGAACAAGACGGTGTCCCCGGACGGCAAGTACGTCAAGTTCAAGTATACCGACCACTGCACCTACTCGATGGGGTGGAACGAGGTGACCCTGCATGCCAGGGGGCACGTGTTCCGCCTTTCCGACGGCAAGTGCGTACTCCGTCCCTGGGACAAGTTCTTCAACTACGGGGAACTGTTCGGTCAGGACGGGAAACCCACCCAGCTGTACAAATTGCTCGACGATACTCCGGACATGCGCCCCGAGCGTGCCCTGCAGGGCCCGTTTACGGCCACCGAGAAGTTCGACGGCTCGCTCTGCATAGCGGGCATCGTGGATGGTGCACTTCTGTGCACTAGTTCCGGGTCGTTCACCGCGTGGCAGGCGGAGTGGGCCAGTGACTGGCTCGAGCGCAACAACGTAGACAAGTGCATGCGCGAGGGAATGACCTACCTGTTCGAGATTATCGCCGATGCCGACCTGCATCCTATCCGTTATGCCTTCGAAGGCTGTGTATTGCTCGGAATCATCGACAACGATACCGGTATCGAGCTCCCGTATGACGAACTTATGGATTTCGGACCGCCACTCCACCTGCCGGTAACTCCCAGGACCTTCTGCGTGAACCTCAACGACGCCATGTCATATGTAAGGAACCTCCCGAAGACACAGGAAGGCCTCGTGGTGACATACCCGTCCGGATTCAAGCTGAAGCTTAAGGGGCCGGAGTTCCTGAAGATACAGAAGGTGTTCCACAGCCTGTCCGAGAAGAGTCTCCTGGAGGCGTTCGATTATCACAGGGGAGACTTCCCTGCTGATATACGGGAAGTTGTACCGGAGGAGTTCAAGGACCTCTGGGCTTTCATGAACAACTTCAAGGCCGACTACGAGATGAACCTGTGCATGTGCCTGGGATACAGGGCATATGCTATTGCCCACGAGTATACCCCCAGGGAAGTATGGGATGGGGCAAACCGGGTATTCACTGGGAGGAGCCGGTTAATCGGGGCGGCCACGGCAGCAGCGAAAGTCAAGTGTATCGACGACCCGTTTCTCCATTCCATATGGAAAATTGTATATGACGCCATGGTCAAGGAATGGAAGGACAAGAAGGACAACAAGGACAACAAGGAAGTTAGCAATGGCTAATCACTTACCGCAAATCATCGAGTATCTCAGCGACAACGACTTCTACAAGTATACCATGGGGCAGATGTTCGTGCACCAGTTCCCCGACGCAACCTGCGAGTGGACCTACAAGAACCGCGACCCCGAGCGCAAGTTCACAAGGGAGATGATTGACGAAATAAACTACCAGATTGACCTGTACTCCAAGCTCCGCTATACCGAGTGGGAACTCGATCAGTTCGCAAAGATTCCGTTCATCAAGGGCGACTACGTGAACTTCCTCCGCAGGTACACTGTAGACCGCAGCCACATCACCTGCGAGTTCGACGAGCAGACCGAGCAGCCGGTAATCCATTTCCGCGGCTACAACGTGGACGAGAGCTACCACGAGGTGCCGGTGATGGCCATCGTGTCCGAGGTGTGGTTCCGCATGACCTACAGCGAGGAGCAGCAGGCGGCAATCATCGCCGACGCCAAGGCCAGGTTCAGCGAGAAGCTGGATTCCCTCATCTCCGGCAAGGTCAAGCTCGGGGCGTTCTCCGAGTTCGGTACCCGCCGGAGGTTCTGCCGGGAGTTCCAGGAATGGGCCGTGGACGAATTGATGAAGTACAAATTCGACGGGACCAAGTATGTAGGCACGTCCAACGTGTACATCTCCTTCGTGAAGGGGACTTCCCCGAAGGGCACGATGGCCCACGAGGCCAACGAGCTTGTCGGCCAGGGATATCCTTTCCATAACCCGTCATACTCCAACTACTACCTGATGAAGGCGTGGATTAAGGAATACGGTGTACAGAACGGCATCTTCCTTACTGACTGCATCACCACCGACTGCTTCCTGAAGGACTTCGACATAACGTACGCTACGCTCTTCAGCGGTCTCCGCCACGATTCCGGCGACCCGATGGAGTGGGGCGAGAAGATGCTCTCCCACTACCAGAAGCTCGGCATCGACACAAGGACAAAAACCCTCCTGTTCAGCGACAGCCTGGACTTCCAGCGCGCCGAGGTGATATACCAGAGGTTCTCGCTCCGTTGCGGCGTCGCGTTCGGAATCGGCACGTGGCTCCTGAACGACACAGGGCACTTCAAGGCAATGAACCAGGTAATCAAGCTCACCGAGGTCAACGGAATCCCGGTATGCAAGATTTCGGACGCTCCCGGCAAGTTCATGGGGAAATCCGAGGAGTACCGCAACTACCTCCAGCGGGCAATCGACTGGCGAGTGAACCACGGATAATTGCTATATTTGGAAGCAACATGGATAACAAGAAGCATACATTGGTTTACGGTGGCGCCTTCGACCCGCCCACCGTTGCCCACGAGGCGATAATCCGCGACCTGGTCCGCATGGCCGAGGTTTCGGGCGATACCAGAATCCTAATCTACGTCACCGACAACGACGAGAAGAAGTATTCCGCCCAGGTCGCCGACCGCGTAAACATGGTGAAGGCCATGCTGCGGACGATGCGAATCTATGCCGGGACAATAACGCTGAGCCCGGAAGGCATGGACATAGACGTACTGCCGCAGAAGAACAGGCTGTACAAACAGCTAGGCATCGACCACCTGCTTGACGGGTCGGCGACGGTATGCCTCGGAATGGACGAGTGGGATGACCTGTGCATGGGTGCCCGCGGGGCGTTCCGCATTGCCAACGGTACCATCCAGTGCATAAGCCAATGGGACAGTCCGGCCGAACTTGCCGAGAAGGTATGTTTCCGCATATACTCCAGGGACCGCCAGAAGCAACCGGAGTACACCCCGAAGACCCTGGGGGTCGACTACGTGCCCATCCCGATACCGCCGGCATCGTCCACGGAGGCAAGGAAGACTCTCGGGTTCAGCCCGTTCGCCGCCCCCGCGGAAATCCCCCCGAGCGTAAGGGAATACATCTCGCTTCACCGGCTGTACGGGCAGGAGCGCATGCTTGACCACATGTCCGAGGAACGCGAGTTCCTTAGGCTGTACTCTGCGAAGGACTTCCCGAAGCCATCGGTTACTGCCACGGTGGTCATCCATAACGACCGCCAGGTACTCCTGGTCAGGAGGAAGGCTCCCCCGTTCAAGGGATACTGGTGCTTCCCCGGAGGCTTCTCGGAGCCGTTCGAGGACATCGAGGAAGTTGGACTCAGGGAGCTCCGGGAGGAGACCTGGATTGAATCCAGGCTGCCGGTAACCCACCTGGGCGTATACACCCCGGACGACCCCAGGGTATCCCGGGAGAGGGGCGAGTGGGCGTACGACGTCGCGCTCGAGATAGACATTGGCTCCGATGTCACCCCGGTCGCGAAGGCGGGCGACGACGCGGCCGACGTGAAGTGGGTGGACTTCGAGGACATGGACAGGGTAGACCTGGCGTTCCACCACCGCAAGATATGGAATGTTTTCAACAGCAACCGTGGCGGAATCACGGTGAATCCGGTTCCGCGCACGATACCGGTATAGGATGGTACTGCAATGCACATAGACAAGAACAACAAGGAAATACTCGTAGTCGTCGACATGCAGAACGACTTCATCGACGGGGTACTCGAGAACCCCGCGGCCAAGCGCATCGTTCCCGCCGTAGTGGAGGAAATCCGCCGGTGGGAGGGGAAGGTGGTAGCCACCCGAGACACACACTTCGCCGACGGATTCTCCGATTCCATCGAGGGAAAGCGCCTGCCGATGCATTGCGAGTACGGTACGCACGGCTGGGAAATCGAGAAGAGCGTGGACAAGGCTCTCCGGGACCAGTGCGCCACGTTCGTCGACAAGCACAACTTCGGCTTCATCGACTGGCCGAAGGTGCTGTTCGGCATAGATTCCACCGACCAGGACGCGGTCGCCGCGCTCACTGCCGGGAAGAACATCAGAATCAGGTTCCTGGGCACCTGCACGGACATATGCGACCTGTCCAACGTGGCAATATGCCGTACGTGGTTCCCGGATGCGGTAATCGAGGTGGTCGAGGGTGCCACCGCCGCGTCGTTCGACGACGCCAACCAGAAGGCCGCCCTCGACATGTGCCGCTCGATGCTGTGTGACGTGGTGCCTACCGTCTACGAGGAGAAATAACAATGTTCGGCGTATTCAAGAGAAACCAGGATGGTACCGAGGAACTTGTCGCCCGCTCCGGCGACTGGCTCAAGGCGCACGACTACGCCGATTCGCTAAACGAGGACCGGAATGGTCCGGATGGTGCAACCTACCAAGTGAAGGAAGTGGAAAATGCTTCGAACGCTGTCATTGTTCAGGATTGAAACCCCGGAAGCTGCCGCGGATACCGCCCGGAAGATTACGGAATGGATAAGGAAGTACTTCGAGACTACCCGAGGTACCCATGCGGTACTCGGGATGTCCGGGGGAAAGGACTCGACCATCTGCGCGAAGCTTCTTGTGGACGCGCTCGGGCCTGGCCGGGTGATTGGGGTGTTCATGCCCAACTGGGGACAGGCGGACCTGTCCGACGCGCTCGACGCGGCGAAGGCGGCAGGCCTTACCAGGACAATGATGCTCGACATAGGCGGAGCATACGACGCCGTGGTGAATGGACTGGCTATGGCCGGTACCGAGATAGACCGCGGGGGAAGGGCCGGCATCAACCTGGCTCCCCGCATCCGAATGGTTCACCTGTATGCCGTCGCCCAGTCGTTCGTCGATGGCCGCGTATGCTGCACCGGCAACCTCTCTGAGGCGATGGTTGGATACTGCACCCTGTACGGCGACCTGGCAGGAGACTTCGCACCGCTTGCCGAGCTGTTCAAGGAGGATGTCTGCCTGCTAGGCAAGGCTCTAGGGCTGCCGGGCAGTCTGGTGGACAAGGTGCCGAGCGACGGGCTCAGCGGGCTTACCGACGAGGATAACCTCGGGTTTACATACGGCGACATCCGGAAGTTCTGCCTCGGCGAGATGGACATGACCTCCGAACTGGCTGCACGAATCTCCACGAAGATGAGCGCGGCTAGGTTCAAGATGGACATTGTGAGGATTCCCCGGTGGATGCCGGAAGTGTCCGAGCCGGAAGTTCCATCGTTGGTCACGTATACTTCGGCTGACTGAGGCGACACGGACGGCGCAACCTATTCGCTCAAGGAAATCGAGAATGCCTCAAATACAAAAGACGACAAGTAATATCCCAGAAAAGAAAGACCTCCGCGAATGGTTCTACCGGTACCGGGTGCACTATGATGTGGGCTACCGGAACACGGTCGGATTCGGTTCTGATACGATAGAGCAGAAATTCCATGACCTCATAGGAGAAGCGCGGGACAAGCTGCATGCGTTATATAGGCTACCTGCGCCTAACATTATCATGCTTAACTGCATGCGGCCTATATATTTCTGTGGATGGTATGCTACTGTAGACTTCCTTGAATGGGGACCGAACAGGACCAACAGAAACTGGCCGCATGATGTCGAAGTAGTCGACCGGCTGGTCAACTATGTCGTCGAGGGAATGGGCGGGAAGGTAACCAACCGCGAACTGTTCGAGATGCCGATTGAACTCAAGGACGCAAGTGCCCGGCTGCTGCTTCCCTTGCAGAAGGAACAGCCGGATACCCAACCGGAGATTACCGAAGATGAAAACTCGCCTTTCTAGCATATTCCGCACCATAGCGGAAATCGCGCTGCTCCCGGTAGCAGCCATAGTAACCATCATAGCATTTAGGAACAAGAATGGACGTTGAGAAGAAACAGGCGAAACTGGCGAAGGTAAATGCCGCCATAGAGAAGCTGAAGGAACAGCGGGACAACATCGAGAGGGAACTGGAGAACTCCGACCTCTCCGTATGGAACAAGAAGTTCGCCGGGAATATGCTTGCAATACACGAGCATACCATGACGAAGATGTACACTGCGTCCTCCCGCGTGCTCGGAAGCACGACATATGCAAGGGTAATCCGGTGCATGAGCCACGACAGGTTCGGCCACATCAAGCTCGAGGTATACGGAAGCGCCCAGGTAGATACCAGCGAGGATGGTGCTGTTACCCTCAAGTACAAGAACAGCGTACACGAGATTTCAATACACGAGATTGACCTGGAGAAGAAGTTCGTCGAGGTTATATCCACCGACGCTGCCTTGGCGCACATAGCGAATGCCGAGGCGTCATCCCTGTCGATAACGCGCAGGATGCGGGATATACTGAAGGAGAGATAACATGAAGAAACTGCTGATTTTACCATTGCTTGCAATGTTTGCAGGTTGCTGTCCGGATGATGCCCGTAAGGACGCTACGAAGCATCCGGTACATATTACCGGACCTGGCTACGAATGCACAGGTACACTGGACCGGGCATGCACTGGTCATCACTGCGAATGGACGGTGAAGTGCCAGGATGACCGGACATATTTCAACGCGTCAAACTTCAGTGTAGGTAACTGACATGCAGAAGTTCCTCGTAGGACCCGGGATAGGCGGGGCACGTATTACATGGAAGGGAGTCAAAACCCTAGTGTACAAGTTCGGAATGGGGCTTGACCCTCTCTATGGATACAGACTGGGAGACCTGTTCGAGTCATTCGGCCGGATAGGGATAAACGACATTTTCAGCCCGCTTCTGTCCGCCTGGTGGCAGCGTTATTACTCATGTAACACCGACGCCAACTTTGAAGAACTCGAGGATGACGACTCGGTACATCTCGGGTATGGGGACGATGAACTCCGGGAGAGACTGATTCCGTTCATAGAGGCAATGCAGGGAGACTTCGCCGATTTCGACGAGGCTAACGACGATAACCAGCTCCGCGTGGTCGAGGTGCCAGAAGGCTACCAGTGCATTGTCGTGGAGGACCCGGAGATGGGCTGCGAGACCGTACAGGAAGTCTCCCGCATGTGGCCGGTCCCCCCTGACGACGAATGGAGAGCTATACTTGCAGTCCGCAAGTTCTGCCATGATGCCGAGGTGCACCCGGACGCAAAGATAGAGGATGGGATACCGTATCCATGCGTAGGCGTTACCATGATGTTCCTGGGAGAATACGGGGTGGCCAGGTTATCCAACGGGGACTACATGTTTCTGAAGAAGAACACCTACTACAAGGCAACCGATGACCACGGAAAGGAATGCTTCGATATTGTCGGCGATAGGCCAAACAAGTTCATCACGGAAAGGCCGGTCAAGGACGGAAAGGCAGTTCTGGCCTATGCAGAACTGGTGAATTTGATGGAGAAACACAAGAATGATATTCAGCCTTAGGAACTACTGTGACCTCGGCCGGTGTTCCCTTGGTACGCTCCGTGACCACTGGGACACCGAGAAGGACGAAATCTACCTACAGGGAAAGAAAGTCGAAATCAACCGGATAGAGGACTTGTTCCCCTTCCTGTGGCAGCCGGCAGGTTCCTGGTGCCGCGACGGCGACAGCACAGTCTCCAACTTCGGCAGTGAGGGCACCCACTGGCACCATGACTACGACAAATCCGTGGAGAGTTGCGAGAGAAATGCCAGGAAGTACCGGAATAAGATGGAGAAGGCAACTACAGACAGTGCCAGAGAGAAATACCGGGTGCGGTTGGAATCCGAACTGGAACATGCCGGGGCGCTCCGTAAGATGATGGATAGGCTGGATATAGAGCTGAAGGCGCAACAGGATGCATTGATTGCCGAGAATTCCAAATGAGAAAGGCGGGTGATGCCCGCCTTCTTCTATTTCCTGGCCTTGATTTCCTTGTTGTGCCCGTTGATGTCGAGCATCTTCCTGTCGAAAAGGAAGACCCTAACGAACTTGTTTCCTGTATAGTCGGTCATCCACTGCCAGGTCTTTGCGTCCTCGATGACCTGGACGTAGCAGAAGTTCGGATAACAGATATCGAACACTAGTGGCTTTGCCGGTACTAATGCAGCGATGAACAGGATAATGAACAGGAATTTCTTCATTGTATGTCTCCGTTTGTTTCAAGAATTGCGTTGTAGCCGGAAATGAGGGCATCCCCCAGTGACTCCGCCTTTGCATGCTTGTAGTATTCCATCTGCTTCAGGTGTTCCTCGGCCTTCTCCTTGGACTTGTGTGACGAGAGAATCTTTCCGGTCTTGCAGGAAACGATTGTCCACGGGGCGGATTCTCCCTTCGAGTTCTTGTGTCCCTTCTTGTAAACTACCATCTCCACCAGGGGCCTCCCGGTGACTTCCGCGGCTTCGTCCATCGGACGCCCACGGTTGATGCGGGCTGCATGCATGATGTCCTCGCAGGAGTATGCGTCATCGAACACGTGGATGCCGTAATACATGGCAATCTGCTTCATCAGGACGCAGCGCATCATGGGGTCTCCGGATAGCGCCTGCTGCACTATGTTGGCGTCCTGATTTGCTCGGATATAGTTGTCCACCTGTGTACGGTCGAGAGCCGACTGGTCGACAATCCAGTCTACTGTCGGGGATATCGGATGGCTAGGAGTCATCATGTCCTGGAACCACTGAAATCTTGTCATATTTTTGTCTCTTTTTTAACTTCAATAGTTTATATTTTTGCTATATTTGAGGCATGCGAATCTATGACCTTTACCGAGAGGAATTCTACCGTGGACTGAAGCTCCGGCACCAGCTGATGTTCCTCTCGCTGGCAACGTTCGCCTTTGCCATGCTGCTACTTGTGATTGCCACAGTACTGGGCCTGGTAATATGGTCAATCGTGGCCGTGGTCAACATATTTGAGAACCTATTGGCAACGTGCTTCCTGTGGGCCGGGCTGCTGTCCATAGAAGTACCGTTGCTGTTCATGTTGTGCAAAGGGCTGAACAGGTTGATGTTCGCCGAGTTCTTCACAGGCAGGAAAGAAAGATGCTAGACATACCACTAATCGTGTTCGAGGGAATCGACCACTCGGGCAAGACGACGATTTCCAAGAAACTGGCCGAGCGATACACCGAATTCAAGTGGAGCAAGGAACCCGTATTCCCGAGCTCGATGGCAGACCGGCTCAACTCTGACGAGTTCAGGGACAAGCCGGCCAAGCGAGAGGTGCTGTTCCTGAAGGGAAGGCTCGCCAAGCAGTCACTCTACCGGAGCACCCCGGTAATCCTCGACAGGTATCTCTGGAGCGGGCTTGCGTACGCCAAGGCGTTCTCCCCGGAAATCTACCCGTTCGTCCAGGAACTCTACCAGGAGTACGACATATTCAAGAAGCCGACAATCACCTTCTTCATGAGCACCCCAGTGCAGACCTGCTTCGACCGGAAGGAGCCGGAGTCCACCGAGACGATGGAGAGGCTGACCTCACTGATGCAGGCCTATATTGACACCGAGCAGTACGTGAACACCCCGATTGTCCTCGTTGACGGCAAGCGGAGCATCGACGAGTGCGTCGCCCAGTGCGAGGAAGAACTCAAGAAATACTGCCCGAAGTACTTCATCTAGGAGCAATAAATGAACGTGATGATTATAGCCCTGGTACTGTTCACTACCGCGATGTTCGTCCTGTTCCTGATGGGCAGGCGATGCAAGCACGAGTGGCAGAACATCCACCACATGGAGAAGGACGGGAAGTGCACCTATATCCAGCAGTGCAAGAAGTGCGGGAAGCTGAGGAAGGAAGAATTCGATGATTGACGTTACCGACAAATATGCGTTCTTCTACACTGAATGGCCTTCCAACTTCAAGCAGTGCCGCTTCGAGTACACCAGCATGTTCACCGGCGAAACCCGGGAATTCTTCTGTACGGAACAGGCTTTCATGTGGGAGAAGGCCAACAAGTTCGGGGATTTCGACACCGCCGAGAAGATTATGCGGGCGGAAACTCCGATGACCGCCAAGGAACTTGGACGTATAGTCAAGCCGTTCAGAACCGAAGACTGGGAACAGGTCAGATACGATGTCATGTACCGGGTAAACCTCGAGAAGTACCGGCAGAACGCCGAATTGAGAGAAAAGCTTCTTGACCCCAGGTTCGACGGGAAGACCTTCGTCGAGGCAAGCCCGTACGATTCCATATGGGGTATCTGTCTTCCGAAGGGTTGCGACGAGCTTAATGATGAACAGAACTGGAAAGGAAGAAATTTGCTAGGGAAGGTAATTACTGATGTTAGAAACAAACTTAAAGATGAATCCTAAGGCAAAGCCGGAATTCGACTATCTTATGGTAGGCGCCGGGCTGTTCAACGCTGTACTGACCGCTAAGTTCGTGGCAGCAGGCAAGAAGGTGCTCGTCGTCGAGCGCCGCAAGGTCGTAGGCGGAAACTGCTACACTTATGACGATGACGGTATAACAGTCCACAAGTACGGGGCCCACATATTCCACACCTCCAACCGGGACGTATGGGATTTCGCCAACAAGTATGCCGATTTCCACCCGTTCGTCAACTCGCCAATCGCGATGGTCGATACCCCGAATGGAACCCAGGCATGGAACCTCCCGTTCAACATGAACACCCTTACCCGCTTCGACCCGGCTTGCCTTACACCTGCAGATGCCGAGCACCTGCTGGCTGAACTGCGTGCCCCTTTCTACAAGGACCACTACGATAACCTCGAGGAGAAGGCCCTGTCGATGGTCGGGCTCGGAATATACGACATGTTCATCAGGGGATATACCGAGAAGCAGTGGGGAAAGCCATGCGACGAGCTTCCCCCGGAAATCATCACGAGAATCCCGGTGCGCACCACGTATGACAACAACTACTTCAACGACGACTACCAGGGGATTCCGGTAGGGGGATACACCAGGTGGATTATCAACATGCTGGCCGGGTCTACCGTCCTGACAGGCATGGACTATCTTTCCAACCGGGAGAAGCTGGATTCTTCCGCCCGCATAGTGTTCTATTCCGGCCGTCCCGACGAGCTGTTCGACTACAAGCTGGGCGAGCTTGAATACCGTGGGCTCCGGTTCGAGACCGAAGATTGCCCCGGGGAGAACTACCAGGGAGTCGCCGTGGTCAACTATCCTTCCAAGACCGTGCCATATACCAGGAAGATTGAGCACAGGCACTTCATGTCCCGAACGGAGCAGGCCAGCATCAAGAGGACCCACACTGTAGTATCCACGGAGTATCCGGTGGCCGCAGCGAAGGGAGACGATGCGTTCTACCCGGTAAATACTACGGAGAACAGGGACAGGTATCATGAATACGTGGCGATGAAGCCGGCCAACATGGTATTTACCGGGAGACTGGGACTTAACCGTTACAACGACATGGACGACACAATCGCCCAGGCACTAGACATGGCGGAGATATTTCTAAATGCGAAAGAAACCAAGTAAACCGAATTACGAGGTCGGCATCTACCTTGCCGGCTCGAAAGCGTTCATGCCCCTCTACCAGTGCATGTGCCTGGTCGAGGCGATAAACGCGACCACCAAGATGAAGGCGGCCCTCCCGGTGCTCCCGGCGAAGATGGCCAAGATTGGATGGCAGAAGTGCGACAACTACGACCCGGACTGCGGCGTGTGGCGTGCCAGGAAAATCATGGAGGCAACCGGGATGGAACAGATGCAGGCTGACGAACTGCAGGATGCCATCGACTCCCTCCCAGTATCATTCAAGGAGGAAAGAGATGTTTGATGTGAAGGATAGTGCACAGATGGGCACTTACCGAGTGAAGTTCCGTGTCAACGGTAGAAGCTACTACGCCGGGGAATACCAGGCGAGGTCGGTGGAGGCAGGAAAGCCGAAGGCCATGGAGCTTCTCAGCAGGAGGCGCCTGAGGACACTGGACGGGGCGGAGATAGAGAATGCCGGAGGCCAGGCGGTTGCCCTGCTCCGCATGGACGCGTTCCGCGCCGGAAGGATTGAGTTCATTACAGTGAGGTCATAGAATGATGTTCTACGTGGAAATCAAGAACGACAAGGGTGAATACGAGCCGGTAGGCATGATGCCCCTGGACAAGGCGCTAGAGTACTCTTGGACACACCAGCACCGCGCCGTGCACCTGCAGAAGGTAGCCGATGGCAAGGAAAAAGACTGACCCCCATGTAGATATCGACTGGAACCGCTGGCACGGCATAGTCATGGAGAGCGTACTGGCGTTCTCGTTGGACGCGACACTGTACCTGTGCAACACGCTCGGCATACGCCACTTCTCCAAGGACGAATGCGGTGAGCACGAGATGGTTACTGCGGAGACCCTGCAGAGGGAAATGTTCAGCATAGCCGAGGAGATGCTGAGAATACACCTGGGTGGCAACATGGACCTTCCCCGGCGTACAGCCAGCGACCGCAACGTGTTCTTCGACGAGGCGGGCACCCTCACCACCCAGCTGGAGCTGTGGACGGACTCTACGAGCCGGCTTAGCATCCCGTACGTCGAGTTCAAGCTGTATACTGAACCGGGTAACGAGGTTCTGGCAATCAATTTCATACTGACGGGACAGATATTCTAATGTTCGCCGTCCTCGCATTCGTCGCCATCGTAGTCACTATAGAAATCGTCCGTCATGTCGGATAAGGATAAAAATATGGAAAGGACCCACAACAAATGGATTGCGTTCATGCTGTGTTTCTTCGGGGGATTCCTCGGACTGCACAGGTTCTACGAGGGAAAAGTCGCCACCGGTATCATCTGGCTGTTAACCGCAGGCTTCTTCGGAGTCGGCTGGATTATCGACCTCATTCTCATCGTGATGAAGCCAGAAACATACTAAAAAATTGCTATATTTGTGGAAACGAAATCACACAAGGAGTTTAAGATGAAGTTCCCAAAAATCAAGTTCCCGAAAATCAAGTTCGCCAAGCCCAAGTTCAATGTGGACAACGTCCTCAAGTGGGCCCAGTACGGAACCTACGCGTACATCGTCGTGCGCATCGTCATCTACCTCGTCCAGCAGCTCAAGAAGCTCACCTTCAAGAAGAGCGCATAGCGGATGGCGGCTGAGATTACATTCCCTCCCAAGATGCGGTGGTCGGCCGAACAGCCGGAAGACCCGGAGAAATCCAAGTCCGCCACAGGTGTATTCCAGCCGCAGTTCATCGAGGCCCTGCGTACTCTGACAAGCAGCATCCCGGGGCTGCACGTTGAGGCCAAGCACAGCACCTTCCGGGAAGCCCTGGTGGACAACGAGGACTTCCGGAAGAACCTCATGCAGTTCCTGCTGATTGCCACTTCCACGGTATCCGAGATTACGGACAAGGACAGGCACCCGGTAATCCACGGTGCATCCACGTTCATCAGGAACGTGATTGCACTGAACAACATCTACGGGCAGCTGAAGGAGAAGTTCGTCGTTACCGGAGGCACCAATCTCGACAACTGGAAGGATATGGTGGAGTCGGTATCTCCCGGCAAGCCCCTGGTAGGCCGCTACGTGCCTCCCGGACTTTCCGGCCACGACGTGTTCCTCGAGACCGTCGGCATCGAGCAGGTAGTGGGCGAGACCCTGTACAAGCTGTACGAACTCGGCACGAAGGGAGGAACGATAGACGTCGAGCACGGGTACATGATGAACCGCTGGAAGATAACCAGCGAGTACCTGTATGCCCCCAAGGTGAGGGAGGCCAGCAGGGACGGGGAGGTCACCGGGGTGTACCTGGATGACGACCCTAACAAGATGTACTGGCTGCAGGTTATATGCGTCAAGGTATATACCGACTGGGTCAACCCGTTCACCAAGGAAATTGACGCGCCGAAGGAGTACAGGTTCATCCTGCACTGCGGACAGCACAAGCCCACCAACATGCGGGACGACAGGACAATCCCGTCTCTGTTCATGACGGTACTAGGCATGTGCCGGGAGACCAAGGATTATCCGTTTATCAATGTCAGTGCGGACGAGCTGAAGAAGAGCGTGATATCCATGCTAGGCAACATGATGAAGACCCTGTTCAGCGTGTTCAGGTTCAACGCGTTCAAGCCGGAGAAGCAGAGGCTGCTGGTAGCGCTGACCTCGGTGCATGAGATGCCGAGGCCCCTGAAGTACTCCGGGCCGGACTCCGTACACCTCATGAACGACTACGAGCATATCCGGGAAGGAATAAAGAACTGCATCGAGAAGGGAAAGCCGAGGGGCTACGCCTTCGTCGGCTACCCGGGAACCGGGAAGACCATCATGATGGAGCAGCTCACCAACGAGTTCCTGGATGTGCCGGTGGTGTACTTCACCATCGCGGGACTGATGCAGGTAGGCGGCGGACCGGAAGGGGATAGCATGTCGTGCATAATGGAGACCCTATCGGGGCTGAAGGGTGCAGGCTACAAGTGCGTATTCCTGTGCTGCGACGACCTGGATGCGGTCGAGCTTTCCGAGAAGAATGCCAACGTTACTCGGCTAATCAACCTGCTGGACCAGCTCCGCATGGACTGCATGCCGACCGTCATATTCATGTGCACGGTCAACGACCCAACGTCCCTGCACGGGACAATCATCAGGCGCGGCTGCCGCATTGACGAGGTCGTTGAGGTGGGACTGCCTTCAGTCGAGTCGCTGGGCAGGCTAATCAATGCCTTCCGTGACGATACCGATACCACCGACTACTCAAATGAGCAGTATATTCCTGCCCTGGAGAAGATGGTCGAACTGAAGTTCAGCTTCGCCGACCTTGCCAACGTCATGAGCAGCATGGTCATCTACTATACCGCCGGAGACACCGGGTACACCCCGGAGCAGCTGGAGGATGCCGTGGTCAAGGTCGGGGAGAGCCGGGAGAACGCCGGCAAGAACTACGCATAAACTAACCGGTATGGACCGGGAAGAATTCTGCGTTATATACATTGACGGAACCGGGAAGACCGGTTCCGTTGTCGTATCGTACGAGTCCTATGACATCATAGGTATCACGCGGGAAGTCCACCGGCTGCTACCGGGAACTGACGTTAGGTGCATTATCCCCAGGAAACGGTAATCTCGCCTTCCATGCTCATCCGCTGGTACTCAATCATTCGCTTGGTCTGTGCATCGAGCGAGATGTCCAGGATGGACGGGAGGTCCGGCTTGGTCACGGTAACCTTGAAACCCTTGTCCTCCAGCATCTTCATGGCCTCCTTCTGGGAGTTGTAGAGTTCCTTGGCAAATTCCTCGATGGTCTTGTTTGTCGGAATCTCGAGCCTGTCCTTGGTGGCGATGAAGAACTGCTCTGTCATCAGCGGCTTCTTGAGCTCGGTTCCTCCCGTAGTCTCCGCGATTGCCTTCGCCTCCTCTATGATTGCGTTGACCGTGCGTTCCGCCTGGGTCATGGTCTTCGTCTTCCGTGAAATCTCCCGGAGCTCCTCGGCCACTGTAGGCACATGGTGCTTCAGGGTCTTACATTCGTCGAGTTCGTTAGGTCCTGGATTGCACATAAATGTCTCCTGTTATTTTTCGATTCAAAACTAATATTTTTTGCTATATTTGCCAATGGAAAACAAGGAAAGAAAATGGCAATCTATACGGAAGATACCGACGTCTACGGATACCTGTTCAGGGATGGGTCGAAGGCCCCGGAATTCACTACGTATTCAACAATGCTCCAGTCCGACCCTTCGGCCGTCCTGGTTCCCTTCCGGATGCACTCGTGGCGGTTCGAGTCCGCCATAGGGGCGCTCCGCTCGGGCATCGCCGGTGGCATCATGGTGCAGCCGGCGCTTGCCGCGGAGGCGTACGAGTATGCCGATGCCTATACCGACCTGTCCATGCGCACGAAGCTGGTCGACACCCTGCTCGTCAACCGAGACACCCGGCAGGTCACCGGGGACTGTGCTGGAGTAGTTGCAATCAGGGCACTTCACGGGAAGGCCATATCTGAGATATCGGAGCCCAGGGTGCTAATCATAGGCGACCAGGCATTCACCCGTATGGCGCTGGTGGCAATAGCCGGGCAGGTGCAGTACGCCATGATTATGACAGACGAGGAATGGGGTAGCCAGATTGCCGAGGACCCGATGATTACCCTTGGCATCAAGGTTGACGTCTGTACCTCGGAGGAACTCCAGGACAGGATACACGATACCAACTACATAGTGCAGCGGGAGCGTCTGAGGACACCTCCCGGACTCAACGAGGCATACCTCCTGGCATCTACCGTCGGGCTGTTCCGGGAGGTGCCCGATGCCCTGGTGGGGAAGACTGCCGAGTCATACATGGATATCTACAGCCTCGAAGAGGCGAGAAAAAAATTCAAGGATATATAAACAAACCGCTTGAACGGGCCAGCCTCTACCCTGCGTACTTGACGAGGGCAAGCCGAACGGGCCCGTTTTTTTTCTTTTTCCGACAAGAAAATGGTATAGTTTCCTTACTGCCGAGAGGCAAGGAGACCATTATGGAAAGGATAATGCCGGGAATCTTCAGGGTGCTCTACGTGTCGATATTCCTCATGTTCGTGAGGCGCATCATCGACAAGACCAGGATTATGTTCGACGAGGACATCCCGGTGCACCACGAGGACGAGGAGGGGTGGTTCTGCGTCCGCCTCTACAAGAAGTACATCATCTACGACGACATGAACCAGCGCACTGCGACGGCACTGGCCCGCTACATCATACACAAGGTTCCCCACCTGTCTGGACACGTGGACATACTGGAACTGTGCGAGGCCGAATGCACATACCTTGCCGACATCGACAAGCTTACCAGGTCGGACGCCCAGCTCATCCGGGACGCATACGACGAGTGCCCGGAATACGACTAGAATCTTTAAGCATAGTGGAAGGGGGGGCGGTTGCCTCCCCTTTCTTGTTTCCTATATTTTGAGCTTTCCCTGCATGATTTCCATCATGGCCTGGCTGCAGGCCTTCTGGTATATCCTGTCCGGGTTTGCCGAGGAGTCCTGCGAAGTCATCTGTGTGAGCAGCTCGGTCACCCTGTCCTGGTAGGCCTGGCTGTTGGTGAGGTTCTTCAGGTCTGCCTTGGTAACCGTAGTCGAGCCGGACTTGGTGTTTTTCACGGTCTTCTTGATTGTGGCCGAGGGTGCTGCCTTGGTCTTCTGGTAGGTGCTGGCCTTCTTCGGGGCGGCCTCGGCGTGGCTGAGCAGGCCCATGGCCATGGCGGCGATGATGGTTCCCTTGGCGAGCTTGCGGCCGAAGTCGGCCAGGATTCCTTCCATTAGGGCATTTTTGGATATCTCCCGGTAGCCTTCCAGTAGGCAACCGGCAAGTTCCGGGGGGATACCGGCAGATTCGAGTAGGTTTTCAATTTCCATGCCTGCAGTTTATCGGTTTTTGCTATATTTGGGGCATGCCTTTCCGTTCAGAGAAGATAAGATTGCCGGAGAACCTGGACCGCCGGGTAAAGCTCACCGCGGCCCAGAAAGCCGAAATCCGCCACCGCTACCTTGCCGGCGGATGTACACTGCGTTCCCTCGCGGCAGAATACGGCGTATCGCACAAGACAGTGCTGCTGATTGTGAATCCGGAGTCGAAGGCGGTAAACGACAGGCGGATAAAGGAACACTGGAAGGACTACCAGGAGTCCCGGGAGAAGCATGCGGCGACTGTCCGGGAGCACCGGAGGTACAAGCAGGATTTGCTCAACAGAGGCGAAATTTCAATAAACTCAGCAGAAAGCGGAGGTAACAATGACGCGAACTAAGGAAAGCGCCCGGCTCCGCGAGGAACGGATTGCCGGGACAGACAACGGCCTCACACTGAGAACCAGGGTCGTGAGGGACAGGAAGAAGTACACCAGGAAGATTAAGCACCGCAAGTCCATCGCAGAAGCGATGGATTTCGCTTTATGCGGCAATTTTGCTATATTTGTGGCATGGCTAAGAAGAAAACACAAAAAATCGCTATCTATCCCGGCAGCTTCGACCCCATCCACCCGGGGCACATGGAAGTAATCTTCCAGGCTGCCAAGGTATTCGACAAGGTAATCGTCCTAGTCGCGGACAATCCGGATAAGGACTACAAGGTTTCCGCAGAAGACCGGGTCAGTCTAATCAAGGAATTCATTAGGCTTTACCGGGACGAGTGTTCCAATGTCACTGTAGACCGTACTTATGACACCCTGTACGGATACTGCCAGGATAAATCCAAGTATGACCCGGATAACGCAGTCGGGTTCATCGTGCGCGGGATAAGGAACGGAGCTGACCTCGAGTTCGAGCAGTCGCAAAAGTATTTCGTATCCGTCATGGGCGATGCCTGTCTTTCGCTTACCTATGCATACTTCACTACCAGGCCGGTCATGTCGGTGTTGTCTTCCAGTGCGCTCCGCCAGGTCATCCAGTTGGCAACCAATGAAGAATTCTGCATGGCATACTGGCCAGACATTCCGGTGGAATCTGAAATGTCGTCCCGTATTTACAACATGTACAAGGGGAAATGCTGATGGCCAGATTCATCCTCCTCACCGGAATTATCGGTTCCGGGAAATCATATGTCGCCAACATGCTGCGGGCCAAGCGCTATACGGTAGTCGACTCCGATTCGTGGGCAAAGCATCAGTATGAGGACTCCGAAACGTTCAAGATGGTAGTCGAACGTCTTGGACCGATGTGCCTCGATGACCATGGGAAGATTGACCTCGGCTACATCAAGCGGTACATCCTCCGGCATGACCCGGACGACCGTGACCTGTTTACCTGGGGACTGGCCACAAGGGTAGCCGACGGCATATTGACCATGTTCGGCGGCCTGAAGGAAATCGTGTTCGTCGAGGCTGCCCCGACCGCCCAGGTAGGCCACATGTGCAACTACCTCGGCATAGACACGGCAATCGTGGTAAAGCGCAATCACACCATCCGCCGGCAGTTCCTGATGGATACCCGGGCGATGTCCGGCGGAGATATCGACGCATTCGAAAATCTCCAGGACCTGAGCTATATCCACCGGACATACGACAGAAATCGCCGGGATGTCAAGAAGGTGATACTAGACAACGACCTTGCTCCGGAAGCTTTAAACGGGCAGCTTATGGACATCATCGAGAAGGATATCCAGCCTACCCCGGAAGAGAAGTTCGCACTATACGAGAGGTACCTCCGGGAGTCTCCCGACTACTGCAAGCAGAACGCCATGTGCTACTCGTTCTACAACCTGGGCGGTTGCAACAACTGCCCGTTCCCCTGCTCGCAGCAGGACCGGAACTTCGAAAGGGCGAACCGGGAATTCATGAAGGAAAAGAAGGGAACCAATGATTAAGAAAATCCAGATAGAGTTCGACGGTCCGGACAAGGACGGACTGAGCGAAATGCAGGAACAGGAACTCAACGTGGTTCTCGACAGGGCGATTGATGGCATGCTCGATTATGCAAGCGTGAAGAAGGTCACCGTTGACGGGAACGTATACTACCTTAGGAGCAATAATGGAACAGCAGAAACAGCCGAAACGGATTAAGGTGTCGCTGAAGCGCAAGAAGCCTGCTGGCAAGCCCCCGGTGGCTCCCGAGGAATCCCCGAAGACTAAGCCGCTGGGCAGGAAGTCTGCTCCGCGCAAGAAGCCCAACATATTCCAGCAGATGCAGCAGGATGCCATCGAGCAGCTCAACAAGCTTGACTCCGTATTTAAGCAGAAGCCTACATGCCAGCTCCAGGAGGTTTCCCCGGTCCTTACAGATATGCTCCAGAAGCTGTCCGGGTGGACCCCGCAGTCCAACGAGGGTGTCCTGGAGGTGGCCAACAGGCTGGCCCAGGCGGCCAAGGAGGAAATCGACAAGGGCATCGAGAAGAAGGCCAAGGTCGATACTGTTGAATACGCAAAGGGACTGCTGTTCCATACCCTTACCTACTGGAACGGTGTCTCCAGCGAGCATTCCCTGATAACCGGCGTTGAGTACAGCAAGGGAAACTCCACAGTATCGTTCCGCATGGTCCGCGTGTTCAACTACAACAGGATAGGCACACCGGCCATGCTCTACTCGTCGCCGACATACTCCGTGACGGACATCCATCCGCCCATGACTAAGCAGCGACAGGACGAGGTGTGCATCCAGGGGAAGTACTACCACATAGACATGCCAAAGGCAATGGACGCCATCATGACCGAGGTCATCAGGTACCAGGAGCAGTTCAAGTGGCTTATCGACAACGCAAAAGTAGGGAGATTGAAGAAACTATGGGACAGAAGCAAAAAGTCGACCCGATAGGGATTAAGAACGTGAACTTCTCCGTGGAGGTTCCGGGAGCGCCCAAGAAGTTCCTTGCCAAGTGGAGGAGCCAGCGGCTCTCCCGGGGATTCGATGATACTGAACTTTACAACCTGGATACTACCATAGCGAAGTTCCTCGTGCCTAGACTAAGGGCGCTCCGGGAAAGCACCTGTTCCTATCCGAGCGGGCTTACGATGAGGAAATGGAAGACCTACCTGAGGAAGATGGAACTCGCGTTCGAGCTGTACGCGGACAAGTTCAACTGGTCCTCCCGGAAGGAACGCGGGAACGTCCGGAAGGTGGACGAGGGGCTCGGCCTGTTCCGGGCGTATTTCAGCGACTTATGGTGGTGATATGTTCATCCAGGAAACAATAAATCAATATGTCACAGTGGACATTATATGCGGCATTGTATTCGTCCTCGGAATAGCAATAGTCCTACTATATTATTGGCTAGACTACAAGCTGTTCTGCCGTAGGCTTGAAAAATCCTACCGGAAGGAACAGGAAAGGAAAGCGAAGAATCCATTAGAATAAGGTTGGAATGCTAAAATGAAAGGTCGCACATGCACTCCGTGTGGAATACTCTATACACCGTATAAGAAGCCGACTATCTTTGAACGCATACGGTTGAAACTCATGCGTATGTTTGGGAAACCAAAGAAGTTGAAACGCAAATGGGACGCTCTTCCATAAGAAAGGGCGGCATCTAGCCGCCCCTTTCAGTACTATTTCTTCGGACGCTTGTAACCGAATATCTTGGTCGTGCTCTCCTTCTTCACCGTCTTCTCGCCCTTGCGTTGTTCCTTGTAGTCGCAACGGTGCTTGGCGATGGACTTGCTGTAGAGCGTGGTGATGTAGGAAGAGGTGCCGAGCTGGTGCCCGTTGAACGCGTTGACCGAGCCGTTCTTGTCGGCCAGCCAGTCGATGACCATCTGCACGGTGCCCGCCTCGCTGGCCACGGCTTCGTCGTTCAGGGTGTATTCGACCACGAAGTCGTTGACATACCCGGCCGTAGTCGTCCATACCCAGAGATGGAGGTGGTACTTGATGTCGTACAGCGGGATATTGAGCCCGTGCTTCGCATAGTCCTCCTGGAACTCGGTAGTGCAGTGCTCCTCGACATACTTGTCTACCGGTATTCCCTTGGTGGACGCGCCGACTATGTTGCCCTTGTCGTCCACCGGTATCTGCCCGTTCTTGACCAGGTCGTTTAGCGAGGCAAGCCCCCCGGTAGGAGACACGGTGGGCAGGGCGATATCCACGATGAACCCTATGCCTATCACGGAAGGAACCGAGTCGGACTTCGGGTCGACCACCTTTACCTTGTATGGCTTGTCCTCGTTGTACTTGTGTCCTTCGGAGTAGTAGGCATCAACCTTGCCCTGGTCCACCTCGGTGACCGGGTGGATGATGCGAACGTCGATGTCCTTGGCCTCCTTCATTATTACGACCACCGTGGCGACAGCCTCGTTACCTGCCTTGTCCACGTAGCGGCGGGTGATTGCGTTGGTTCCCTTCTCCAGCCTCTGCAGTGTCAGGGTATCCTGGACCTCGCCGTTGACCGTCCACTTGACCTCGACCGCGTTAGTGTTGAAGATGTCGTTCTTGACCGGGGAGAGTATTTCGACGACCGGCGGGATGTCGTCATATACGATGTCGACGCTGGCGAAAGCCTTGTTTCCGAAGTCGTCCACGTACTCGTAGCCGATGGTATAGCCGATGTTGCCCTCGTCGTTCTTGACGATATGCTTCTTATCGTCCATGAAGTAGGACACGCTGGTGCAGGAGTCGAGCATGTAGGAAACAGTGAAGTCGCCCTTGCGGTTACCGGTACTCGGGTCTACCATGTAGGAGACCACGGCATCCTTGCCGTCCACCTTGGTAGTGTAGGATACGGTCTGGAACTTCCCAACGGGTTCCTTCGTCTCTGCATCGACCACCTGCTTGATGGATACCTTCACTCCGTCGCTGATAACGACCTGCTCAAGTTCAACCAGTCCGTTGCCGATGGGGGTAGCCTCCGCGGCGAACTCGTCGAGCACGTATCCGTAGTCCTCGAGATGCACCTTCTTGGACGGGAGTGTATCGAGATTGACCTCGATTTCGAACTTCTGCTCGGTCTTCCGTACAGTGTCCTTGACGGTGACGGTAATCGGGTTGTCCTTCTTGTTGACGTAAATCTTGTCGTCCTTCTGCTCCTCGATGGTGATGTAGTCGATGCTGGCAGTAGTTGACGTGGCGTTAGTCAGTGTGACAACCGGCGGGGCGTCGTTGAAGAGGATTACCACCTGGTCGCAGGAGGTCCTCTTCTCGTTGCAGACGGTAATAGTGGTGTCCCTGTGTACCTTCACTCCGAGACTGTCGAACTTGCAGACTCCGCCCTCGCATACCTCCCAGTCAATCTTGTGGTCCGGGTCGTTGGTCTTGATGGTATCCTGCTTCGGCTTGTCGTCCACTTCGGTAATCGTGGTCTTCTCAGGAACATCCATCACGCGGATGATGACCTGGGCGGTATCCGAGAAGGTTCCGTCGGTAACGATGACTGTCACGGTATCTACCGGTGTCTCCTCGAAGTCAATCGGGTTCTTGATTACGAGCTTCCCGGTGGAGTCAATGGAGTAGTTCGTGGTGTCATCGACACTGTAGACTGGCTTCGTTCCGTCATCGTCCTTTGCCGGTATGGTGCATACCTCGCCTGTGTAGTTCTCCCGGACTGAACAGGTGGTGTCGTTGACATGCACCGGTTCGTTCACGTTCTCTACCTTGATTGTGTAGTCGAGGGAGTCCCTGGCGCCGGACGGGTCAGTGACGGTCACCTTTACGGTAATCTCCTTCTCGGCCTCGTAGTCCACCGGTTCCTTCGAGGCAATCTTCCCGGTGGAGTCTATGTCGAACCTGGGGTCGTCAATGGTGTAGGTCAGGGTGTCCCCGTCCCCGTCAGTTGCGATGACCTGGCCGACCGTGCATCCAGTGCAGTTCTCCGGGACTGCCAGGGAATCGTTCGGCTGGAGCACCGGCGTCTCGTTCACGTTCTCCACATTGATGACCACCTTCGCAGTATCGGTGAAGGTGCCGTCGGTTACGAACACAAGGACGGTATCCTCCTTAGTGGTCTCGTAGTCGAACGGAGTCTTGACAGTGATGGTGCCGGTAGAGTCGATGGAATACTTACTTGTATCGGGCACGGAGAATTCCGGGGTGGTCCCGTCCTCGTCAGTGGCGGTCACCTTGCCGATAGGACCGGTGTAGTCTTCCGGAACACTCAAGGTAGTGTCCTTGGCATGGACTGGCTCGTTGACGTCGGTAACCTTGACCACGTAGTCTAGGGTATCTGCACCGCCATACGGGTCCTTCACGACTACCTTCACCGAGGTTTCCTTGGTGGTCTCGTAGTCGTACGGGTCGGTAACGGTGACCTTCCCAGTAGAGTCGATGGAGAATCCGGGAGTGAGCACCTCGTATGTCAGCCTGTCATTGTCGTCATCGGTAGCGGTGACCTTTCCTGCGGAGCATCCCCCGCAGTTTTCCGGGACGGACAGGGTGTCCGGGACAAGGTCCGGGTCAACATTGAGGTTATTTACCGAGATAATGACCCGGGCAGTATCCTTGAACTCTCCGTCGGTGACGAACACCAGGACGGTATCGGCCTTGGTCTCCTCGTAGTCGAACGGCGTCTTCAGGGAGAGCAACCCGTAGGAACTGACGGTGTACCGGGAGGTGTCGGAAACCGAGTAGGCCGGGTTGGTGCCGTCCTCATCGGAAGCCTTGACCTGGCCAACAGTACCGATACGGCCCTCGTCCACGGTAAATGTTGTATCCCTGACATGCACCGGCTCGTTCACGTTGTCCACGATTACTGTAATAGTGGCAGTGGAGGTCAGCGTACCGTCGGATACCTTGACCGTGACCGTGTAGCGGTTGGTGGTCTCGAAATCGAACGGGACGGTGTTGAACAGGGTACCGTCGGTGCCGTTTGTGAACTTGCTGTCGGTAACCGTATAGGTGATTGTCTTGCCTTCCGGGTCTACAGCAACGAACTTGCCGATGGTTCCGGTGAAGTTCTCGTTGACATGGAAGGTGGTATCCTTGACGGACGGGCTCTCGTTCACGTCGGTAAGCACGAACTTGACCGTGGCGGTATCGGCAAGGCCCGGGTTGGTCTTGTCGTAGACCCTGACAGTGAGCTCGATTTCCTTCGGGTCGGTCTCGAAGTCGAACACCTTGGTCGTGTACACCGAACCGTCCGGCTGCACAGTAATGCCTTCGGCGGGTACAATGACCTCCACGGCATTGTCCCGGTATGCGGCAAGAATATCCTCGTCAGCCCACGAAATGGTACCGATTTTTGCCGGTACCGGCAAGTTTTCGCTGAAATTCACCTCCGCAGTAGTAATAACCGGGGCCTCGTTGACGTCAACGATTGCTACCGGGAGGTACCCGGTGACAGAGTATCCGGCCGTATCGGTCAGCGTAACCTTGATTGTATCTACCGGCTGGGTCTCATAATCTACCGGTGTCAGCAGGGTGAGCACCCCGGTAAGGCTGTCGAGCGAGTAGCGGCCCTCGAAGGCGGAGTCAAGGACGAACCTGGTAGAGTCGGTCCTGTTGACCACCTTGATGTCGAACGCGGTGCCGGTGTAGTTCTCCGGCTCGGAGTAGACCGCTGTCGTGTCGAATTCCGGCCTCAATGTCAGGTCGGCGTCGATAATCTTGATTTTGAGTTCGCCGTCGGTCTTGTTGTTCGGGAGCACGGCGCCGGACTCGATGCTGATTTTCAGCACCAGGTAGTCGTTCGGCTCGACGATTGTATCCTTCTTGACGTTGACCTTGATGGTGTCGGTCGGAACCTTCTTGCCCGTAGGAATCATGACTGTCTTGGAGGATTCTCCGCAAATTGGGAAGTCGGTGACCAGGTTGAAGTCGTCTGTCGTAACTCCGTCACGCAGGTCGAAACAGTAGCTGAAGTAGACATCTACTGTAGCGGTGTCGCTCAGCTTGATTGGAATGATGACTGTGGAGTCGTTCTCGCGGAGGCCGCCGTCCTTGTTCAATTCCGGGTCGATATCCAGCGTATCCGGGTCAAACGGGACGAACTTGAAGTTCTCGCCCTTGAAATCGTCGCCGATGTAGAGCTGGTTGGCCAGGAGCTGCCCGGCGAAGTCCAGGTTGCACTTCAGCGAAATCTTCTCGGTACTGATGAAGGTTCCCTGGATGGGCACGTTGTCGGTATTGACGAAGGTGATGTTGTTGTCCGAGTAGAACATTACGTTTCCGCGGTACTGCTTCTGGGTCTGCACCACGTCGCCCTCGTCGGTACGGTAGATGACGTTGATTGTCGTGTGGTTACCAATCTGCAGGTCGTGGACGAAAATACGGGTAAGGCGTCCCCCGTCCTGCATGCGGATGTAGAGCTTCGCCCCCTCCTTGCCGGAACCGTTCTCGGTCTCTCGGTTGAGGTGAATCCGGTCGAAGTACACGTCGTAGGTATCCGTGCCGTCCGGGACGTCGATATAGGCCGTCCCGTAGTTGTCATCTATCAGGATATCTGCTTGGTAACCATCGGCAGGCCATTCCATGGTAGGAATCGAGAGGTTCACCGGGGGTTCCGGGAGGTCCGGGCAGGTAGAAGTGAGCGTACCTCCGGCACGGTTTATACCGGTCTGCACCGGCTGTGATACCGAGGTGTTCGCCAGGCAGACAGTCCCGCCGAACATGTGGCCACCGTTGTCGTTACCGGCAGTCAGTGCCTGCGCCCTGATTGGGCCAGTGGTAAGCTGGCAGGCGTCGCCGAGGGAAATGGAGCCTCCTGCGAGGGTGGTACCGCCAAGCGAAATCTGCTCAGCGGAGGTGATGTCATTGGCACTGCCGTTCCAGCCGGACTTGTCCGGGATGATGACGCGGCGTCCCATCTGGATGTAGTCCCTTCCGAACAGCTTGTACTTGAGCATGTAGTCGAACTCGTCCTGCTGTGCTGCCGAGTCGTCGGCGACGTTCTCGAAGTGGAACGGACGGACATCCGCGGAGAACACCGATGTCGCCAGGGCGAGCAGGTAAATGAGCCAGTAACGCATTGTCAACTCCCGTGTTTTTAGTTAATCTTCCGTAGTTTATCCCTGATTGTTTCATTCTGTTTACAATATAGCGGCGAGAAAGATACCGCCCGATGCCGCTAGGCATCGGGGAACCCTTTAGGGCGGTATATGAGAGCCGCTTCCCTCCTATCCCTGGTTCCTAATGTACTCTACGATTGTCTTCTCGGAAACATCCCCTATTGTGGATGCAAAATACCCTCTGGTCCACAGGTGGTGCTGTCCGGACCAGTAGTACTGGGTAAGGTAGTAATGGTACTTCTTCCACATCAGGTATGTCGACTGCTGTTTCAGTGCTTTGACGACGTTGTCGATTGATTCACATGGCCTGATACGGACCAGAAGGTGGACATGGTCCTGGTCGACCTCGGCAATCTCGACATGGAACCTACCGTTCTTTTCGGCAGCGTCGTCCATGGCAGCTAGAAGGTCATCCCGTATTGGGTTAAGTACCTTGCGGCGGTACTTGGTGGAGAAGATTAGGTGGTACCTCAGGAAGGTCTTTGCGTGTCCGAAACGTTCATACTTGCTCATGCAATAAAATATAGTTATTTTTTCGAAAAAAAGTCTTGCATTTTTAAGAAAAAATAACTAAATTATGTTATAAACTTAATGGTATGAGCATGACCGAAGAACAGCGACTTGCGAAGAACGCTTCAATCAGGGAAGCGATGAAGGCTACGCACGAGAAGCGCAAGTCGCAGGTCTGCCGTGTCTATATGCTGAAGGTACAGAAGAATGCCTTGTCAGCAAGACAGAAAGAAGACTTCAAGATGCTGTTCGTAGAAGCAAAGTGGCTGTACAACGACATCCTCAATTATGGTTCCGTTAAGGGGCAGTCCATCTTCGACTACGAGATTGGAAATACAGTAGAGGTTAAGCTTCCGGACGGGACATTCGACGGGCGAAGCCTGGACCATATCGGTTCGCAGATGAAGCAGTCCGTCTATGCCGACATCAAGGCTTCCATCAAGGCTTTGTCGAAGCTCAAGAAGAATGGATTCAAGGTAGGGAGGCTGAAGTTCAAGTCCGAAATCGGTGCAGTGTCCTTGAAGCAGTACGGAACGACCTACAAGTTCCATAACGACCACTTGGTAAAGATACAGAATATTCACGGTCTGGTACGAGTAAACGGTCTCGACCAGATTAAGGACAATGTAGAGTTCGCCAATGCGAAACTCCTCAACAGGGCTGACGGCTACTATCTGGCAGTCACGACCTATACAGAAAGAAAACCGTATTCCAACCGGCCTCACGCTGATGTCGGTATCGACATGGGTTGTCATACCTCCTTCACCTTTTCAACGGGCGAGGAGATAGACGTCAAGATTAAGGAACCGGAGCACCTGAAAAGACTGCAACGCAAGCAGAACAGACAGAAGAAGGGCTCCAATGGTCGAAGGCGAACAATCCACAAGATACGGAAACAGCATCAGCGGCTGGTTAACCGAAAGAACGACAGGGCTAACAAGATTGTTGCCGACTTAAATAATAGGTTCAGCCTTATATACATCCAGGATGAAAACCTGTCCGGATGGCAGAAGGACGGACATGGCAAGGCGGTGCAGCACAGTTGCCTTGGACGTGTCAAGGCGAAACTGAAAGCGCAGGATAACGTCTATGTCGTTGACCGATGGGAACCCACCACGCAGAAGTGCATCAACTGTGGCAAGAAACATCCTATGCCACAGAACGAACGCACTTTCAGGTGTGATTGTGGAATGTGTATGCCCAGGGACCTTCATTCGGCTAACCGCATGGTTCAGGAAGGTAGGAAACTAGTACCTCCGGAACGGAGGGAGTTCATGAGCGCTGACTGGTGGACCTCATATATCCTGCCCTGTCTCGGGCGGGACAAGTCCGCTGGGGTGACGCGCGAAGCTGCCACCCTTTAGGGTGGCGGTAGTTCACAATATATATTTAAAATGACCACACCGGTAGATATAAACTCTCTTTCCGAAGAACGAAGGGTTCCAAGATGACCGAAATAGCCAAGCAGTTCTGTACATTCATCGAGAGCGAATGCGGCAGGCTCAACTGCCCCGACATGATTCCCGCCCTCAAGCAGGGATTCCATATCATTTGCGAGTCCTCCGAGCAGCTTGACATTTCCGATACCGGCCCGTTCGACATGGACTACGGCGCATGGGAAGGCGATGACTTCTGGAAGTTCACTCCCGGTACTTCCCTCGGCGAACTCCGGCTGACTCTCAACCTCCCGGCCTGGTTCAAGGCTTCCGGAGTGGCAGGCCTGCTTTCCGCCGACGAATTTGCCGGTATACTCGACGGCTGGCGCGGTGAGAACCTCAGGAACGACAACTTCGGCACGGCCTCCATAAGCGGATGGTATTCCCGTCCTGGACAGTATGACCCGGGTGACGGCGACTGCCACTGCCGAATCGATACCCTCCCCTCCGAGGACGAGCTCTCCGGATTGCTTTCCAACGACATCGACTTCATCCAGGACACCACGTGTCCCGACCTTGGGAAGCCCGGGGTCAAGGAAGCCCTGATGTCCTCCGTACCGGAACTCGCCTCCGAACTAGCCACCTACATAGGATACGAGGACTGACCCATGTCTCTACCGGTGCCTACACAGGGTCTTCCCGATGAACTTTCCGACGCTCTCGCCGGGGGCTACCGGTATATACTGGAAGGCGTTGGTGACGCCCGCAAGGCGGAAACCCTGTACGGTTACTTCCTCCCACTGATATTCAACGACATATTCAGCAAGGATAGCCTTAACAGGCTGTACCGGTTCGCCAACAGCAAGGACGGAGAGTATGTCACAGTATCCTCCCGGGAGGAGTTCAAGGACCTTGAAAAGGGCCAGCCCCTGGTGGTCAGGTTCACCAGGAGCAACTGCCACCCGTCCTACAACGAGCAGCTTAACGTCATCGAGGTGCCGATAATGCCGTTCCTGGCGCACGCCCAGTACAGCCTGGTTTACGGAAAGACCCGGGAGAAGCCCCTGTATCTGAAGGTGGCCATGCCGTTCGAGGAGATGTGCAGGCAGCTGGCGAAGGCATGGCGGGAGAACACTCCAGGTACTTACGACACCACCTGCCTGCGGGATACCATCCTGCACGAGTTCACCCATTGGTACGACTTCCGGCTGAAAAGGAAGACTATAATCAACCCCGACCGGAAGAAACCGGCATACCCAGACAGCGCCGAGGGCGAATATTCCGCCTGGAAGGACGAGAACTTCCCCAGGTACGTCAGCTCCCGGTTCTCCGGGGACGATGCCGACCTGCTCCAGGTTCCCGACTGGGTCAACCCGGACGTCATGTGGAAGGTCAAGAGGATTCGCCGGCAGATTGCCGAGAACATATCCCGGAAGAACCGGGGTCTTGCCGAAATCCCCCTCTCCGAGGAGGACGACGCCTACATCGACTGGTTCCGCAAGATGAGCAACCGGCACAAGGCGAAGGGATACCATGCGAACACGGCCGAGCTTTCCGCAAGGATTGTCGAGCAGGTTCCCTGGCTCATCGAACTGAAGGACAAGGCGGACGCCAAGGGTGAGAAGATACCGGTCCACCCGACGCTCGAGCAGATGCTTGACCGGATATTCGACATCCACCCGGACGGACCCGGGTTCATGCACGACAAGCACGAACTTACGAAGACCCTGGTGCTCCCCGGTGCCTACCGGAGTGCAGCCCGGAGGTGCTTCAAGCTCATAAACGCGGCCAACGAGGCTATCTTCGCGGTCAACTATGGCTACCGGGAGAAGGTAGGGCAGATGCTGGGCGCACTGCAGCGCGAGGCAGGCCCGCAGCATGCCGACATGAAGTTCTAGCCGCAGCGGGCTTTCGTGCCATCATATGTAACTGTAGTATCAGGGCATTTCATCAGCAACAGTGAATTATTGCTATTATCAGTAATGGCAGTGTCCCCGTAATCGTAGATGATAAAATTGGTGCACCGATTAAGCATATGATGAATGTATTTGCTAGAAACAACATCATCTATCACATCGTGCACAGTACAGTCATCATAACTTGCGGTATCGGTTATTCTACCATGTATAGGGAAAAATGGCATGCTTAGTGCTTGTCCAACATACTTGAACCCTATATTTACCGAATCTTTTGAGATGTTAACCGAGGCTATCTGATATGTATATTTACATGTAGTACCTGTGCACCAAAATACTTTATAGCCATGAAACGCCCCTGCATACAGTGGGCATGACAGCGAGAGTATGCTTATAACACTAATTATCTTATTTTTGATATGGTTTAAATACTTGCACATATAGTTCTCCATATCATATAACTGGTTGCACTACATAAATATAGCAAAAATTGTAGCACATGACTATTCATGCATTATTTTTTGCTATATTTGTTGGTATGAAGACCAAAGAAGAACTCATAGCTGGTATAATTGATGCCATCAAAAATGCTCCTTTGCTGGATGACCCGACCGAAATCGACTCAACCGAGCTGATTGACATGTGCTTCCAGGGAAACTTCTGCAACCGCATAAAGACGGTTATTGACCGTATTTCACCTGAAGGACCAGATAAAATCCTTGAATACTGCCGGTCCAGAGGAGCCGAATTCCACGATATGCAATCGAGACATACCGATGATATTCGACAGTTCAAGAATGCCTTCGTATCAAACAAGGCAGTAAACAATGTACCGCTATACCCATGTAATGTACATGTCACATCAGAACAACCGCTTAGATTCGGCATCAGGCTATCCGGGTTTGATACTGATATGATACTGAATGGAGTTACGGTCGAGAAACTGAAAGAACTGCTGGCCAGCATACCCGGCCTTGACATGGTTGCCGATGACTATCCAGTCAATGACATCAGGTGTCCCGTATGTGGTTCGAACTGGCAGCTCTTTGGAGATAATCCCATAGTGCACTGTGCAAAATGCAACTCCCACTGGGTACTATATACACGTCGTCTGCTAGGGTGTTCGGGATTCATGGACCCGGTAAGCCTAGCGCACGGAAAGGGCCACGCGATGCAGAAGGCCTATCTTAAGAACACCGGATACGAGCTGAAGAACCCGACTTCGATAGAACGAATCAAAAGAGTTATCCACAAAATTCCCGGCGACAAGGTGGTAAAGCTTGTAGGCACAACCGGGAAGTATGCCGGGTGGCACATGACCTTCATTGTGAACGCAGGTTCTATCGCGAACGAGCCACACTTCGACGAATGTGTTGACCAAACTCTGGTGTCGTGTAACTATAGTGGGGACCGGTATATCGGAAATGCATGTTCCGAATGTATGAGTATCGTGATACGGACACCAAAATGTACCGATGCTGACCTTGAAGAGTTATCGGCAGTCGCCGGTACGAAATACCAGGTACCTTGTGATACTTACAATATCAGTATGGTGGCAGGTAGACTGGTTGCGCTAGATGTAGAAACCTTGGCGAACTCGTATAGGAAGGACGAGGTACCCGGTGACCACTACGCTGACCTGGCAAGACTGTGCCCGTGGTTCAACGATGACCCACAGGCAATTGGCGGAGAATCACATGAAACGTCAGGTATCACGATATTTACCGGTTATAATAGGAAAATTGTCAACTAGGAACTACAATGGAAAACAATTCTACCGAAAGAAGACCCACGCTGGGAGAGTCGATGAAGGCCCTCGAGTACCCGTTCACCCACGGGAACGTAGACTTCAGCGACAACAAGACCGTATTCGGCGAGGTCGCCATACCGGAAGGCTCCTGGTGCATCATCAGGGTCGACGGGAGGGCGTTCCACACGTACACCCGCCCGTTCAAGAAGGACGGCCCGTTCTCAGCCAAGATAATAGCGGCAATGAACTCCGCCGCCGAAGCGCTGCTCAACGAGTTCAAGCCCGAGCTGGTCTACTGGCAGTCCGACGAGATTACCCTGGTAATCCCCCCGGAACGAATCCCGTTCTCCGGAAAGACCCACAAGCTGAACTCCATCGCGGCCTCGGTAGCCACCGCGGCATTCAACCGGGAGATGGTCCTGGTAGATGTGCCCGACGCTATCTTCGACGCCCGTGCGTTCGCCGGCGACCGAGAGGACTGTGCCCTGTGCATCATGTGGCGCCAGCGGGACTGCATAAAGAACTCCGTATCGGCTGCAGCCCAGTCCGTCTACAGCCACAAGCAGCTCGAGGGCAAGAATACCGAAGACAAGATTTCCATGATGGCCGAGAAGGGTCTCGACTGGCATGCATACACCTACGGCATCAAGTACGGCACCTTCATCAGGAAGGTAAACGTCGAGATTCCCGTGGACGAGCTGACGTCCGAAATCCCGGAGAAGGAACTGGAGAGAATACGCGCAAACGGCGGTACGGTCACCCGTTCCCAGCTGGATTTCCCAAAGTATCCGGTACTTACCACCGTGGCCAACCTCGAGGGCATGCTCTTCGACGGTGAAGAACCCATTGCAAAGGAACAAACACATGAAGAAACCGACGTTTAAGGAAGTGCTCGAACTCATTTCCAACGCTGTCAAGATTCTCGTTGCTGTCGACGCAGCAATCAAGATTTACCGATTCTTCCGTCCGAAGAAGTGCACCTGCGACTGCAAGTGCAAGAAGGCCTTGATGGAGTAAGGTATGCCCAAGGAACTGTCCTGCGGCTTCATACTATTCGACCTCTACTCGGGGAACGTACTCGGGTGCCACCCGGCGAACGGCCGGAAGGGACCCGAGATGGCCTTCGACATACCCAAGGGACACCTGGAAGCGGGCGAGACGCCACTGCAGGCTGCCACCCGGGAGCTCCGGGAGGAGACCGGCATCGTATTGCCGGAAGGGACGTATATCCACGAGATTGGACATGTTCCCTACCAGACCAAGAAGTCACTGCACCTGTTCTCCGCGGCAATCCCGGGGCTTGCCGAGATGGTGACCGGTGACCGCCTGAAGTGCTCCACGGACTTCACCGACCACTTCGGGAACGTGAAGCCGGAGGTCGACTCGTACACCCTGACCGGGTTCCACGAGTGGTTCTTCAAGAACATGCAGAAGCATGTCAGGGACGAGATGGACAGGGCTCTGCCCCCAGAGCCGATGGTGGTAATCACCGGCTATACCGAGGCAGGGAACAAGTTCCGGACTGCAACCGTGATGCCGTACATTACAATCCAGAAGCTGCTGGACGACATCGAGTATGCCTCCGACCGGAACCTGCACCCGAACGGGTTCTCCTTTGACTTCATGGGTGCATCTTTCGACTCGGAGGACGTTATCTTCGCCATAAGGAACCCGTGGAAGGTGGATGTGGAGGGTATCTGCACATCTGAGCACCAGTTCCCATTCGAGGAGTGGCGGGAGATTTTGTTAGACGAGACAGGAGAAAACGAATGAGATTGCCGACAAAGCAAGAGCTTGACAAGCGCTTCGCCTTCGACGAGGGCGAACTGTTCCGTACAATCCGTGTGGACACCCTCCCGGTGACAATCGATAAGATGAATGACGTTTCCGGCTCAAGGTGTTCGATAATCGCCGGTGGACATCTGATTGCCGAGTACTTCATCCACAATGAAACCAAGCTATGCTACCTGATTGAGCTCTGCAGGCTGGAACTGTGCAAGACCGGCGTAACCAGCAGGCAGATACTGGACTTTGACTGGGATGACCTTGAAGCGATGATAATCCCGGGAAAGGCCAGCAATGCATGTCTTGCCAAGCTGGAAAAGCGCATGCAGGAGGGCATCCATGCGTTCAACCTGACTGTTGCTGCCTCGGTGGCTGCCCCGACGTTCTGCAACGCGTATGCGACCGGATTCAAGTATCCGAAAAAGCCGACACCTATAGACTTCAGGGCATGGCACCTTATCCGGGCGGCCGCATCGGGCAACTTCGGCATGGCCTGTCTCAACGTGTTCAAGATGACTACATCAACGCAGCAGAACAAGCCCAATATCTCGTGAGCTGGAACGACCGTATCACCAAGAACGACAGCATGCGGTTCACGGACCGGCAGGAAGCCTTCCGGAAGGCCTGGGCCATGCGCCGGGAGCCTACGGTGAACGACGTATCCGTAGACATGATAACCGAGATTGCTGAACCGATAAGAGAATCGGAATGGAACCCCATGTATGATATCCTTAAGGAGAAAAAATGGAGATAATGCTTAACGGACAGCTCGTATCATGCTCCCCCAAGGAGTATAAGGAGCTTATGGACATGGGTCTCATCCCGGGGCAGCCGGCAGGTACCAGTGCAGCTCCCGTGGCGGACTGGCATGAGGAACTGCGCCAGATTATAGAGAAGTATCCCAAGATTGCACCGGAGAAACCCAAGTTTGGCTCTATCGCGGTCACACCGATGTACGGATGCGCTGTTCCTGCCGAGGAGGCCAAGAAGCCAGTATATGCAATAAACCTTGCCGACAGTAAGCCTATCGCATATCTAAGGAAAGGGGCATTCGATTTATTAGAAGAGGGCACTGCCCTGAATAGGGCGGCCACCCCGCGGGTTACTACTGAACTGTGCGCTGCCCTGCTCTTCACGTCGAAAGATGCGGCCAGCAAGTTCTGTGACAAATGGAACGACTGCAAGAGCCACGCGGATTCACAGGTAAAGTTCTGCGAGGTGGAAATTCCGCCGAATGCAACCCTCACATTCCGCGGGCAAGGGCGGGTGGAGATTTCCGACTTCGACATGGAGTCCCTTTCCCTTACCGGGAAAGTCAAGCAGGATTCCGAGCTAAAGGTAGAGCCGACAGTGACGGTATACCTGTTGAGATTCAACGATTCCGACGAACCGACCTACCTAAGCAAGGAAGCATACGGCAAGATGTTCAACGGAGGTGGCTTTATCAAGACAACGTTCTTGTACGATGCGCTCGTGTTCAATGATAGGGAACGTGCGGACAAGTTCGCCGAGGACTATAACGTACGCTGTGTCAGGCCGATGCTTACTGTAGTCTCCATGGAGCTACCGGCATCTTACGTAGTGGAGACCCCCGACTGATGCGCCGCCCGTCAAAACCGACTTACGAATGCATCGGCGACCTAGAGGAGGCCGCCGACCTGGGCGAGTTCTACAACGGAATCTACTACCGCGACCAGTATATCAAGAAACTGGAAAGATACGCTAATTTTCTTGAAAAGGAACTGAAACATGCAAAAGACAATTAAACCTACAAAGGGACCCTACCGCCGGTATACCCGGGAGGATTGCGAGAGGATTGCCAGGAAGTACAGGACACTCAAGGCGTTTCGCGAGAACGATAAGCCGGTCATGATGAAGGCATGGCGCGAAGGATGGCTCGACGACTACACCTGGCTCTCCCGGAGCCACCTCCCGAGGAATACCTGGACCGAACGCGCATGCCGTGCCGAGGCGAAGAAGTATTCCTCCCTGTCGGAATTCAGGAAGGCGTCCCTCCCGGCGTACGCCACGGCGCAGAAGAACGGCTGGCTCAAGGAATACAAGTGGCTGGAACGCAGGCACGTCAAGGCGTTCACCCTCAAGGAATGCACCCGGATAGCCCTGAAGTACGACACGCTGAGGCAGTTCCGCTTCGACAACTGGACGGCATACGCCGCCGCATCCAGGAACGGGTGGCTCAAGAACTTCACCTGGCTGGAACGGTACGTGTCCCGCAAGAGGAAGATTAAGAGGAAGAAATGATAAATTCCCTGATGATTTACAACCGGATGCGGGGTGACCCGGCATTCAAGAAATGGTCCTACGAAGAAATGATAATGAACTTGTATTATTATCTGAATGTAGTGGACAAGCAGTATTATGCCAACCTAGCAACCCTTGATGCCATCGTAACGGACATCAAGAAGGCATTCTGCATCATAAGGGACTGAAAATGATAGATGCTTCCCTGTGCCCGGTTGACTGGCAGGCCTACATGGACAGTGTCGACCAGGCAATAGCCATGATTTCCAACCTGGACAAGGTTCCCGAGGCAACCCGGGACGAGATAATTGCCCTGCTCGAGGTAGACCGGGTCTCCGGATATACCGACCCGAAGGTGGAGACCTGGGAGGACTCGCGGTACTATGCCGAGCTGATTGTTCCCGATTCCGCTTCAGTACCCGAGGCTGACCGGCTGTACCGGGTAATCGAGGAACTTTCCTGCGGAAATTCCTTATAGTTAGTGCACATATGCGCATCAGTTAGCCTCCCGGTAGCCTCCGGGAGGTTTCTTTTTGCTATATTTGTGATATACATTTAACAAGGAACAAAATATGGATTCAAAAGTATGCTCAATCTGTGGCTTCCCGCTGAAGCACTTCTGGCGGAACGCCGACCCGATAAAGAACGACATCTGTTGCGACCGTTGCTTTACGATGACGGTGATTCCAGCCCGCGAGGAGAAAATCCGGGAGTGGAACGCCGAGGAGAAGCTCCGCACTACCCTGGTAGAGAACAGGGGGAAGGCCGAGCAGGTGGATACCGGCTGCCCCACGGGCAAAATCCGCTACAAGACCAAGATTGACGCCGAGTACGCCCTGTACAAGTGCGGGGCGAAGCAGACAGGGAACCGGCACGAGAAGGCAGTCTACTTCTGCCAGCAGTGCCAGTCGTTCCACCTGACGAGCCACGACCTGCTGCCGTCCTGGAAGGACCGGAACCGCCCCGGCAACTACGTTAACCCCGGTCCGGCGAAATATGTACCCACGTCCCGTGACGTGGACTGGTGATTTGCTATATTTGGCAGGCAGAAATGCAACCACATCATAAAGGAGAAAAAATGAAGAAATTAATCTGTGCCTTGCTCATTCTCGCCGGTCTCGCCTCGGCGGACGACATGTGCGTCGTGACATTCAAGATTAAGCAGGTGACCTATACCCTGAGCATCAGCGAGCACCTGAAGAACGAGGCGAACAAGCAGTACCTGCAGATTCCGGTGGACTGTGAGTTCTACCACACGCTCAGAGTAGACCAGGAAATACACGGACAGTTCAAGATGGGTTCCATTTTCTTCAACGGAGACCTATCCAAGCTCAAGGTAACTGTGCACGAAAAGAAGGTGATGCCCAGGCCGGGCAAATAATTGCTATATTTGTACCGGAACACAACAGCATCGAGGCAAATATGGACAATAACGACGATATCTGGGCCGGCGGCTCCATCCGCAAGGCCAACGACGGGAAGACTTACGACAAGTGGGCCGTCCAGCACATGATTAACTCCGGGAAGTTCGCCCGGGAAGATTCCGGGTTCATCGACATCATGAAGATAGTCGGGCTTGTACTCGGCATATTCGCGCTCATCTACTTCTCGGTATGCGGCCCGGCCATGTGGCACAATTCGCTGGTCGTATGTTCCGGTGGCAGCTGCACCACCTATACGGACTGGAAGGTAATCGGCGAGGACACCAAGACCGGCGTACTGGAAGTATGGGCGGGCGGACGCCTGCAGAGACTTTCCAACGGGACCTGGCACTACGAATAGGGAGAAAAATATGTCAGAAGACCAGAAGCACTGGACTCAGGAAGACATCGACCGGATGGAAGAGCAGGTCAGCAAGCTCAAGATTAGTATTGAGCAGGCCAAAGCATACCTTCGTTTGGAAAAAGTAGGATATCTCGACGAGTATTACAAGCGGGAACTTACCGGGAAGGTCATAATGACCGAACACCCGTGGCCAGACGGCCAGAGTGATTACATGTACATCACATATGTCAATGTGGAGATGGAAAGGCCGAAGGAACTGGACGGTGTCGTCGGTTTTACTGTTGGATAGGGGGTAATTATGCCTAAAAAGTACAAGGGAATCACGCCGGAACAGGCGCACGAGATTACGATGCAGTGCATCAACTGGAAGCCAATTCTCCAGGCCGAACTTGACGATAAAGTACCGGCCGCAGCCAGGAACGGCGAGACCAGCGTCATGCTCGACATAACGCATCCGTATGCCGACGGCCGGTTCGACGACGGCCTTATTGACAAGATAATCGGCCTGCTTGATTCTATGGGCTGGAACTGTAGCAGAAATAAGGAAAACGGCACCCACGGTTTCTTCGCTAGCCACCTTTTCAAGGTGAACTGGTAGGACTATGCATCTAGTATTAAAGGGTAGGTAACATGAGTATAGCAAGGGAATACTACGACAGCGAAGGAAACTACTGGCAGATTGAAACACCACACTACATTCCTCCGGCAGAAGCAATCAAAAACCCGGCCTACGTGCGAGGGTTCGTATCAGCCGACGACAGGAAGTGGCAAAAGTATTTCAAAAAGGAAATCCTACGAAATAGCAAGACATTGGCCTTCATTGGCATCGTGGTCATGACCATAGTTTCATTGTTCTTGCTTTGAAGGAGATGATATGACCGCAATGGATAAATCGAGAAAAATATTAGATAGCATCATGCGTATTCTAAAAATAGATAAATTGCCTAGAGGTTCATTCGTGGAAGGGTTTGGCTCGGTGGCTTATATTCGATACAACGGAAATATTCAGTGCAAGACCGACGATGATACCGCAATGACTGATGAACTTGCCGATGAGATGGCTCTCAAAATAATCGAGCGGGAAGGTGTACCTAAGTACAACGGCTCACCGGATTTTCTGGCGCCGGATGACTTGCCACCGTGTCTAAGAAGTAGAGGAGCATAGGATGCCATTGAAGAAGATTGGAATAACGGAAACGTATGACCCGTGCTTCGTGCCCGACTGGGAAACGAAACTCTTGGAGGCGAATATCGTAATTTCCAAGGAATTGAACGATGAGATGATTGAGAAGCTCTTGATTGTCAAGGACAGGGTCATCTTCCACCATACGGTCACCGGGCAGGGCGGCTCCGTTTTGGAACCTAACGTGAATCCTCCGGCAGTCGAGTTTGAACAGTTCAAGAAACTAATATCCAGTGGGTTCCCCTGGACTCATTATGTACTACGCGTAGACCCGATAATACTGCTTGACTCGAAAACTCAGGAACGCGTACTGAATGTATTGACCATGTGGCACTCATACGCGTCAGTCTTTCTGCATGACGTCATCAGGTGCCGGATATCCGTGGTAGACCTGTATCCGCATGCAAGGGAGCGCCTTGCTGCCGCCGGTGTAGATGTATTCTATGACGGGTTTAAGGCGCCGCCTGCAGTGTTCGCCAGGATAGCCAAGATAATCGACCCTTACAATGATTATCTGGATTTCGAATGCTGTGCCGAGCCCGGCTTTGCAAGGTATGGCTTCATCAAGCAGATGGGATGTGCCAGTCACGAAGATATCAGGCGTCTGGGGCTTAACCCCGACGACTATGGAATGCCTGAGACTAAACAGCGTGGCGACTGCCTTTGCCTGGCGAAGAAGCAGATTTTAGGTGTTAAGCCGGGCAGATGCCCTCATGGTTGTCTGTACTGTTTCTGGAAGGATAAGTGATATGCACCTGGAACCTATATTTGGACTTATCATACGGAAGGAAACCAGGGACGCGATGTGTCACGAGGAAGCTGCCGGCGGAATCAAGGAGCCATAATGCAAGAAGAGCAATTTAAAATCATTGGCCGGAGCGTGTTCCCGGCAATAAAGTTCTATCGCAACGGGAATGCTGTAATCGCACAGCTTCCGCACGGGGATTCCAGTCTATCGCTCGCTGAGAGGGACGCAATCGAGACATTGGCGGAAGAACTGGAAAACGATTCGCACTAGGACTTAAGGAATTATCATGAAAAAGAAAAAATACGAGAAACCCGAAATTGAGACCCTGGAAATGGAGACCGAAGAACTGCTGGCGCATTCAGGGCACGGAAATTCCAACCACGGGCACGAGACGGCATGCTCCCACGGGGCGCATGCGTGGTTCTGCGATGACGAGGGGGACGACTGATGACCCTGCCGATATTTGCCCTTGTTGCCACTATAGCGTTGATGCTTGCCATAATCATTGCGTGCATCATCGCCGCAGTCACCACAATTCGTAGCGAATGGGCTGACCGTAACCTGCATTTGCACAACCTAACATGGCCGTACCGCGTCGTGGAGACGATGGAGGGGAAGTTCATGGTGCAGCGGTATGTCAGACGGAAAAAGTACTTCGAATGGGCAGAGGTGAACCAGTATGACTCGCTCGATACAGCCAAGGACATCTGCATAATGTATACGGCAATCCTCATGAAAAATCGATATAATACGATGACGAAAGAGGAGCGGGAAAGGATGCGCGACTACAATAACAGTGTAAAGCAGGTCGTTCCCATAGGCCACCTTACCGAGCAGGTATGTTCGTACATGAAGCGCAGTGAAACCCTGTCCGACCTGGACAGAAACGAACTGGACTACATCACGAGCAAGGAATTCGTAACTACGCACGGAGATAAGTGATATGATAGAATACAAGGGAATGAAACTGGAAGAGTTCACGTCGGACAAGCCGGTCGTGTTCGATGAACCTAGAAAATCGTTATTATGGGATAATTCCGGCAACACCTGCGATGGGTGGCTACTTGCGTATATTCCCGGGCGAGATAAGCCAGCCATATCAAAACGGCATGTCTGGGTTCACTGTGCCATACTCCCTCCTCCCCGCATTGCGACCAACCGCGAACTGCAGGCATGGTGCGCCCAGGGAAAGGGACAGGTACACTACTCCGGGGCAGTCAACGTCCACTCGTTCTATTCCTACCAGAACGAGGAGGACGACACCCTGGTTACAAAGGATATTTCCGTGCGCAAGTGGGGGGATACCGTCTGGCACGAACCTACGACCGAATACCTGGGACTTACTGAATGAGCAATCCCGAGTCCATAGACTGGAAGGAAGTCCGCCGGAGAATCGCGGAGACTCCCGTCATCGTCCCTCCCGGTCCCTCCCGGAAATCCCTGGAGAGGCGCCGTAGGAGAGACCGGGAGCGGTGGCGGAAGTACTACAAAGAGAACCCCGAGCACTGCCACGCCAGGCAGAAGGAATGGGAACTGGCGAACCCGGAGAAGGTGAAGGCCAAGAGGCAACGGTGCTACGAGAAAATGAAGCAGGACCCGGTACGCCTCGAGAGGAAGCGCCAGAGGAACCGGGAGTACAAGGCAAGGAAAAGACTTGAGAAACTGACCGCACAGGCGGCATAGGAATACCATGGCAAGGAAATACAAGAAATCCGTCTATTTCGGCATAGTGGCAGATTGCGACTGCAGGGCAGTTGCCATGTGCAACCTGTTCTACGAGCCTTCCGGAAAGCCCCGTGTAGGCCATCTGAAGGCCGACCGGTATCAGGAATTCGACTACGACAGGTTCATGCGGAAAGGATATGCCGAAACCTCCCACGGATACACGGTATTGAAACGGGATGTCGACGTATTTGCCACTGCAGCGAAAGCGTTCGGAAATGACGGGTTCAACCGGTTCATCGCCTCGATAATCCGACTGAGCGCACTGGAAGACGCCCTGGATGCACCGGGAGTGGGTGACCGGATACTCTACTTGGCCAAGATGAGCCTACACAGGACAGGAGGAAAGTTGGCACACATGGAACTAATGCATGACAGCATGCTCAGGCTGGACAAGTTCGTACTGGACCGGGGGTTCGCTGCTACCAAGGAGTCACCCAAATGACCATAGACTTCAACGAGATGTCCGACGACCGGTACTGGAACCAGGAACCGGTCCTTCTCCTTGTAGGAAATACCGTCCACGAGGCGATGTTCGAGAACAGCCGCGGGTGGTTTTACCTGTACAACCACATGCAGTTCACTGACGAGGGCGAATACGAGGACCTCCCGGACTATATCGACGAATACGATGAGCGTCTCCGGGGATGGGCGTTCGCCCGGCAGATATAAAAAACCGGTGTCCCAAAGGACACCGGCTTTTTCTTATGGCAAACTCAATCAGGCCCGCCGGACATCCACTATATTTTCCAGTTTCTTACTGGCTTCATGCATGTCCCTGGCCATGACCTTGACTTCCTCCTGTACGAGGTCGCTCCCCTTAATCTTCCTGTCCTGCATCTCCTGCCATGTCAGGTAGCGGGTCACAATGAAGGGGATTTCGGAGCGGTCGTCCTCGAACAGTTTCCTGACACGGTCGAACTTGTCCTTCGTTATCTCCTTGAACTGGATGTGGCGCATGTTGTTGTAGTCCAGCCTCACGGGGAACCTGTTCCCGAACACGTCGGTGCACGACATCTCTATGTATCCACGCCCGTACATCTCGTTAACCGCCCAGAATCCGTCGACGTATAGGTACAGCTTCTGCCTCCGGTAGACGGGCTCGCCACGGTTCGTATAGTTTTTCTCACCGTGGTGCGGCGCATAGGCCGATTCCGGCTTCTGGAAGTACGAACAGTTGTCAAACCTGGTACCTACCTGCTGTACGTCGATAAAGGCGATGTACCGCATGGCATATCTCTTGAAGAACCGGGCCACGAACCTGTCTCGGTCGGTCAGGTCGGCACCGTCGTTGAACGCGAACTCCTTGTACTTCGTGTTGATGTACTCGGAATGCTCGGTGAAAGCCTTCCAGACGCGCTCGACTGTCTTCTGCGGTATCATGTCGTACTTCATCTGGATTCCTTTTGGGTAAATATGGCAGGCACCGGGTATATATGGTCGATGTACGGGCAGAATACCTCGGTAGTCACCGGGATGCTGGCACAAAGAATCTTCAGTCCCTTCTTGATGTCCCCCTCAGCTCCGGGAATCGGGTGTATGCCGATAGCGCTCATGGTGGTCTCCTACATTGCGGCATTCATACCGAAGTTTGCGTTCCCCCAATTGACTGCCTGCTCCCGGGTTGCGAAGAAATGTATCCCTTCCGCGCAGTCGGTATGCGGGTTTGGGTCCAGGCTGGTCATGGCGGTATCGCCGATATTATACGGGAATTCCTTGTTGAACCACGAGTGGGCTGCCGGGTCAAGTATCATCATGTTGCTATTCTGGCTAGACCAGAATTTTACCGGTACTATCTTGTCGGTCCGGTAGAAACCTCCCCCGGAATGCACCACGGTGGCATCCATCGGTATATCCAGTTCCAGGATGTACCATCTGAACTCGGTATAGCGGATAACCGCCTTGTATCCTTTGGTTGGGCGTTCCATATTATCTCCCGATGCATCCGATGTAGTCGATGAAAATGGGTTTATTGGCAAGTTCGGTCAGTTCTTCCGGTGACAGCCCGATGCCTCCACGGGGCGGCTGGGTGGCAGTCACGACAACACACGAATGTTTTATGACAAATTCGCGAATTTCCTTGTATTTCCTTTGTAGTTCGGTATAATCCATATTAGTTTTCCTCCTTATGAGGTCCCCTCCGGTGTGCATCGCGTTCGTTGACTATGGAGAAGTCCACGCCGTTCTGCTTGCACAGGGCCTCGAAGTCGGCTATCTTCTCGTTCAGGTAGTATTCTTCCATTTCAGCCTTGAGTGACTCCCGGTCGCACTTCTGGGTGAGTTCCCTGAGCTGCTTCTGGTACTTGCCGCAGAGCGCCTTCAGTTGGTCTATATTGTCAGGTATCTTTATTGCCATATGCCACAAATATAGCAAAAAAGTGGCCTAGTGCGGCCACTTGACTTCCTTTACCTATACCTTCGATATGTAGTCGATTAGGTCGTACTTCATCGACTGTATAAGGCAGTTGTTGGTATCGTCCCCTGTGAACCTACCGAGCAGGTCACATGACATGTCCTCGCTCAGGTGCAGGTATGACGGAATCTTGTCCGGCATTATCTTTTCCACCATTTCCTTCAGTTTCATAGCACAGGCTTCAAGTGTAGTCCCTTCCCTCTCGTTCGAGTCGCACAGCTTGCATATGGCAGTTCCACGTATGTAGTCGGCAAATTCATTTGCCAGTTCGGCGAGGAACTGGTTGACCATCTCGGTAGTAACCTCTTCCCACGGGACTGGATATCTGCCGCCATATAGTTTGAGTGGAGTATTGGCCTTCCCGCAGTACAGGAAATACTCGCTGGCTATGTAGTATTCCGTGCCGTCCGGAGCATACAGGTTTGTCCTGAGGTTCGTAGCATACACTGCCTTGATGTACTTCTCGAGCATATCCAGTTCTGGCCCGGGATACTCGGAGATGGCCCGGGAGAACTCGTAGATGTTCCACTTGGGCGGTTCGATAGGCGGTTCCATCGCGTCAATGAAATCTTCTGTGTTGCTCATACGTCACTCCATCGGCGTCTGCCACATGTAATCATTTGTGAAATACAGGGACCACGGGCCCATCACGATATGCCCGTCGTAGTATCCGTTGAGAAGCACCTTGAACGGCTTCCCTTCCTTTTCCATGTACGGGATGAGGGTGTTCAGGGTCTTTCCTGGTGCCGAGTCATACAGCTCAACCTCGACGGACCACTTGCCGTCGGCACCCTTCTCGGGCTTCCCGGTTACCTTCCCGGCAACCTTGCCCATGTCCAGCTCGAACGGTGCGCGTACCTGGCCATAGGTGACGTACAGTTCCGCTATCACCGGCCAGTCAGTCCTGCGGCGTGCCTCCACCGAAGCCATATACCGTTCCACCAGTTCGTCCGAGGTATGCCCCGGGAGCTCCGGGATAATCATCTCGAACTTCATATGTCATTCTCCCGTGGCAGGACTGTATTCCTCATGGCCGGTGATGCCAATCATTACTTCCTGCTTGTATATGGTGTATCCTTCTTCTGCAAGGCGACTGACCTGGGCCTTCGCCTCGCCGATATCCTTGGTTTCCAGGTAGGCTTCCTCGTAAGGCCTTCGGAACTCCACCTGGTTATACCGGGAGGTCAGTATGCGGGTGGCCGTACCGTTCTTGCATTCCCGGGAGAACCATACGGTATACTGGGACTTGCCTATAAGCCTATTGCTGGCACTGATACCGTCGGGCAGCCGGAAACCCGGATACGCCGAAGCTATCATGGAGACTACGGTAGGTACTGCTATCATGGGTTCTCCTTTCTGAAGTAGATGTTGTTGGCCTTGATGATAGGCTGACCGCCCCAGTAGCATTTATCACCGAATTTCAGCATGAAGTCCCACAGCTGCATCTTGGCCAGCTGCTTCTTCTCACCATCCACCATGTAGTCGGCCACGTGGTACTTGATGAAGTCAGCCAGTCCCTGGGGGTCGTCCCCTAACGCCTCGAGCGTCCCCTTGTTCAGCTCGAAGTAGATTGTATCGTTCAGGTTCACCGTGCTAAGGTTGAGTTCTTCCATGTTGTCCTCCCTATATTCTATATTCCTGTATGCTGAGCAGGGTATCGGTTGCCGGTTTCCCGTTACACCTGAACCGGAAACGGGATGTGCCGGTAAGCATAAGGTGGTCAAGGGCATTCAGCCTGTCGGTGATGCGGTCGGAGGCGAACGTTATTTCGTTGTCCGTATCCGCGTCGAATACAGTTACACACGAACCGCTAAGTAATCGGTACGCCTCATCCGTGAAATGTATGGATAGGTCCTCCCGCTTGAACCCGTGCGATACGATATGGCCGGTATATAGCGACGATTCCAGTAAAAATACCATGTTTGGCTCCTTGGTTTGCTACAAATATAGCAAAAACTGGGGCTACCGGGAAAATTGCTATATTTGTGGCATGAAGAAACAGGAACTATTCAACCTTCCGGAAGAAGGTGCCGAACTCATCCGGCTATACGATGAAATCAAGAACACTGACGACAGCCAGTTCGTCAACCCGGCCAGCAAGAAGGAACGCTTGCTTGGTATGGTAGATGAATTGCATGCCGCTCTGCAACAGGTAGATGACGGAAATGCGTCCTTCGACTATGTGGCGCATATTGCCTCCGACTTGCTTGCGCAGTGCAATGCCAAGGAAGCAAAGGTCAGGTACGACAAGACCAAGGACCAGATGCTCGGCGAAATAGTGGCCAAGCTCCGGCCGATTGTCACCGATGCCTTGCTGGGAAAGAACGTATGCGTAAAGGGCGGTCCGGACAATTTTCAGTATTTCAAGGTATACGAGGTCATCGTCAAGAGGTATGCGTTTAACGAGCTATGTATACTTTTCAAGGGGTTGGGCTTCGAAATATGGCCAAAGGCGTTCAACTGTAAAGGAAATGCTTTCCCTACATTCGGCGCAAAGTCCGGACATGGCGTGCGGCTTGTACTAACCGGGAAAGACCCGTTTGCCGATGAATGGCTATACGTGCTTTCCGACGAGGAAATGACAAGGGTGTTCCGCACCACAATCGACGACATGGCCAAGACCATGGAAATACCGGGGTACTGATTGGAAGGAGTAATCTATGTGGGGATGCGTAAATGGATATCCATTCGGCTCGTCCGCCGGAGACAATGAGGTCAGAAATATTCTACAGCCGGTACTGGACAAGTACCCGGAAGCGAAGCTGGACTACGACGAGTTCCATTCGATTACCCTGGAGTATTTTGGCCATACAATGCACTTGGAAGCCATATTCTTCCCTTTTGATGAGCGTCATGTGGCCGAGATAGTGGACTCGTGCATACGGTGTGCTTCAAAGGAACAACTGTTCTACGACCGTCTGGAATATCTCAAGGAGATATTTGATAGGTTCCCAAGCGCGTTCATGGACATAGACAAGGACGGACGGCTTGTACTGGACTACCACGGTCGGCAGTATGACCTGGAGACCGTATATGACGTGAGGGATTCGCTTAGGCTCCTATTGCTTGCTAAGGACATGAGGGCGAATGACGAGTATGACGCGAGGGAAAAGTAATACAACAACTAATTAATGGAGATAGCCAGATGATTACCTTTGAAGAAGCACACAGGATACTGGACAGGGTCGAGCAGAAGAGCAAGGACCAGAAAGCCGTGGCAATCGAGCGGTTCGACCGGTTCATCCACACGATGGCACTGTACCACGAGGACTTCAGCAAGACATGCGAGCTCGCCATGCGTAGGTACCGCATGAACCATCCTAATGGCGACGACGAGAATTTCTGCTACGGCAGCATCGACACAAATCCCGTATTTCTGCAAGCAGTTCATGACGAAGCAGGCAATATGGCCATTTCCCTCGCCGTATTTAAGCATACCGACTATGGCCAGTACCAGATTGTTCTTCTTCCAAACGGGCACATCCGGCTGGACGGTCAGTGGACTACCATCGAAAAACTCAGGGACCGCCTCTGCGGAACCGACGACCTCAACAGTAACGTAATGGTTAACGTGCCGATTACTTTCATGTACCTCCTCGACTGGCTGGAAGTGATGGTTCCAGATAGGCTTGGACAACTGAAAGTTCTACTGCTGGAATTTATAGAAGCACTGGAGAAATAACATGACAACCCAGAAAAATACACCCAAGAAGACCCTGGATGCCGGCAAACACAAGGAAACGTAATATGACCAGATTCACGCGTGAACTCGAAGAGCTCAAGAAGCTCGCCGACAATAGAGATACTGAAGTGGCGCACCTGAACGCTGATGGTATTCTCTGCGATATTCTTAAGAAGCTCGGCGAAGAAGACATAGTGAAAGCGTACAATGCCGTCAAGAAGTGGTATGCATAATGAATAACCGAGGAATAGAAGCATGGCCACTCAGAAAAAGACACCCAAAAAGACCCTGGACGACGCCATCAAGGCGCTATCCAAGGCAAAGACCAAGAAACAAATTTCGAAGTGCGCCGGTGAAGTCATAAAGCTGGCCGAGGAGAAGCCCGAACGGACGAGGACCAGCCCGAAGTATTCCCGCTTCATAAAGGCCACCCCCGACCTGAAGGGCAGGCTCGTCACCAGGTTCTACGTGGACAGGACCCTCGACTTCTATGTCACCGATGTGAACTACCGCCGCCCTTTAGGGCGGCGGTAGTTCACATGAAAATGGCTATTTCAGCCAAAATACCCAGGAAAAAAATACATTACCAATTTTCAAAAATCGCGTCGATTTCCACAAAAAACGGTATAGTTTCCTGTACAGAAAACCAACGAGGCCATCAATGTACAGGGGAATATACAACCTCCGCTCCGCAGACGACAACATTATACTCACCGCCGAGCAACTAGAAGAAAGCATCAAGTGCTCCAAGGACCCGGTGTACTTTTTCAGGAACTACTGCTATATACACAATGCGAGACAGGGACTGCACCTGTTCCAGCCACGACCCAGACAGCTGGCAGAAATCCCGGTGCTTTCATCGGAGAAGATGGTCAAGTCCGACTGGTACCGGCAATCCGGATATACCACGCTGGTACTGGCGCTCATGCTATGGAAGGCGATGTTCACCGCAAATACCGCATGCCTATACATGATACCCAAGAAGGAACTGGCATACGAAAACTTCAACGAGAAGGTCCGCCAGATGTACCTCGCGCTCCCTGAATGGCTACAGACGGGAGTCAAGGAATGGACGCACGAGAGGATAAGGCTAGCAAACGGTAGCATTTTCTGTGCCAAGGCGGCATCCGCCGACAATGCGGCTGGTATAGGATGGGACTACATATTCATCGACGAGTTTGGCTGGATTAAGGACAAGGCCATGATGGAAATAGTCAACCGGCTGTTCCCGGTCGCCTGGTCCTCGAAGAAACAGCACCTGATACTGGGCCAGAGCCACCGGTTCGGACGGCAGACACCCGCCAACCTGCTGTTCTGGCAGAACAACACGCTGCCGTTCCACGTGTCCGAGTTCACATGGGACCAGGATGAGCGGCTGGACGCGAAGTGGGCAGAAGCGGAGAGGCTGCGTATCGGGGACCGGAACTTCGAGAAGCAATACTGCGGGAAGATAGAGATGAAGGACGACCCGGACGGACTCCCTGAACAGTTCGGCAGGTGGACCGTATGGGCGGAGGGAAAGTTCCCGGATGTCAAGGAACGCTCCGGAGGAAGATACATTTGTACTGTAGCAATGTTCAGCCGGTCCACCGGCCTGCCGGTAGGCACACCGCATATAGATGTGCTGGCCGCGGATGGCAACGGCGTGTTCCACGGGCTGTTCAGCGACGACGGGACATACGAGAAGGTAGTCGCATGGATGCCAGCACCGGAGATACCCGGGGAAGTCCGGGAGATTTACGGGGAGTGAGTTGGGGGCTACCGGGAGACTACCGGGAGGCCACCTATATCCGGCAGTAAGAGTTGACGAACTCCCTTATCGTATTTACCGTGGAGGAACCGTTGTCGAAATCGCAGCATATGCTTTCGTCCCCTTCTCCGGTGTACTTGACGTGCTTAACGCTCCATCCCGTAGGACCGTAAAGGTCATAACCCAAGGCGGACTCTGTGATTCTGAGCGATTCCTTAAGTACATTCCTGTATTGCATGACGCCATAGTTCTCCTTGCAGAATATCTCTATGGTGGGCGAGCCTGCCGTGAAGGTCACCGAGAAAGAGTACGGGGTGCCGTCGGGAGTGCGCTCATCCCGGCGTATCCGGCAAATCTGCTCCATGAAGTTGTCCACCGCGATGGCTACCAGGGAATGCCTGGCATCGGCTTCGATAGCGGCGATTGCCTCCAGCGAGTCCAGCCTCGTCCTGTACTCATGGATTGCCTTGTCCTTCACCTCGGAAAGCTGCTCCGGGCTGATAGGAGTGGGGTATACTTTCAGGTTGCCGTCGTCGAACTTGACCTCGAAACTTAGTCCTCCGTCTAGCGTTATCCTCATGTGGCGCTCCTTTGCTTATGCGCTATATGGGCAAATATAGCAAATTCCGGCGGGGAGCACCGGGAGGCTTGCCTGCCGGTACCGGGTCAACCGGGAGGGCCCTAGGTGGTACGCGGGGTATACCGGGGGAGAGTACTGGTTCATAGTGTACAATATTAGTAATCAATATTTTACAATTATCGGCGGGAAAGATGCCACCCTTCAGGGTGGCATATGAGAGCCGACGAAAAAATAGAAAAAGAACTTGCATTTTTGAAACTGTTAAACTATATTAGGAACTGTCAGGCCGAAGGACACTAAATATGCGGGTACCTCCGGAACGGAGGAAACTTATGATGGTGGACTGGTGGACCTATATATCCAAACCTATTCTGGAACGGACAAGTTCGCTGGGTTGAAACCAGAAGCTGCCGCCCTTTAGGGCGGTCTGTAGTTCACATTGTTGAATGGCTACTATGGAAACGCATCTTATCATGTTGCGGGATGCCTTCGATGCATCCCGGATTGCCGGAGTAAATGTCCGGGAATTAATTGACGCCGGTATACCTGTCGGTGACATGGATATCGGTTTCGCTACTTACTTCGACATATGTCCGGGCTGGGAGCCAGGTACCGCCTGGCCAGGAACCTCCATGGACGATGGTTATCCGCTTATTGGGATGATGGTGCATAGCTGTCCTGCCGGCTATAGCGTTTCACATTCGGTTTTCGACAAGTGGCATTTCTACCTCAGGACAAAGGTTTAAACAAAGGATAATGTTATGGCTGCAGCAAAGAAAAAGGGAGCAAACGCGCTTGCGGAGAATCCGTGGGCATTTTTCGATACGGTCGTTACGACCGACAAGTTCGTCGACGCGGGTGTTGACCGCCCGACGTACGGTTTCGCAGATTCCGGGAGCTACGCGCTGAACGTGCTTCTTTCCGGCGACGTCTATGGGGGATTCCCCAAGAACAAGGTCGTGCAGACGGCAGGCCTGCAGGGTTCCGGTAAGTCCCTGCTCGGCAAGTACAACTTCTGCCCACCGCTGTTCAAGGACAACTACTTCATCTACTATATCGATACCGAGAACGAGACCACCCGGAAGGACCTCGAGTTTTTCGCATCCTTCCCGTGTCAGCAATTCAAGGTGCTTCACTTCCATACGGTAGAGGATTGCCACCACGGTATCTCCACCATCCTCAAGCAGCTCGAAGATTATATGGAGAAGAACAAGACGCTCATCAACCCGCACAAGGTTGCTTTCGTCCTTGACTCCCAGGGCATGCTGTCCACCGCCAAGAACATCACCGACGTGCTCAAGGGTGACGACAAGACCGACCTTACCAAGGCAAAGAAGCTCTCTGCGATGTACCGTGACCTTACCTTCCGTCTTGGTGAACTCGGTGCCCCGATGTATGTCACCAACCACATGTACCTTGACCCGAACGCGGCCACCACCCATACCGAGACCAAGAAGGTCGCCGGTGGCGAAGGCGCCAAGTATTCTGCTTCCATCATCCTGTCCGTCTACAAGATTACCGAGCGTGTCGACAGCGGAAAGAAGGATGACTACGGCAACAAGGTCAAGGAGGTCCAGGGTATCTTCATCCAGGTCGGTAACATCAAGAACCGCCTTGTCCATGAAGGACTTAGCACCCGTCTCTACCTGAGCTACAAGAATGGTCTCAGCCGCTACTACGGTCTCCATGTCTGGGCGCAGGAAGCCGGTCTCATCGTTCCCTACACCAAGCAGGCCGACTGGCCTGGCCTGGAACTTCCGAGGAACCCCGACGGTTCCACCTTCCTCGGCAAGAAGTGGGTTATCTGTGACCCGCGCAAGCCCCGTACGGAATGGCTGGTCGCTCCGGAGAACAAGATTCATTCCGCCAAGTATATCGGTACGATTCTTGACCCGATTAACGACTATGTAAAGGCCAAGTACAAGAACCAGAAGATTGGCGTGTTCGGCGACGAGGATACCGAGCAGGCTACCGAGGATGAGCTTGCCAACGTAGACGAGGCCGCGCTCGACCAGGCAGACGCCGAACAGAACAGCCGGTTCATCCGGGAGGCTGCCCAGAAGGCGGAGGCCCTCGGGCTGGTCGCAGAAGGCTCCGCCGAAGACTAATTAAAAAAGTTGAAGACCGGCCCCTCTCCGGGTCGGTCTTTTGCTATATTTGGGAACGAACGAACTCGGATTTTGACTGCTATGGAAAATTTGCAAAATCCTACGTTCGCGCAGCCTGTTCCGGCGATGCAACCGGGGTATCCCCCGGTAATGCAACCGCCACCTCCGCAGCAGCTACCGGTAGCTCCCGGTGGCTACATGCAGCCCCAGCAGCAGGTATATGCGTTAACGCGGGAAGACTTGGTAATTAGGGTATTCTTCCAGGATTCGGTAGTGGGACCAAAGCTACGCGATTCCCTGCGTGCGGAACTGTTCCAGGACGTGAACAACCGCAACATCGTGGAAATTATCCGGAAGTACATGCATAAGCATGGTCGTGTACCAACGGCACAGGAACTTATCACCGGCATGGGGGCGAACGACTACGCCATACAGGCCCGTGACAAGCTGATATTCATCTACAACACACCCATCCAGACGATGCATCAGGACTACGTGGTTCTGATGGTTGAGTCCTTCTTCAAGGAACGTCTGGCCGAGGAGGTGTTGGTGTCTGCCGCGGAGCAGATTCACGACAAGAAGGTTGATGGGATACGTGACCTCATCCCGCGTTTGCAGGCTGCAGTCACGTACAGCCTGCATACCGACCTGGGTCTCAACCTCTATTCGGATGCGGATACGGCACTGGCGAAATTGCGCGAGCAGAAACAGTGCATCCCCTCCGGTATCAATGAGATACGATACTACACTGGTCGCCCGGGACTTGACGGAGTCATGGTCGGGGGCGGATACTACCGCAAGACGCTTTCCCTGTTCGTCGGGCAGCCCAACATAGGTAAGTCCCTTGTCCTCTGCTCGGAGGCGGCATACGCATACAAGAGCGGGTTCAATGTCCTCTACATAACCCTGGAACTTGCCGAGGACTATGTGTGGCAGCGTCTCGCGGCCAACATATGCGAGGTGGACTTCTATTCGGTGATGAGCCTTACCGGTGACGAGGTCAGGAAGAAGATTGACGAGAATGTCGCCAGGTTCTCCGCTACCGGCGCCCGTCCGGGACAGCTCCAGGTTCGCTACATGAAGACCACGACCACCCCGGTGGAAATCGAGGCGGTCATCGACTCGTTCGAGATTGCTCACGGTAAGTTGGATTTGCTGGTCGTTGACTATATCGGTATCATGAAGCCGGCGAGCCGTGGCAGGGTCTCGGAGTCAAGCATGTACCAGGACGGTGTCGCCAAGGCCGAACAGCTTCGCGATATCGCCATCGAGAGGAACTTCGCCTGCCTTTCCGCAGTGCAGTTCAACCGTTCCGGCTACCACAATACCGAGGCGGGCATCGAGTCGGTCGAGGGTTCTTCCGGTTACGCCGAGACTTCCGACCTGATGATTTCGCTGACGGCGAACGACGTGCTCCGAAGCATGGCGATGTTCAGCCACTATATCCTCAAGTCCCGCCTCGGACCGGCGCTCGTTACCTTCCTTACACGGTGCGACTTCAAGCAGATGCGCTGGTTCAGCCCGAGTAAGGAGGAGGTCAATGCATACAACACGGCTGCCGCCGAGGCGGAACCGCAGATGAACGCTCCCCAGAGGAACGGACAGAAGGGACAGCCGAAGCGTGCGGTAAGCAAGCCGGCAGAACCCCAGGCCCTCCCGGAGGCTACCGGGGAGACCCAGGAGGCCGTCAAGGTAGAGACCGTGGCGGACTACGTATGAAGATTGCCGGAATAGACCCGTCGATGAACTCGTCAGGAAAGGTCATAATGGACCTGGACGACGAGACGTTCGACGTGAATGACATCCAGTTCTACGGGTACCAGCCGAAGCTGAACGCGGTTCTGGAGACCGAGCATGTCCATATCATGTGCAGCGGGACAGACTACGACAAGGTCCCGATGCTCGTAAGGCAGGAGCGGGCTATCAAGATTCTCGAGCGGGACATGGAGGATGTCAAGTACATCTCCTTCGAGGATTACGCCTACGAGAAGGCCAACGAGGGCAACAGCAACTCCATTTTCCAGATTGGGGAGTTCTGCGGGGCGTACCGGCGGCACTTCTACCTGCAGGGGAAGGGCATCATAACCTACGGTATATGCCAGATTAAGCACTTTGCCACCGGGAACGGGGACGCCAACAAGATTGCCATGTGTGAGGCCATGAAGGCGGTCTACCCCCAGTTCTACTATCCGGAGTTTGAGCAGTTCCCCAAGCAGTACGAGAGTCCGCATTCCGACCTTTGCGATGCCTTCTGGATGTGCGAGATACTCCGTAACCACATCAAGTATGATATTTTGGGACCGGAGAGCCTCCCGGAGGACACCCTGGCGCTGATGCGGTTCCATACTGCCAAGAAACAGTACGATACCAGGGCGTTGGTGGACTATTCCATGGTGAGAATGGCCGACTGGCCGGTGGATTTGGAACTTCTTACCCATCGGAAGAAGCCGAAAAGGAAGAAAAAGGCGTAGTTTTCCGTATGGATATGAACCATACGGTACTACGATGGCCTACACTGTCGAAGAAGACGAAAAAATAGACGGCGACCCGCAGGAAACTGACGGTGTGAACCGTGAAGACGAGATTGACACCTCGGGCAAGAGGAGCAAGCTGGGCGACAAGGACATCGCCCACGAGATTGACGAGTTCCTGAAGAAGCCCAGGTTCCCCGGTGACATCTGTATCACCTTGAAGATGCCCGACAACTACCTGAAGAAGGCACGGGACAAGCTCAACCTAGCACTCTGGAACGCATACCGCAAGTACGCAAGGACGGTAACCCGTACTGACCGCTACGGTAACGAGTACGAGGTACCGGGCTTCGGCATGTTCGACATACTTATTACGCTCGATTCCTACGTAGACCCGGTAAAGCTCAGTGCAGTGCTTGACAACGACATCAAGCAGAAGGTTGCCGAGGAGCGCGGCATCAGGATTTCCGATGACGAACTCGAATATGTGGCGAAGCACCCGGGAACTGCCAGGGCGGACAAGGACTCCCCGGATATAGTGGAATGTCCCGAGTGCCACGGTACCGGAGAGGTGGACGGTGAGGAATGTTCCCTCTGTCTTGGACAGGGCAAGGTCGCCCGTGTTGTGGACGATGTTCCGGCAGTCGAAGCCGACGATGACGAACTCGACCTCGCACAACTGGACAGCATGATGCTGAGGACACTGAAGAATGGCTAGGTTCAAGTTCCCTAAATACGCCGATACCCTCCGGGAGGAGAACGAGGAGTTCGAGAAGATGTTCGCCGGCAGGGAAGAGGAAATCAAGTCCCAGACGGCGCTCATAGTCAATGGCGACCTGGAGGCTGCCGGCCATAACCAGCTCGTAGTCACGGAGAAGGCCAAGAACTGGCTCGCGAAGCTCCGGGAGGAACACCACAACCCGATGATTGGCAAGGACTACATGATGCGTGCCCCGGAATTTGAGAGAGATTCCGAGGAAGTATCCAAGTCGGAATGCATGAGCGACGCCGAGGCCGACAAGATTCTCACCGTGCAGGACGATAAGAACGAGAACGTGCGCCATATCGACGACGACTTTAACCCGAACATCACCGAGGTCGAGCTGTCCCATGACGAGGTTTCCCGTCGGTTCGTGGAGGCCTGCATCATCGACAACACGACCCAGAAGTGCATCGACTGGAAGTTCGAGGACATCCTGTCGGAATGCGCGGCTGAACTTGAGAAGGAATTCGGCAAGGAAGACTACAAGATTCCGGATGATTTCGACCAGCTGGTCGAGGCTTCCCTGGAAAAAGCGGAGAAAATGCAGCTTATCGGCATGGAAACCGCCCCGAAAATCGCCATTCCGCACCTCAATGACGAAAAAAAGTAGCCGAGTGGCACTTTTTGACAACGCATTTTGCTATATTTACTCGTGAACCGTTAGCCGGGCATGCTAGACGGCTATCGGTTTAATGTAAAACCGGTTAGAAACAAGGCCTTGAAGGGGCCTAGGAAACTGCTATGACAAACACACCAAACACAATGCAAGCAAATGGCGGTATGCTTTCTGTTACCGCCCCCGCAGCACCCACGGCAGCACCGGGTGCAAACCGCTCAGCCAACAAGGACGAACGCATGTGGCGCCCGGTTGTCACCAAGGACAACCCGGAATACGTTGCGGTAATCCGTACGCTTCCCAAGGGCCGCGACCTTAACGCCTATCCGGCAGTGTGCGTCCTCGTCCACCGCATACGCGACATGGTCACGGGCAAGGTGCTCTACGACAAGTGCTGCAAGAACAACCCGAACGTCCGCACCTGCCCCTACTGCGAGGATGCGTGGGGACGCTACAACGAGGCCAAGAAGCGCCCGGGCATCACCAAGGAACAGCTCGGCAAGTTCCTCCAGCAGACTGCCGACGAGGAATGGTGGCAGAATATCTATGTCCGCCAGGACCAGAACCATCCGGAACTCAACGGTACAGTGAAGGTCTGGGCGATGAGCCGCGGACAGCACAACCGCTTCCAGAAGCCGGTCGACAACTGGAACGCCAAGCACGACCCATCCAAGCAGGTACCTGGCGCAATCAATGTCGATACAGGTGACGACTTTATCCCGTACGACCCGATGCAGGGCCGTGACTACTACATCGCCGGCAAGTGGGATGCCGAGAAGTCTTACGGTGGTCGCCGCAAGGGCGCCCCGACCTATGACGGAAGCACTTTCGTCAAGGACTCCACCCCGCTCGCCTACCAGATGGTCCAGGACCCGAACACGGGCATGGTCGTCTACCAACCCGACCAGAACCAGATGCTCGCCATCCTCGACCAGTGCCATGACCTGAGCTTCGCATACGACAATATCCCGACCCCGGAACAGGCTACGGCTAACCTCGCCCAGTTCTGGGACGAGTGTGCCAAGGCCGCCGCAGAACGCCAGCAGTACGGTGGCGCCCGCGGTGCCGGCAACCAGGGCTACCAGCAGCCCCAGCAGCCGCTCTACGGCCAGGCTCCGGCCAACTACGGTGCACAGCCGTTCGCTACCGGTATGCCCGGTGTTCCGCAGAACAACATCCCGCAGGTCCCGAGCAACGCCAACATCAGCATGTCGTCCGACCCGGCTGCATTCATGGGCCAGGCCGCCCAGATGCCTCCCCCGATTCCCGAGGCTGCCGCTCCGGCTACCCCGGCTTTCGCCCAGGCACCTATCCCGGCAACCATGCCCGGCCCGATGGCTACACCTACCGCTCCGGCAGCTCCCGCAGCACCCTCGTTCGTGCCCCCGGCAGCCCCGGCAGCACCCGCTGCTCCTACAGCCCCGTCCTTTGTGCCACCGGCAGCACCTCCCGTGCAGCAGCCGATGACGCAGTTCGCACAGCCGGCTGCACCGCAGGCTAACCCGGCTCCTATCGTGGAGACGGATAGCGACGAAGACCTCCCGTTTTAATTTGTATGTAATGACTCGTAAGTCAATACGACGGATTATAGCGAAAATCTGACCATTTAGGGACCGGCATCAACTTGCCGGCCCCTTCTTTTTTGCTATATTTGGTTCAAGAATGGCAATAAGTTTCGACGACATACCCGCGTCGGTGTACGACTCGTTCATACACGAGCAGTTCGAGCAGTATGCCCTGGATGACTCCCATCCGGGGTTCTACAACTTCGTATGTCCGAATCCCGAGTGCGGGGACATGAACTTCCCTAACAAGAAGAAGGCGTATATCTATACCGATACCTGGCTCTATGTGTGCTGGAAGTGCGGTGAGCGCATGCATTTCGCCCGGTGGCTGAAGGAGCATGACGAGCAGGCATACCAGCGGCTCCTGTTCATGGCCTTCGGAAATGACCGTGGCCAGAAGAAGGAGGCGCCCTCCCCGAGACCAGAGAGGAAACTGGATGCCACCCTCCCGTTCAAGGACGGGGAACTGATGTCCATTTACGACAGCGACCCTCTTGCACAGGCGGCGCTTGCCCTGTGCCGCTCCCGGAGAATCCGGGAGGAGGTATACTCGGAGTGGTTTGTGTGCCGCCAGGGCGAGCAGTTCTACGACCGGGACGAGGCAGGCAACATAAAGTATGATGACTATGGCCGTCCGAAGGGAAACGATTACAGGAACCGCATAATCATCCCGTTCTACAAGTTCGGCGGCAAGTGGGGCCAGTTCGACGCCCGTGCGATAGACCCGAACAACCCACTCCGCTACCGGAACTTTACCGGTGTCAAGCGCGGTGCCTACAATATCGACTTCATCAACTACTCCGAGACAATCTACATTCTCGAGGGTACGATAGACTCTACCTTTATCCGCAACTCCATTGCCATTGGCGGCATCCCGCACTTCGGCGAGGTGATTGCCGAGAATCCGCAGCTTGCTGCCGCCAAGGACAGGATAGTTGTGCTGTGGGATAATGACCCGGAAGGGCGCAAGGCGAGAACGGGAACTACCTGTGACCAGGGGTACAAGTGGTTCTCCTGGGACGGGATACACAGCAAGGACGTGAACGGGGCGGTGATGTCCGGGGAGTTCCCGGTGGATGCCGACGGTTTCGTCGATAGTAATTTTCTGAAGTCCCGCACGAGGGACCCAGAAGGGGCGAGTATCCTGTTCACCATGAAGTACGGCAACATGAAGAAGGAGGCTTCGAGGAAGCGGTTCGACGCACTGAAGGCATTCCGCGAGGGACGGGCGAAGCCGAACAACCGTCCGGAGGTTCTGTTCTGATGGCTAACGTACTCGTGCAGGCATACAGGAACCGGTTCCTCGACCGTGAGTTCATAGACTACAACTTCATTACCAGGATTACCCATATCCCGTCCGAGCAGTTGAAGCGCCTAGGAGTATTTGACGGGCTTCCTTACAGGTATGACCCGCAGGGGCACAAGGAGTTCCGCATGACGGACGCCATGTCCGCCCTTGCCAAGGCGAAGCTTACTCCGCCAGACAACCTGCACCCGCTGTACGAGTTCAGTGTAGCCCAGGCGATGAACGAGCTCCGCATCAAGCCGGAGTCGGTAAATGCGCTGATAAAGAGCGGGAAGCTCCGTACGCATGTTTCGGAATATGACAATTACCGCAAGATTTACCGCAAGGACCTGGAATATTACCGGCGGAACTGGGACCCGGTGTATCTTGCTGAATTCATGAAGGTTCCTCTCCGTAGGAGCATGGCCGCGCTCATAATGGGAATCCGTGCATCGACCATATGGAGGCTAGAAAGGACAAAAGCAATTACACCCATGCCCAGGAAGAAGGGCGAACGGGTAAAGTACAGCAAGGCCGAGGTACTGAGGTACCTGCATAGCCGGAAGGTGCGCGTGTACCGGAAAGACCCGCTGCCCGAATACATGAACTCCGAGCTGGCTCTGGTATATTCCGGGTTCTCCACCAGTAAGTTCAAGCAGCTTAGCGATGTAAAGCGGCTGAATGCTGAATGGCATACGTTCCCGGACGGGAAGAAGATGTGGGTATACAGCAAGGCAAGGATTGACCAGATTCGGGAAGAGGAACTAGCTCGGGAATATTACTGTGAGGGACTGCCTTACTATACACGTAGGGCAATCAAGTACAAGTTCTTCAAGACTGACCGGTGGGTGGACATGTTCATCGTAGGTAAATGCCGCCGGATGCACGACAAGAAGAGAATACTGTCCCCTGACGAAAAAGGCGTGTCATCGCAGGGATGGGTCAAGGAGGACGTGGAGCAGGTGGTCGCGTCAGGCGTCGACTTCAAGTTCAGGAAGAAACAGAAGCCACTGTCCCGCGTTACCCGCAAGTACATGAGAGTCGTAGCAGTGGCCAAGCCGCCGGTAGCGTTCTCCTCCCCGGTCGAACAGATGGAGGAGGCAATCCGGCTGGCACTGGATGAGAAGGCGGAAAAGAAGAAGAAACACATGGCCGACATAAGGGAAAAGATGAACTATACGATGGCCAGACGCAATGCAATCCGCAATATCCTCACGACAGGCGCATCCAACACCCCGATGATTCCGTCCAGGAATGACTTCCTCAGGTATGCTACTGACCGGCAGATTGTCACGTTCATGATATCGACCGACGGAAAGTCCGGGAGATACCGAGAATATCCGCATACCAAGGAAGAGAGAATTTTCAAGGCCAGGCCGGGACGTAACCTGGGCAGGCGCAAGATAGCCCCGGTATTCGCACGTGCAATCCTGAACGTGCTGACCACATACAACAGGTACAATTTTGAGAAGATACCCGCATGGGTTGTATTGGTGTCATCCACCTCCATGATTACTGACCCGATGTTCCATAGCAAGCTAGCCGCGGTCCCGGATAATGTAGGGGCGGTAGGTCCGTTCGGGTACGGATACATACTTCCGGACGGTTCGTGGGATGCCTGTTCGGAGACATACGGGAGTTACTGGGTGTACAGCGAAATTACCGGGGAGAACCGGAAGGTGGAAGGACTATCGTCGACCTCGGGTAGTCACCGGGTTGACATGCTCGACGGTCCGTTCATTGCCATACGGGGAGAGTACCTGCAGGAACTTACATCGATGAGGTATTTCATGCAGCTGGGCGATGCACGAGGTCTCCTGGCACCCACAGTATCCGCTATAATCAGGAGGCATGGAATACCTATGATGCAGATACCGGTAGATTGCTGGGCAAGCGCGGAGTTCGAGGTAAGGCCGGGTACACCCGAGATGAACCTGGCAATAGAGCGAATTACACGTTTCGTCAGTCTGAACGAAGCAGAACTTAATGCATTCCTAAAGAAAAAGAAGGTATAGCCACTATGGAACCACAGATAATCACAATGAGCCCGCAGTTCTTTGCACTGCTGAAGAAACTCACCATGGTAAGCAAGTCCAAGGCTACCGTGATGTTTAAGGCCAACGGCAGGTGCAGGATTACCATACCTACGCCGGCTACGTTCCTTCACATATCGGCCGGACCGGCTGACCTTAACTTTGGTGGCAACGAGATATGTGTCGCAAACATGATGGAGTTCATCAAGTTCTGCGAGCTGGTGGGATATCCCGGTACGGTGAACAGTAACGTCCAGGCGCTGGAACGGACGCTATCCAACGGGCATGTCTACCCGATGCTCCAGTTCATGAACGGCAACGATACCACTGCGACCCGCACGGCATACACGATTTGTGCCGACCCGACAAGGTTCGACAAGAAGGCCCGTCACGTTCCGGCTGACCGCGACAAGGACATCATGAACTGCCTGTCAACCATTTCAATGGGCAAGGACGCACTGAAGACCTTCTGTGACGAGCTCAAGCTGGTTCCCGGCTGTCAGTTCGTATCCGTGGTGTTGAGCCATACGAAGGTGAAGATTTACATGAAGGGACGTACCGGACAGCAGATTACTGAGGACATCCCCAGGAACTGCACCCGCATGGGTGCCGCCGACCTAATTGATGCCGCCTATGCCAGTTCTAAGGACAAGTACAGAAAGATTCCTGCCATGTACTTCACCATACTGAAGGGCATCGAGACCGACTACGAGATTGAGGTTCGCCACATGAAGACCGAGGCCCGTGACAAGATTGCCCTGAAGGCGTTCTCTTCCCTGGCCGGAGCAGACCCGCAGGACCCGATTTCCCTCTACGTGGCCGGCATGGAGAGCGACGGCGGTGAAATCAACCATGAGGCCCTGGTCGAATAAGCCATAAACTACGGTAGTCGAATATGGACTGCCGTATGCAAATTGAACTTGATGATATCTTGCTTGAGGCCCTCGGTGAACTGCCGGACCTCCCGGAATCCCTCGTAGTCGCCCTGGTGGAAGGCGCCCATGCCCTCACCGGTGGTATGCGCAAGTTCCGCCCCCTCACTCCCGAGGAGACCGATGCGGTTGTCGACTACCTGAGGGGCAACGCCGCCAGGCTTGGAACACCGTTCAACGAGGCCGAAATCCGGGCAGATATCGCGAAGCATCCGGGAAAGTACCAGAATACCCTGGCGAACATCAAGAAGCGCCGGGAGATGCCGTCTGCCTTTGAAAGGAACATGCGCATAAAGCAGTCTGCTGACAGGAGGCAGGCCGAGGTGGACAACAAGGCGAAACGTTTCATCTACTATGCGGCCATCGTGGAGCGGCTCAAGAAGAGCTTCTCCCACTTCGGTATTCCGTTCGACGAGACGCGTGCCATGACGGACATAGCGCGTGACGATGCGAGGTGGCTTGCGCGAGTGGTACTCAGGGATGCCCAGGAGAATCCAGTATTCATGTCGCTCGGTATGGCGGCCAAGGACCCGTCCGTAAGCTACCTCCGAATGAAGAATCCTTCCCTTGCCAAGTACATGCAGGATGCATTCAGCTTCAGCCGGATGGACGAAAAGGAACTGGAAAGCATGAAGGTCGAATACAGGTACATGCGGCCGGATGTTGCCAAGGAGGCTGCCAGTAAGTCCGGGAAGAATCCTGGCGAACATTCTACTACCAACACGGAATATGACAGCAAGATAGCTCCATGGTACGGCAAGGGAGTATCGCTAGTTGATGTGGTGATGAAATGCAAGGATGTACCGTACGACTACATATGTCGGTACTTCGTGGAGCATGGTGGGGCCGACCGGGTCAAGGATGCGCCCAGGGCCGGGGAGGACATCGTGGAATACCTCCGCAGGCTACCCAGGGGTGACCGGGGTGAACTGGAGTTCACCACCGAGCTCAACCGGCTGTCCGAGGCTGCATTCGGGCGGGCCGTGGTCGACGGTGCTGTCAAGCAGGTTGAACGGGAAAATCCCGGAAAGTTCGCCGAGATGACGGCGAAATGCTCCCGCAGCATGGTCAAGCCGAAGGATATACCGCTGTACGCCGCGTGGTGCACCTTGCACGCCAAGTAGGCCAGCAGTATAAACTACTGGAAAATCGACAGAATCGAGGTTCCAAGTGGCCGTATCGCTTACAGATTTCACGAAGACGTTCCAGTACGTCACCACCAAGAGCGGACCGGTAGTCCCGGCCCGTACGACAACCGTCGACATGATGAAGGGCACGCTGCCCCCAGTAGACGACCAGACCAAGGAAAAGTTCGACCACCGGACATACGAGAACAAGAACCTCGAGATGAAGAAGAACTACCTCTCCCTCCGCGATATCGGGGTGAAGGTCATGACCGAGGCTACTTCCAGTACGTCATATTCCCCGATGCGGCTCAATCTCGCCGGGATGGACATGGACAATACCTCGCTCAACGGGGCCTTCAACTGTGACGGCACTCCGGTTACAATCAACCTGAAGTATCCCAACAAGAACGGGAACATCAGTGTCGAGCTCACCCTGGACGGCGGTGCGACCATGCTGTACGAGGTATCCCTCGATTCCGACCAGTTCAAGGGGAACTTCGCCCAGTCAATCCGGGAGAGCGCCAGGAACCTCATCAAGCAGAACAGCGAACCGGCCGACCTGGACGAGATGCTTTACGGTGTGGGTGCCATCCCGAGCATGAAGGACAACTTCAACGACACGCTCGGCATCGCCAATTCCGACACCAACAACATCACCGCATACGAATCTGTCGACTGGAAGCTCCAGAAGCTTCTCAATGTATGCAACGAGGCCGCCATGCTCGAGGCCGATGACGACATGGGTGGCGACGCCGGTGCCGACTTCGGTGCGGATGACTTCGCCGCCCCGGCGGACGGCGGTGCACCTGCCGGTGGCGACATGGGCGCCCCCCAGGATGCCGGCGATGTCAACGGTGTTACCGATGGTAACGGCAAGGGTGACGACATGCTCGAGTTCCGCGAGTTCTGCCTCCCGAGCGACCCGGATAACGGCTCCGGCCTATCCCAGGCAGCATGGGACAACATGGCCCAGATTGTATCCGACGCAATCAACTACATCAACGACAACCAGGCTGGTGGCGTCAAGCCGTCGGCCAATGAATGGTACGAGGGCTTCCCGGGTGTCAAGAACATGATTCCGGAAGAAATACTCGAACAGTTCCTGTCGTTTGACGACTACAAGGCGCTCGATACCACTCTCCCCATCGACGGCCTTAGGCAGTTTGCCCATGCCCTCGAGGGTGGCAAGATTGACATCACCAAGTTCAAGACCGACCTCGGCAAGTGGTTCCCCGAAGTGTACAATACCGACGGTACTGCCATGAGTGACGTGTCCAAGGAAACTGCCGCCATGACGTTCCCGGCCGATGACCAGACCGGCGTCGGACAGGGTCTCGACATGAACTCCCAGATGGACTTCGGCGGCTACGACGGCTTCAACGATACCGAGGGCATGATGGACCAGGCCAACGCTATGGTCGGCAATGGCAATACCGACCCGGGCATCGACATGAGCGAGGGCGGTAGCGATTCCGAAGAACCGGGTAAGGACAAGACCGACATCGCAATCGACTCCTTGGACAACCTGTTCTAGCCCCGGGAGATATCCTTTTGAAGGCGGCTGCTACCGGCAGCTGCCTTTTTGATTTAGTTTCTCTACCGAAAGAGAGGAACTATTATGTCCGAAGAAGTATCTACAGTAGAAGAATCCGCCGGGCCGAGCCTGGTCATGTTCAATACCGTTACCGGTTTCCGCGAGGCGATGACCTTCATCGGGTTCTCGTGCGAGTCAGATGACGTCAAGGTGCACGTCGAGACCTTCGAGAACGAGGAAGAGGGACTTGTCTACATGAAGCTCACTACGTCCAAGGGTGTCAGCGTGCTTATCGACTCGACCCTGAAGTCCAAGTGCCTGGATAGCGATGCGTATGTCAACCTCCGCGACCTGTACGTGTTCTGCGACAAGGGTGTGAAGGACGGACTGGTTGCCATGTGGGTGGCCGACAACAGGCTCTATGTCGGTTCGTCGTTTAATGAGTCGTTCCAGGGGTTCGAGTCCGAGGCAAGTCTCCCGCTGCTCGAACCGTTCGAAACCGAAGCCGAGGAATTCCTGCTGCAGGATAGTATCAAGATTGAGCAGACCGTGATGGCGTCAATCATCGACAGCGTCTATACGTTCGACTGCATGGAGATTATCAGGAAGGAGGGGACGCTCTCGTTCCGCACCGGGGATGACCGGGTGACAATCGCTACCCTCCCGGCAAGTACCAAGATGGAATCGTTTACGGAGGACGGCAAGCTGGGTGATTTCGAGGTTTCTGTCCCGCTGTGCATATTCAAGCTTATCCCGCTGGTAGAAACCAAGTCGGTATGCACGATGGAGTTCGACTGGACCCACGGGACAATCCGTTCACAGGGAAAACTCTATGGGTTTACCTACAAGTTTGCGCCGGCAACTCTCCGTACGGGTACCAGTGACGGTATGATGTCCTACATGAAGTTCGACACGCTCGGCATGGCAGCGACTATCGACATGATTTACGGGCTCAACTACCGTGACCCGACTGCACCGGTCACCCTTACCCCGCTTGATGAGAAGACTGTCGAAATCAAGTACGCCAACGGTGACCGCTATGAGGGTGTCATCACGATGACCGGGGTCAAGATGATGGATACTAAAAAGTCCATCGAGTTGCCGATGGACATAAGTACTATGATGGTCAGGAATGCCGGGACTTCCGTGCTTGAGCTGCTCTATGGCGAAGATGGCCGCCTCTTTATGACATACTGCAACGAGAAGATGGGCTACGCCAGGAAGTGCATGTACTTCGGCGATTAGAGCTCGGCCAGGTCGTCGCTGCCGCCGAGGTCGAAATCCTCGGCAGGACCTTCATCGGAACTGCCATTGTCGAGCGGTTCCGTTTCAGTATCCGGGCTTCCCGGCTCGATTTCGGACATCGCATTGACGCTGTCACCGTCCAGTTCGGAGCCGAAGTCGCCAAAGTCGTCATTCACCTGGTCGAACGAGGCCATACCCTCGTCGGAGAATCCCAGGTCCATGTTGTCGATTCCGCCGCCGAAGCCGCCGCCGAAACCGCCCGCATCTTCACCGAAATCACCCGGGGCGGCGAACATGTCCGCACCGGGAGGCGGGACGTTGGGGTCGAACCCCATGAGGTCGTCATACTCGGTATCTTCGTCGGATTGTTCCTCGGGATGTTCCAGTTTTTGCCGGAGGGAGTTGACCGCGTCGTGGACCATGTCCTGCTCGGTACCTCCCAGTACCTGATTGGATGGGTCGTCCATGGCCTCCTTGTGCTTCTCGAGCATCTCGTTGCGGAAGCGTGCCTTGATTTCGCTGACAGGGATGCCGGAATCCCGGCTGAGCTCGGTAAATATAGGGAGCTCGTGGCTCACCGTGGATGATTTCGGTATGTTCAGGTCCATCCTGCTAGTCCTCCTAAAGTTCCTTTTCCTCGTCGGTCCACCACTCGTTTCCGCCTATTCCTGGCTTGGTGGCCATAAAACGTTCTCCCGGGTCGACCGACGGATATTCCTTGAACCCGAGCCTTGAATAGAGGCGGTAGGCCCCGTCGTTGTCCTTGGCCGTATGCAGGGATATTCCCTGTGGGGAGTCCTGGATGGCCTGCCTGATGAGCAGGCTGCCGGTGCCGGTGCTACGTTCGTCTTCCGGTACGTATACCAGGTAGATGTAGGCAGTCCCGTCCTTGTTAGTTACCGTAACCAGGCCCTGCCGTCCGTCTATCGTGTATGCGTGGATTCGGCGGTCCCAGGTATGCTGCGCGTTATCCAGACACTCTGCCAGGAACTTATCGCTTTCCTCCGGGTTGTCATGGTAGCATTCGGCCTCGTTCTCCGTTACCTTGCGGTATATGGCCATGAACTCGCCATAGGTCATCTCCCTGATACCGGAAACAACCGGTTCCTGGGATTCCAGACATACCCGGTATCCTGTGCCAAGGGTTTTGGCCAGCTCGTGGGGAATTCCGGTAAGTATGTGGTTGATTGTCATGTTTGCAAGTTGGTTGATTGTCATGTTTGCAAGTTTATCGCCCCAGGCAGTATCCCGGAAACTGCCGGAAAATACTTTTTGCCACCTGTATAAACTTACCGTCAAATAACCTTTTACCGGATGGTATCCAAATGGCATATTCAATCGAAGAAGAAGATAAGATGCTCGCGATGATTGAGGCTATCGCTAACCAGCCTATCGAAGAGCAGCGCCCGTACAACGAGGTCAAGGACCCGAAGCCGATTGTTGAGTCCGCCTGTTTCGAGGGCGTCAAGGTCGACTTCTCCGGCTGGACCGAGGACAAGAAGAAGGTCGGCAAGGCCAAGACCGCCGAGAACCCGGACCTCGCCAAGCAGTCCAAGGATGCACCGAAGGTGACCGACGTGGACACCAAGGGCACTGCGGTTGCTACGGAAGGTACCGAGAAGCCGGTTACCGAGAACGACACTGTCACCGAGAAGAAGGAAGACAAGCAGGTCACCGAGCTCGTCACCGAGGATGCCACCCACGAAGCCAAGGGCGAACCCAAGGCAAAGACCGGCAGCTTCGACACGAAGGCCAAGTCTACCGCCTCCGCCCAGCGTTCCAAAGCTGACTCCAACAAGAAGTTCTCCGAGGAAAGCAAGCGCCAGCGCAAGATTGACATGTTCAGGGACTTCGTGAAGTCACTGGGAGTCGACAAGGAATCCAAGGAAGCTGCCGAGAAGGTGCTGAAGAAGTTCGACGAGATTTCCAAGCACATCGGTGAACCGGGCGAAAAATAACAACCTATTCATTTTTTATCATCGAATGCCTACCCTAGGTAGGCATTTTTGCTATATTTCCGGTAGCTGCTATGGAAACTATGGAATTGGCCTCGCCGGACAAGAAGTCCGACGAGCACAGGATGTGGTCGGCGATATACCACGACAGGGATACTGACAACCTGTTCCTCTGGTACGACGACGGGACGATGGAGCAGAAGCGCATCGTCAATACCTTCTACACCCCGAATCGGGGCGAGTTCGGCGCCATGCCGTGCGGAATGAAGGACATATACGGAAGGGAGATGTATGCCGTCCAGAGGCATACCGCCCAGGAACAGGACATACGAAAGCGCTATATCGGACCCAATAACCACCTGGCCGAAATCGATATAGACCCGAGGGCCAGGTTCCTCCAGCAGCACTATGCTAACACCGGCATGCTCAAGCCGGACATGAGCAAGATTAACATCTGCTTCCTCGATATAGAGGTGGAGACTACCGGTCGCTTCCCGATGGCCCACCGTGCCGAATACCCTATCAACTGCGTTACCATCTACTTTTCTGCTACCGACAACTACTTTACCTACGGTGTTGGACGTGACATTGAGGACTGGGTCAAGGAGAAGATGGCCAAGGAGAACTGCCAGTACGTGCTGTGCGAGTCCGAATCAGACCTGCTTACCCGATTATTTACCGAGATTGGCCGAAATGACGTAGCCATTCTCTCGGGGTGGAACTTCTCCTACGATACCACGTACATGGTCAACCGGGCCCAGAAGCTCGGTATCGACATCAAGCTCATGTCCCGTCTCCCGGCTCAGTTCAAGAAGGCCTGGGTCAACAACGACGGCGAGCTGCAGATTGCCGGAACGGAGGTCATCGACTTCCTCGCCCTCTACCGCAAGTACACCTTCTCCGAGCAGCCTTCCTACAAGCTTGACTACATCGGCGGGATGATTACCGGCGAGCACAAGGCTCCCCTTCCCGACGGATACAAGTCCTGGAAGAACTACTGGTCGCAATTTATCTTTTATAACTGGCAGGACGTTCGCCTGCTCAAGATGATGGAGCTGGAAGTGAAGATGTTCCAGCTGTGCGTCACTGCTGCGGCGGAGGCCCACGTCCCGTTCTCCTTCGTGTTCGAGTCCAAGAAGATGCTGGTCGGCTTCGTTATGAACCACCTCCATAAGAACGGCATGGTGTTCCCGGCCTACCGCCAGCAGTCCAAGGAAGAGTATCCCGGTGCCTTCGTGTATTCAATCCCCGGTTTCTACAAGTGGCTCGTGTCGTATGACTACCGCTCGCTGTATCCGTCCATAATGATGACGTTCAATACCTCGCCGGAGACCAAGGTCACCAAGCCGATGGACTACATCATGACCGAGGAGGAACGCGCCACGCTCATTGAGAGCCCGTGGACGCACAACGGCAGGTACAAGGTATACTTCCGGAAGGACAAGGAGGGCATCGTCCCCCAGGTAACAAGACTTCTATTTGATGGCCGTGCTAACCTGAAGAACAAGATGAAGGCTGCGAAGAAGGCGGGCGACCACGAAATGACCGCCGTCTACGACATGATGCAGAAGGTGTACAAGGTGCTCGGAAACTCCCTGTACGGTCTGCTCGGTTCAAACTTCTTCCCGTTCTACGACGTGGACAATGCCGCATCCATTACCGCATTCGGCCGCAACCTCATCAAGTTCACCATCGAGCAGCTTGCCCACTACCTCAACGAGGAGGTGGCCCACGACGAGCGCTTCATCAAGGCGTTCGGGTATGTCCCGGAAATCGACCAGTCCTTCCTGGGAACTACCATGGACGATGACGGCCAGGTGCTGTTCAAGAGGATGTCCCACGGCGATACCGACTCGTTCTACTGCAAGGTGGGCGACCTGTTCGAGGAGTTCCGCAAGAAGCAGGGGACCGGTACGGAGGTCATCGTCTATACCGGACACGAGGAGACCGAGAGGTATTCCTTCGGCAATTCTCCCGAGGAGGAACTGGAGTCCCGCAAGTGCTTCAACCGCATGTGCAACAAGTACGCGCATGCCCAGTGGCATGACCCGGAGAACCGGGCGATAGACAAGAAGACCGGCCTTTCCAAGGTCAAGATTATGTTCCACGACGGCATCGTGTGGGGTAAGGGCTGCAGGATTATATACAACCGGTACAGGCTCACCGACTTCTGCCGCATCATGGACGCCGTTATCCTAGAAGAGAAACTGGACGAGTTCATGCTCGCCTACGCCACCAAGTGGGGATATCTGACGAACGAGCTGTTCCTGAAGCGCGAGAAGTGCATCTACAAGGCAATCGTCACGGCAAAGAAGAAGTACATCTGCGAGGCGGAGTCCAACGAGGATATTGTCTACCTTGACAAGGAGCCGAAGAAGGACGAGCAGGGCAACGTTGTCGAAATCGGCTCGATGGAATTGACTCCCGACTTTGCCGTTACCGGCCTTGAAATCGTCCGCAGTTCCACCACGCTGTTCTCCCGCGAGCGCATGATGGACATGGTTAAGCTGATGCTGAAGACCATGGACAAGGGCGTAGTGCGCGAGAGGCTTCTGGAAATCAAGCGCGAGTTCTTCCAGGCGGTCAAGGACGGCAAGTACTCCTACATCTCCATGCCTTCCGGCATGAAGGAGGAGCCCGTCCCGTATGCGATACAGTGCCACCTGCCAAAGGATGAACTCTCCAAGCTGGACTGGCGCCGCAGGGCGGCATCCGTGTGGAACTACCTTATCGAGTTCGACCCTATCTTGTCCAAGGAGCCTTACGAGCCAATCGTTGCCGGTGAGAAGATGAAGTTCATCAAGAAGGCTGACGACGACTACGGCGTATCGATTATCTGTTACACCGGAGAGGAGTGCCCGCAGCGTCTCATTGACATGTTCCATATAGACTGGGACCAGCAGTGGAAGGTTTCCGTGGCCCAGATTCTGGGAAGACTGTTCGGAGCCGTGGGGTGGCCGGAAGAATTGGAATATGACGAGACCGACGCGATGCTCGAACTGATTTAGGAGATGTTATGGCTGAATTCAAGGTAGAAGTGTTGAAGTACCCGACTGACGAGGACTGGCAGTGGGTGAAGAAACTCGCTCTAAATACGATGGGGAAGAATTATTTGATGGACAAGGATATGTCTATCGAACTCAAGAAGAAGTACTTGACATCGGAGCATTCCCCCATCCGTTATCTGCGCTTTATCATCAGGATGGAAATTCCCTATTGTAACTCGGTGCATTTCGTCCGTCACAAGCTCGGCGTGGAGCATTTCGTGCAGTCACAGCGGAATGACCGGCAGGACAACTATGACCGGACGAAGGCACCACAGGACGCCCCGGTGTCGCACATGATGGTAGTCAACGCACAGGAACTGATGTTCATGGCAAGGAAGCGCCTGTGCGGGAAAGCCGATATCGATACGCAGAAGATTATGCGTGCCATAGTGAGGGAAGTGCTGAAGACCAACCCTGAATTCAAGGATGTTCTTGTGCCCCAGTGCCAGTACCTCCACGCATGCCCCGAGTTCGTATCGTGCGGCAGATGGATTAAGTCGGACAGTTCGCTTGAGGGTGTACTGGACCTGCGCGGCCTATATGAGCCGACTTGCTTTGCTCGGCTGGATGCCTACGACATTTCCCGGATAGAGGACAAGGTAAAGGAAGCGACCGATGTATCTAACCTGACCACGTTTGGCCCGGATGCGACCTGGCGACGCCGAGAAATATGCATGCTGGAGATATTCCTGGATATCTCCCGGTGGCTAAATGAGGATTCCGACGTTGAGATTCTCGACGAAGATGTGGTACTACAGGACAACAACCGGCTTTATATTACAGCCACCTGCATGAACAATAAGAAGACTGTCAAGATGGAAGTGGCTACCCTTAGTCTGTTACATGATATGAATACCGGTGGAGTCAACTGGATACTTAATTCAGGAGACCGGACCTTGTTCACTGCGGAGAACTGTGCCAAGATGATGAGGAGATTCTTGGAGTCCTTGCCGTGGAAACCTTCGAAGTAGCAGGTCCCGGCAGCGAGACTACCGGCGAATCCTAGGACTCCCCGGACTGTGTCGAGGAGTTGACGTTTTCCGGACCGGTACCTCCCCACATTCCGAGGGAGGTCCTTCCCGGTGACACCACGCCCTTCCACTGTCCGAACCTGTTGGCATATGATTGTTTCATCAGCTTAGCCACTGTCTGGTCGCTGGGCATTCCCTTGTACAGAGAAAGGTTGCCGTTAGGCACGATGCCCTGCTGGCAGGTTCCCGGCTGTGCGGCCACCTGCTTCACGTTGATGTCCGTGGCGGAGTTCTCGAATATCGACCGGTACAGGCCGGTGACCTTCCTTCTCAGTTCCGGGTCCTTCCTGGTGACACCCTCGATGAATTCAAGCATCGTATTCATAACCGGGAGTTTATATTGGATGCACCGGGTAAATTTGCTATATTTGCCGTAGAGGAATTTTGATATGCCGCAGGAAATCGACCTTATAACTGGAGAAGTGATAGAGACCGCAGGAACCCCGGTAACTACGGGACAGGACGACCTTTGGCCGGAGAAATACCGCCCCAGGAAGCTGGAGGACTTCATCCTTCCCACGAAGCTGGAGAACATGGTCCGTACGGCACTGCAGGTGAACTCGTTCAACAACTACATACTCTACTCGGGAGCACCGGGAACCGGGAAGACGAGCCTAGCCATGGCCATCCCTGAGATGCTCGGTGCCGAATCCAAGTTCCTCTACGCGAAGCGCGACTCCGAGATTCTCGAGGAGATTGACGAGAGCGCCACCTACCGGAGCCTGAACGGGCGTCCCAAGTTCTTCATCATCGACGAGGCGGACTACCCGTCCCAGCCGGACAGCTTCTACCGCAAGCTCCAGTCCTGCGTGGAGGCAACATCGTCCAACCTACGCTTCATCCTTACTTGTAATGAGCTCTTCCGCATACCTGACGCAATCAAGTCAAGGTGTACCCCCATAGCGTTCGACCATCCCGGTGACGACCGTGACCTCAAGAACCGCATGTTCAAGCGTCTCATGAAGATAGCGAAGATAGAGACCAAGCCGCTGAACGGGGAGGTATCCAAGGATACCGTAGTGGAAATCCTTACTACCTGCTATCCGGACATGCGCATGATGATTAACGTGATGCACAATACGTTCCTGGAGAACTCCGGGAGCATCGTGGGGCATCCGAACATCGTCACCGATGAACTGATATCCAATATATACAGGCTGACCATATCGATGGACCCGAGAAGGCTCCGTTACTACCTGTCCGCCAACGCGCACGACTTCAGGGGAGTCTACATCCCGTTCGGTAAGTACTTCATGGAAAGGATACCGGTACCTGCCGGTGGCACCGTGGACTACATGTACATCAAGTTCGCCTCCATGCTGGGGAAGGCATACCGCGCCAGCCTGACACAGGTGAACCAGGAGGTATCCCTGATGGAGTTCCTGTGCGACGTGATGGAACTCATCATGCAGTGCCAGATGGTCGGCAAGATGCCGATGGATGCACCGCCGGAAAATACATAGACTACGTAAACTTCAAACAACCGAAAGGTAAACCTAAATCATGGTCGAACAGATAAAAGCTCGCTGCGACAGCAACCTATTCAACAAATGGGGCGCCACTAACGACCCCAAAGACCTTACGGTCGGCAAGGAATACGATGTCGACTTCGTTCTAATCCACGGCAGTTACACACAGGTCTACCTCGTCGGTGACAACCGTGCCTACAACTCGGTCAACTTCTCCTTCTTCAACAAGGAAGGGAATGAAATCGACCTCATAGAGTACTTCAACCACCAGCTCGGCATACACAAGTGCTGGCCGAGGAAGTAGAGCATGATGGTTTAGGTTTAACGGAGCTGTTATAATAAGAAATTAAAACTGGAAACCGCACAGGCTTAGGTACCAAAGGAGAAGAAATGTACATCGAAAAAATGACCGTAGGGGAACTCAGAAAGGCTCTCGAAGGCATCCCGGACGACTACTCGATTTCCCTTGAATCTGTCGAGGACGGAATATATGTCCCGAACGGCGAAGACCGCATCGGAACAACCTACAATAACAGCAGATACGAAATCAACTCTCGCATCAGCGAGCTTAAATCAGTTGACCGTGACGACGATTGTCGTGACGTAACCATCCAGATGTCCATAACATTGGAGGAGGTTTAAGGTTTAATTGGGATTTCATTACGAGGAGAAGGGGTCAGTAAAGATTCTCATGACAACGGAAACCAACCATATCCTCCCTAACCTTATCGTGCAGACTGTCTCGTTTTCCGAGTTTCGCTCGGAATACAAAAAACTGGCGAACTCAGTCATTCCCGACAAGTCCGCTTTCTAGGTTTAACGGGGAAACATGGATAATTCTGAATTATATAGGTCCGTATGTAAACTACGGATAGAGCATGCCAAGTTGAAAAAACACTTGGCATTTGAAAAAATCTGACTATAAAAAATATGAAGATTATATGCGGGAGCATTATTTTTGGAAGCATGTAGAAGAATACTGGCGCTCTAAATTATTAAGTTTTCTTAGTGTGATATCTATGAAATCAATTTTGCAAAAGGATGCCCAGCAACTATCCTCATATTAAATGAAAATTGTTATAAACTATTGATAACTGTATAAAAAAATGTATATTTAATATAGTTATTGGTAGGAAACTCAATTATGAGAGCAAAATCCAGAATGCAGTCTTCAGCAAGAACTATATACAAAAGTGCTATAATATTTACACTTTTGCATAGTTATATATAGTTTTTGTATTTTATGAGAATCATCCAGATGCGCTAATGCCTGATGATATCTTGCAAAAAACATTTCTATAGCAAGGAATTAAAAAAAAATATGTCCACATCGGCAATTGTACTTATCATCGCCATCTGCACCATGGTGTGCATTCTTGTCTACTGCCATAAGACGCATTACATCCTTGGCGAAGAGGACGAGCTTGGCATATTCACTGGGCTTGTCGGATTCGTAATCTTCGTGTCGGCATTACTCACGCTATTCTGTTAACCGCTTCCGTCACGACGGACAAGTCCGCTGGGGTGACGCGCGAAGCTGCCACCCTTTAGGGTGGCGGTAGTTCACATATGAAAGTTTTTGCTATATTTGTGGAAAAAGACACCTATAGAATAGGTTATAGTATAACTGTTCAAATAGTGGATACTGATGAGCATAAAATTTGACCCGTTCAGGTTCCTGGAGGAACGCCGGAACTGCCTGCCTGTCTCCGATATGGACAAGGTGGAGTTCCAGCTGTACAATGTCGTACAGGCAATCAGCATGGACCCGAAGATGAGGAAGGTCGCCCACGAGCTGAACGAGCTGTCCTTCAGCCATCTCCCTAGGGATATCCAGGCGATGGCCATCCAGGGGCTCAACGGGGTGAGGATGGATACCCGGTGGTGCAGGGCGAAGACGTCGTCCCTGCAGGAACGGGACTCCCAGATAGACCACGCGATGAGGGTGCTGAAGATGCCCCACCATGACGTGCTGGAGGCGAAGCGCTACGGGCTGATAAAGACCGAGGAGGTGGAGGACACCTACTTGCGTCTTTACGAGCCGGACAAGCTGCTGGCGAAGTACTCCTCGAAGAAATCCACCAGGAGGAAAAAATGAGTTCCTTCTGGGTCGTTGTCCTTATTATAATGAGTGTAACTACCGGTGCGCTCGGCACCTGGCTGGTCATGATGTTCCGCAGGGGAGAGGTCAAGGTCGAGGCCGACCCGGGCCAGCTGTCGGTAATTCTGAAACTGCACGAACTTGAAACTTACCTGGAGGCAAGGGGTGACTACTACGAACAGGTCGCGAAAACAAGGGGAATGCCGAGGAAGGACAGGTACCCGTCGTACGAAGTCTGGAGAAGGCTCCGGAAAAGAACGTGAACTCCCTCCCGAGGTCCGGTTCATGATGGAGAAGTTCGGGTTGGACGAGGAGAAGGCCGGGATGGCCATAAGGGACGGGTTCCGTGTAGGTGCACTGATGGACGGGTCCGCGATGGACAGGTTCATGGACGACTCGGGCATAAACGCCCGGGTGAACAGGATGAAGAAGGAAACCGATATTAAGGAAGATTAAATCATTCCACGGAGGGTCTCGAGGATGGCGTTATCGCCGTCCTCTCTTTCTTTTTCCTGGCAGTTGGCCTGGGCCACGCCGATGGCTGCGGTGACCTCCTTCTCGGGGGCTGCACCTGCATCCTTGGCGTCCTGCGTGTTCTGGGCTACCGTAAGGTCAATCTGCTTCTGTTCCTGCGGACTGGGCGGCTGGGCCGGTGTTCCGGCTGCCTGCGGGTTGACCTCTCCTTCCGGGGTAATCCCGGTCTGCTGGTCCACGGCCATGAGGTCGTTGTTAGATACCGGCATCTGCGGGGTGTTGTCTACCGGTGTCTCCTCGGTGGGGCTCTGGGAGAATTCCGCTAGCAGTTCCTCGAGGACCGGGTCCTCGCCCATGCCGTTGTCTCCGTTGGCGAACTCGATGAGGTAGTCCATGGCGGTCTTCCCGGCGGCATCCACGGCGAACCAGGCGTTTCCCTCTGCCTTGGAGTTGATGTCGTTCGGGCGGGTCATCTCGATGTAGGACATGTTCTTGTCGAGCATCTTCTTTATGAAATCATAGTCTACCTGTTGGGTAAACTTGCCGGTAGCGGCAAAAACCAGGGCATGCAGCACGGTCTCACCGGCGGAATCGGTGCAGGTGAGCATCAGTGGGTCGATTTCCAAGAGGTCCTCGACGAGGTTGTCGGCCCACATGTGGAGGGTCGTTGTCCACTCGCCGTCACCCAGGTTGACCCGGCGGGTGAACTGCAGGGGGAACTGCCGGAGAGCCCGGCGGTTCTTCTCGGAAATCACCTCCAGCTTCTTGTTGACGATGTTCTGGATGCCCTCGATGAGCGCCAGTTCGTTCGGGTAGGCGTCCTTCAGCCCGTTAAGCCTGCTGTTGAATTCCCTCTTGTCCATGCTATTTACCCGTTAAAAGTGCCGTTTTCTGCAAGTTTATGATATCCGAGCCGAAAAACGGAGAAAAAATGTGACCACGGGATAAACTTCCGCCAGAATCAATATAACCATGAGGTATGATTATGGCAACTAGGATGGGAAGTCCCGGAGTCCGCATAGAGCTCCACGACAAGTCCGGCTACAGCCTGGTCGAGACCCCGAACGCTGTCGCAGGCGTGGTTGGCTTCGCCCCGAAGGGGGAACTGAACAAGATTCAGAAGCTCACCAATACCGCTGAGCAGGACATGTACTTCGGCCTCGGCTTCAACAACTCCCGGTTCAACCAGGGAATGTACGCGGCCCGCGCCGTCATCAACGCCGGCGGTCACGTCGAGTTCGTCCGCCCCTACGGCGAGGAAATCGACAAGACCGACGACTTCAAGCGCGACCTGAAGACCGACGCATATGTCGTTGCTTTCGACCGCGACGCCATCAACAACGACCAGAACGCGGACAAGACCTCCCTGAAGATGGAGTACTTCGCGTCCACCCGTTACAAGGTCGACGGTGCCGCCAGGTACGGTGCTACCCGCAAGATTAACAATATTGCGGAAACAATCGTCAAGAACAGCAACGTGGACTTCAACCTGGATGCCTCCGAAGATTTCACCAAGGAAGCGAACTGGGAAGCCAACAACGGCGTTGCCAGGGGCAAGACCGATACGGTCCTCTTCAGCATCATGAATGCCGACCCGAGCGGAGCCAACCGTGCGTACAGTACGTTCCCGGTCAGTGCGGCCGATGCCACCAAGAAGGCTGACGGCGTCCTGGTTGTCACCTGTGCCTCCAAGGTCGGGTTCGCCGTGGGTGATACCGTATACGGCCCCATGGGCAAGCTCAAGGTCCTCGGCAAGTTCGAGGTTACCAGCATCGTCGACAAGAAGGTCACCATCGAGGCGGCCGACGAGGATACCAGGACCGCAGTGGGAACACTGGGAGGAATCCCGGAAGTCCTCATCTACAGCGAGGGTGCCGACGCGGTGAACACCGGGAGCGACTACCTGACTGTCAAGACCGCGGTCACAGGTGCCGGTGCCAAGACGTTCAGCGCCATCCAGCTCGACGATGCCGGACTGGCTATGCTCAAGGGAACCGATGCATCCAACAAGGTCTATTCCGGTACGCCAATCGAGTTCGCCAATTCCGAAGGCGAGGCGGTATACGTCCGTATCGACAACGGCGTCAAGATGGAAGCTGACTTGGATATTGCCGATGGCATCGTTACTGCGACCATCAATGCCAAGAAGGCCGCTGCACTGTTCGTTGGCGATGTCGTCATTGCTGAATGGACGCAGTCTAACGAAAAGAAGACCGCCGAGCTTACTGTATTGTCAGTGACTGACACGACCGCTACGTTAAGTACTGCAACCGAGATTTCTGCGAGTACGCTCAATGGTGCCACATTGACCAGCCTCCGGGAGAACTGGGCTGATTCAGTTAACACCCTTGCCCTGGTGGTCAATGCCGATTCCACGGTTAAGAGCGTGGCAGAGGACATCGTTGCCCTGGCCGGAAGCGAGGAAATCGGCTTCGGTGTGGCGCCGACCATCGGTGACATTATAGAAGTCAGCGCTACCGACCGTACGGTTGTTACGTTGGCTCCGGGAGCAGCAATCGAGTTCGTTGTCGGCGACCGTGTCGCCGTTACTCGTAGCAGTGTGGCAATCGGAAGTGAAACTTCCTATACCACATATAGCGCTACGACCGATGCGGAATTCGGCAAGACCCCGATTGTCATGGTCACCACGGTAAAGAGCTCCGACCCGATTACCAACACGGTCGTGCTCAATGACGCGGTCCCGGCCGATGAAGATGCCGACATCGGCAAGCAGCTTCTCAACCTCACCCAGACAACCCGTACGGTATTTGCTGCCAAGGACAGCTACACCTACGTGGCCGACCCGGTTAGTGTTACGAATATTAGCAAGGCGCAAGCTGCTGATGCAGCATGGACAGAGGCGGGAACCAATATCTATACGACGGATATTGTTGTCACTGGGACAACTACCGATGCTTCGGTAGCCGGTTGCACTGAGGTTACGTTTAAAACCCAGAAGCTGGAAGGTACGGAACTTGTTGTTGATACCAGGACGGTTGAATGTACGTTATCGAAGACCGGTGATACGTATACGCTAACGTTCCGCGTTAATGGGGTTTACCTGAGTTCGGAACAGGTGCCGGTTAGTGCTGATGGCGTAGAAATAGACAATGTCCAGGCATTAATCTCGGTTCCAAACGTCAAGGAATACGCTGACATCTACTTCGTCGGTAACTTCACTGTTTCCGTCCCGAGGGCTACCCAGGATGCCACCACGATTGTCAAGCTCGACAACATCGTGGCGGGTAGCAAGGGCACCGCGAAGGTTCCGTTCCAGTACACCCCGGCGATTGCCACGGAGTCTTCCGCGGTGGTCGAACGTTCCGAGAAGGTCCTTACCGATACCTCAATCGGTGCCACCTTCGTCGGTCTCGGACTCGCCAACATCCGCTACATGGACGTGAACTTTACCGGCTCCACGGTCAAGGTCTACGACCTTACTGAGGAAGGTGAAGCTGTCGCAAGGCTCTACCTCTCGGTGGCCTACATGTACAACGGTGTCCGCTACGAGTTCGACGGTACAATCATCAAGTACGTGTACAACGACATCCAGCTCTACATCGGCGATACCGCCGAACGCGAGCTCGTGGGTAGCGGCGTGCAGTTCGTGCTGAATGACAGCGGCGAGCTCGACATGTTCCTCGAAGACAACTCCTACGACCTATCCGGCACGGTGATGGGCGGCAAGCCGTCCAGCACGATGACCTGCGTGTCGTTCAACGAGAACGACCCGGCAATCATCAATAACGCCGTGTGGACGTATGACCCGAAGAACAACATGAACACCAGCACGCTCTCCAACGCGTTCAACCTGTTCATTGACAAGGACAAGTCCGATGTGACGTTCTTCGTCGGTGCAGGTCTCGGCATCAACAACTTCGGTATGCGCAAGTACGAGACGCTGAACACGCAGCTCATGCAGGCCGTGTTGAGCATCTGCGAACTCCGCAAGGACTGCTTCGCTCTGTTCGATGGTGTTGCCGAACCGCGTATCGAGCAGGCTCTCAAGCTTGACTCTCCGGCAAGCCGCTTCGGTTCTACCCTCGGCCGCTGGGGTGCAATCTATGACGCCCGTCCGATTTTCGCTGACCGAGTGGTCACGATGTCCAACGTCGAGGCTGCCCCGTCCATCGCGATGGCTTCCCTCATCACGGCCAACCGCCGCGGGGCCATCTGGTGGCACGTACCGGCTGGCGAGGACACCGGCATGATTCCTGGCGCATGGTGCACCAAGGTCAAGTACGAACGTACCTTCAACATTCCTGAGGACCCGGATTCCGATATCGCCCGTCTGTGCGACATCCATGTGAACCCGTTCCGCACGAACAAGAAGGGCATCTACGCGTTCGGTGACTTCACCATGCAGATGGAAGACACCGCGTTCAACGCGATTAACGTGACGATGCTCGTTGCCGGTATCCACAAGATGTACTACGACTATCTCGACTCCAAGGTGTTCCGTCTGAACACGGCCGCGCTCCGCGCCCAGATTACGACGGACCTGCAGGAAAAGCTCGACGAGATTATCTCGTCCAATCCTGCCGGACTCGAGTATGGCGTGGTCACCTGCGACGACACCAACAACACGCCGGAAGTCATCAAGGCCCACAAGCTCTTTGTTGACCTTGACCTCATCCCGACTGCAAGCACCCGGTACATCACCCTTCGCACGAACGTCCTTTCCAGGACGAACGGCAAGACGATATCCACCGAAATCAGCACGCGTAACCGCTAATAAAAGGAGGACTAGAATATGTCAACTTACGGACTCGACATTAGCGACAAGAAGAAGGTATTCTATGCTGCGAACATCGACAAGCTGCCGGACCCGGTGCGAAGCACCCGCTGGCGCATGTGCGTGGACCAGGGTATCTTCAAGGCAATCGGCATCAAGCCCTCCAACGGCGAGGACTTCGGTACCAACCCGGAAACTGCGAAGGAGTTCACCCTTCACATATCCAGCGGGGCCAAGATTCCCGATGCGAACATCAAGGCGGACAAGATATGGTACATGGGATACGAGAAGAAGTACCCCGTGCAGCAGGAACAGCTGGCTGGCAGTATGCCTATCACCGCCCTTCTCCTTGAAGACGGCCGTGCATACGAGACCATGATGGCCTGGAACCAGTGCTGCCTCAACAGTGGTATCCTGAATACAAAGGGTACCGGGGACACGAACTCCGATACGAACCGAATCGAGCAGGGCAACAACAAGCTCTACCTCGGTCTCGGCCAGCAGGAGAACTACGGTAACTCTACCGCGGTGCTCCTCCGTAACGCCCACGTGACCCTGGAACTCTACGACTGGATGTACGGCGACGTCATCATGGGCATCAGGCTCATTAACGCCTGGCCGTCTAAGGTTGGTGTCAGTGATAGTCTTACCTATGACAGTGCCAAGCTGATGCACTTCCAGTTCACCCTGGAGTACGACAGGTGGAACATCTGGTTCAACCCGAACTACAAGGTCATCGGCGCTGGCAACAAGTAGCCGTAGCCTACAAATTCAACTAGGGAGCCGGGAAACCGGTTCCCTTTTCTTGCAATTTCTGGAACAATAATGTATTTTTGAAGCAGAGGAAATTATATGGCTGCAGGATTTCATATAGACGAGGACGCACTCAACGAGATGGTGGGCGACCAGAACGCCCCGGTTAACATCCAGATGCAGAGGCTGCGCGAATGGTGCGCTAATGCTCTTAGGACTACAAACGAGAAGGGCGAGGTGGATGCCCAGGTTGTTTACAATCAAGGCAACTACAACATGGGTGAAAACGCGGTGCACATCGCCATGCTCGCCTTCAAGAACAAGTTGAAACTAATCGCCCTAAAGAAGGAAGTAAAGACCAAGCGTAGCGAGGTGTACCAGAAGATGGCCACCACGAAGCACAAGTGGATTCCCTCCAAGGAAGGGGAAACCATCATGGTCGAGGGTGACCCGGACCTTGCCGACCTCCAGGAACGCCTGGATTGCCAGGAGGAGTTCGTCAAGTTCCTGGAGGACATGCAGGACAAGATTCGCTATTATCCGAGGAACGCCGACGCCATGGTGCGCGTCCACAACTTCGGACAGGAAATCGGCCAGATTATCGTGGGGGTACACAAATGGGGATAATCAGGAAAATCAAGGAATTATTTCTCCCGGTACCTCCCGGTGAACTCCCGGAGCAGACCACTAGGCAGCTGGCGGAGGGCAAGGAGCCACTACCGGAAGGCAAGCCCAAGGAAACGAAAAGGGCACTACTGGGATAACTCAAGGAGACACATTATGAATATAAGTCTGTTCAAGACATACCTGCCATATAACCGACAGGAGCCATTTGCACTTGCTGTGATGGGTAATTCTGCCCGTCGCAAGGTAAAGAAACTAAATTCTCGACTAAATAAGGTCATATTCGACCTTAGGCCATACAATTTACCGAAAATGAAATTCAATGAACTATTTAAATTAAAGGTTACACGGGATTTTCGGTCACCAATCGACACGACGATTGACTTCAAAGTCACCTATGTAGGAATCGAGCTTAATCCTAGCAGCCGGCATGACCTAATATCCTTTTGTGCGAGATTGATAAAATATGATGATGGCTGTCTACGTAGTCAACTATATGCGTGGCAGTTAGCATGTGATAATATATTCGGTGGCATGATGGATTGCCTTACGTCATTTCTCCGGTTTCTTCTTGAGGATTTATACGTGCAAAACCAACAGCTTTCATCTATACCTGACTCTATTGACGTGTGTTGTAAGTGGTGTGGCGACCTTAGACGTTACGCGTTATATGCTCATACATATCCAAAAGATGTAGAGGTTCTCGTTGATGTGGCCAAGAAAACGAATATTAATGGACTTTATGAAGTTGATGCTGTGCAGGGATACGAACGGTATATAATAGACGAGCTCGCTACGTCGGCCATTAAGAAGAAAATCAGTAATGCCGACCTTACCGAGCCTGATGCGAATGTGCTATTATTTCAACCATGGTATGAACAATATATGGCGAATAAGGCATGGGTTGATAAGAAAAACAACTGCACAGAAACAATTGATAAGATATCTAAACGCATCATTGAACTTAAGGATGTAGCCAACACTTAACGAATAAAGGATAGATTGAACATGGTTATAATCGAAACAATAGTGCCGTATTTGGTTCAGCAATGGAATGCATGTCGCAAACTAGAGAGTTCTGGGTATAATGATATGCAGAAATCTAGAGTTTCTAAGTATGATGATATGCAGCAATCTAGAGTTTCTAAGTATGCAACAGGTTATACACGAAAATGGGCAAAGGTGTTGCGGGGAGTTTCGTTACGATGAGCGAGAAGATACCTACAGATACGACGGACGCCTCCGAGCTGTTCGACGTAGACTTCGGGAGCAACCCGGTATCTTCCGGTACTCCCAAGGAAAATCCCAAGGATTCAGGCAAGAATCCCTACGAGGCGGTCGAGGACGTGCTGGGAATACCCCGCGGTTCCACCAAGGAGGGCATCGCCGCTGCCAAGAAGGAGGTCAAGCGCATCACCGACGAGGCCAAGAACCTCAAGGTGCAGAAGGATATCCTTGTCCGCAAGGAGAAGATGTCCGACACGCTCGACCTTGTGCCCGGTTTCAACATGGACGACCTGGCCAACGACCGGAAGGTGCTCCGCCAGGAGTACATGGAACTGTTCAGGCGCGGCAAGAGGATGCTCGACCGCATCGAGAAGGACGTGGAGGACCTGGTCAACCCGGAACCGGACGACTACGCCAACTACCAGAGGCAGTATCTCGCCCTCCTGAAGACCCTGGACAGCATCCGGGGAGCGCTCGTTACCCTCCGGGAGGAGGAGGAGAAGGCCCTGCTTACCCGTGCGAAGGACGCTCCCGCAGGCATCGCCGGTGCGGGCGGGGAGTCCGCCGGGGGAGCCCAGGTTGCCGCCGACGGTTCAGTGGAGGTGACACCGCAGGACACCAACGCGTGGATTGCCAAGTGGACAGCCGAGCTGGATGCGGAGGTTGCCGACCAGATTCAGAAGGACTTCGACAACCGGAATGCGCCGAAGGCCATCACGGATGGCACCGGGGAACCTCCGGACAGTAAAGAATAATTTACTTGATTGCACCTACGATAATTAATACATTTTCATTAGCATGTGATAGTTTTGTAATACAAAAAATAAGACAATGGAGATGCATATGCCCACCGAGCGCCAGGTAGTGTCGGTTTCGCTAACTCAGCAACAAAGTGAATTCTTGAAGACTCGTCCAGAGGGACAGTCTCAGTTCATACAGAATCTAATAAATGAATATATCGGGAAAGATGCTCTAGAGAAAGCCGGTATTCCGATATTGCCGACTGCCCTGGAGAAATATATAGTTGCAGAGGCGGAAACCGCTGTCAGGACTGACGGTAATAGCCCCACACATAATACATTCAGTTGGACTCCGGGTCCGGTTCCTGAAATGTGTCTAAGCATATTCCAGGAAGGCGGGCATGGGTTGAATGCATGGCTGGTATGTAGAATGACCCTAAACGGGATAAAGGATGCTAACGCGAACATGTATAAGCTCAGGGTGAATCTACATAGTAATGCCGTCCCCTGTGGCGAATACAGCATCATACACACAAAGAGCGACACATATGAGTTTTGGATAAGACCTGGTTCCGGCATAGAGAAAACGTTTTTCGGACTGAAGGATAAGCTCTATCCGGATGGGAATATTTGTTTTGACTCTAAACATGATAGCCATGTCGACATTGACAATACCGGAGATGCAATCTATCGGTCCCGGTTTAGATTAGTGGCATATTCCCCGATGGATAAATCTGTATGGAACCTGCCGGAGCTTTCATTGTACGTCAGCAAGATAGAGTTTGGCGAGCATGATGACCTATTCATCACGTTCATTAATACAAACACTTTCTGTCTTCACAAATTCTGCAAGGTGGATAAGCATGAATGCATGACAACGGCATGCTATGTCACATTGGATATCAGTAGTTACGACTGGAAACTTGGGACGCTTGTTGAGACTACCAGGTACAATGTATGGGTATCGTGTCGGATACCAACAAGGTCCAGTTTAATGTACAACTCCTCGGAAGGTAACCCGGTTACCACTACTACCGTCCATTGTTTCATTGTAGATAGCGGTGACCCGGGCGAGATATGCATGGTTACTGGGGAAGATACCGCCAATGCCCGGAAAAACATATCAAAATTCACATATGACAATGAACTTGGGATGAGCCGGGGGCTGTATTGGAACAACCGTCGGGAAGACATTAATAGTAAGAAAATTGACCATTATAGTCATGAAACGGTGGAAAATCTTGGCGGATATTGTATTTTTTCCGATAGTGACAAAGCGCGGATACTTAGTGCGATAGACAATGCAGACCAGGAAAAGTCCGTCATAATACGGAGTAATAATGGAATGCAACCATACAAGGGGAGTTTCTATATTTCGGAAAGGGAATACCTGTATATTGAGGTAAACAGGTTATATGATGTTCCACAAGGCGCTCCAAATATAATAGTTAAGACCTCATGGACAACTACGATGACGGAAAATGATGTCATTAAGCATCAAACCTGGTGGCGCGGGGAGAACATTGGATGGTTAACTGACAGATTGGATGAATTACAAATATGCGAGCAGGAAATGTTTCCGTCCGCTGAAGAAATTGATATAGTCAATCCACACCTAGCAGATGAATTGGCTAAAGCGCTAAGCTTGCAACATTCGGATGAAAATAAACGTGCAGATTTGCTGACCGCATCTGGATTAAAGTAAGATTCTATCAAGACTCGGAATGAACTTATCGCTGATTGGTTGAACGAGTATTCATGTCAGAACGGCGACCAGGGCATGACAAAAATATATCATACCGGATGAGTCAAGGATAGGCCGATATAGAGGGCTTTCTATTCGTCTAATCAAGGATTAATTTGCTATATTTGGGGGTACCGCTGGTCGGTACCCTTTATTTTTTGGAGATTTGTATGCAGATTGGTATAGTTGGAGACCTCCACCTCGGCCCGAAGTGCCAGAAGACACCTATCAAGGACGCCGTAGTGGCCGGGCAGAAGGCCCTGCACAAGCTGATGATTGAGGATTTCCGCTCCCGCGGTATCAAGACGGTGCTATTCAGTGGCGACGTGTTCACCGTGCATGCCTTCATGACCATCGACGTGATGGCCTACGCGATACAACTGTTCCGGGACGACATGAAGGACTTCGACATCCATGTAATTGCCGGAAATCACGACTATGTCTACGAGAACAGGGACTCTCTTACCTCCCTGCAGCTGCTGGAACTCCTCCCGAACGTCCACGTGTACCGCACCTCGATAGTTCCCCTGGAACTCCTGGGCAAGAAGTGGTACATGGTGCCCTGGATTTTCCCGGACAAGATGGAGGCGACCAGCGAGTGGCTCTCCAAGTTATCCAGGCAGGCGAAGGCGAAGCGCGAGAATACCGTCCTGTTCGGCCATTTCGACATAATGGACATGCTGATGGAGGCCGGACAGGTTTCTACCGAGGGCCTGCCCCCGGAGAAGTTCTACAAGGCGGCCAGCCATACCTTCAGTGGCCACTACCACTGCCGTTCCTTCAACAAGGGCAAGGACGCCGACTCGTCAATCCTCTACATGGGCACCCCGTATCACCTGTCGTTCGCTCACGTTGGGACGGACTGCGGGTACTATATCCTGGACGACAAGATGGAGATAGAGTTCGTAGAGAACAAGGTATCCCCGAGGTTCATCGACGTGGACGACGAGCACCTGGAGGGACTGGGGGACCTGTCCAACTGCATCGTGAGGTACTTCTCGCTGAACGGGCGAAACTTCGACGAGGCGGTGGCCCGCAAGAAGGTCCTGATGGACGCCCACCCGATTTACGTAAATACCGTATGCTACGGTGGCGCCGCCGGTGACATCGACGATGCCCGCCGGGTGGATGACGAGGAGGCCCGGAAGCTGCTGGGAGCGGACAACCTGACCATGGCGAGCATGTACATGGACAAGTTCCCCGAGCAGCTGCCCACTTTCTGGTCCGGGGAGGACCCGAAAAAGAAGATAATGCAGATTTTGAGCACCTACGGCGAAAAAATCTAGCGCAAATGCATTAGTTTCCTGAGCAAAGACAAGGAAACTTTTGCATTATGGACTTTTCCAAGAAGATTGAAACACGAATCGGCGAGCTTCTCGAGAAGAAGCGCGAGTTCAACGTCCTCTACGTCGGGGACAACACTTCCCGCCTGTCCTGCGTGCGCGGACTTACCGCCATGCAGCAGTTCAAGTCGTTCTACAGCTCCATTGCGAGCGTGTCGGTCACTACGATGGACAGCAAGACCTTCTGCAAGTCCAGGCCGAACCTCGACAGCTTCGGTATCGTCTGGGTCGACAACGTAATCAACCGCCAGTTCAACGACACGCTCCTCGCCCTCATCGGCGAATCCTTCGACCGCAAGGAACCGGGATGGCGTGACGAGGGCAAAGCTCTTGCCGGTGACCTCCGCGCGCAGTTCGACAAGGAAGCCAACGAGTACCGTTCCCTCCTCACCCACGTAGTATACTCCCTGGATGAGTTCGTATGGGATGCCCCGGCTGCCCGCAATCGTACAATCATCGAGGCCCGCACGGTGGCCGACTGTGTGAGCTACGCCGACACGGTGGTCGTGCCGAACAACGAGATGCGCACCGCCCTCGTCCAGCTCCAGCTGGCCGACGAGGACAAGGATATCCAGATTATCCCGAGCTTCGTATCCTCCCAGTTCTACCCGACGCACAAGGTTTTCCTCAAGTCGAAGACCGGGTCGACCGTAATCAACCGCCCGAAGGTGCTCGTCAAGGGAACGGAAATCCCGAAGAATGTCCAGAACTTCATCATTCACGGAACGGACGACTACGACTTCACAATCTGCACCGTCGGTGAGCTCGACCAGCGCCTGATGGAACTTCTCCGTCCGCGCAGCAAGAAGGAAGGACCGCTTGTCCGCAACCTGATGCACTGGGCCAACCCGTATGTGACCGCCGACAACATGGCGGAAACCATGGCTATGGAACGAGACGCCGGCTTCGACTTCGTTATTCTCACAGGTCCAGACGACTATGCCGACGATATCTACAACGTCACCATTACCGATACCGATGCCCTGCTTGCCATCTCCGCAGGTTCTGTAGTGTTCGCCCAGATTGAAAAGGCTGGGTTCGCCAAGGGAATCCACCTCTGCAACGAGACGGGCGAGGACTTCATCTTCAGCGAAGAGACCAAGGTCAAGGAACTGAAGGACCGTATCGAGAAGTGGCGTATCACGGTCAACTGGGACGAGGCCTACACCAAGCAGCGTACCCTCCTCGAACACCGCCTGGTGTCCGACCCGCAGGTTCTCGCAGGATTCTTCCACGCGATGCTCGGCCGCAGGGTCAGCACCGAGATGAAGGGCCGTTTCGACGAGGCGATGGCCAAGTCAAAGAAGGCTGAAGACAATGCCGACGTTTAATTACTACGCGGTGAAATACGACGTCAGGAGCTTCGAGGCCGACCCGGAAAGACCGGGCCGGTCCCTTTCTTACGCGGATAGGGATGTTGCGGCTCCAGTAATTCTTGATAAACGGTTTGACACCCCGGAATCTGCTCAGGCATATATCGATGCGCTGATGTCCGGTGACCGTGGCGAGGAGGTCGAGCTGACCCTCGCGAACGGGGGACAGTACAAGGGTCCCAGATACTTTTATACAATGGGGAGTTCAATCACATGAGCGAAGAATTTAACCAGTACGACACTGCCAGGTTCGGCGAGGAGACCCGCCAGCTGCTGGCTACGGGAATATCAGCCCTGGCGGCACAGGAGTCCATGGGCCTGGCTACCGATGCCAACGCCGAGATTCGCCGCCGGGAGGCCGCGGAACTTGCCGCGGACATGGAAAGGAAGAACAAGGAGAACCAGCTCCGCAGGGCTGCCGCGGTTACCGGTGGCCTCCCGGAGACCCCGGCTACTGCCGACCAGAAGCCCAAGCTGAAGGGCCGCAGGAAGAAGTCGATGCCCAAGCAGGAGCCGTCCAAGATTATGCCCGCTTCGCATATCCCGGAGCAGCCGGTAGCGGCCCCGCAGGCCCCCGCCCCGCAGCCACAGCAGCTGCCTCCAGGCCTTACCGAGGCGGACCTGGCGCTCATCGAGCAGGTGAAGGCTTCTCGCAACAGGGCTGTAGGCAATTTCCTGGAGTCGCATGATACCGTTCATCCGAACGCCTATGATGCACGTCCCGTGCAGCCGGCACAGCAGCCGGTACAGCAGCCGCAACATCAGCAGTGGGCATCGAATCCTGGACAGCAGGAGCGTGCCGTGCTGAACGAGCGCCAGGCCATGGCATACAACGGGCAGGACAATCCCGCATACGGACAGCCGGCACAGTTCGGCGCCCCGGTGCAGTTCCAGCCGGCCCAGCGGCAACAGCCGCAGTTCAATTTCCAGCAGCCTCCTGTGCAGGCCCCGGTGCAGCCACAGTATACCTATGTCCAGCAACCGTCTCAGACTGCAGTGCTTCCCCCGGAGATGTCCTATGTCCCCCCGCAGCCGGCTCCCCAGCAGGTACCGGAATATTACTGGTGGGAAGACGAGGTAGACCCCGATGCTCCCGAGGATGAACCGGAAGGCTCCGGGACGGCACCGGAAGCCCCGGTGCAGGAAATGAAGCCGTCCGTCGAGCCTACGGTCGTGCATGCCACCAGTCCGGCCCCGTTCGACCCGGGAGTTCCCGACAGGGCCTTCGCCGCGTTCAGCGAGATTACCGGGTTCCCGTCGCAGGGACTGTTCTATACCGACAGGCTGTTCGGCCAGGGCCTTACGACCGTCGATGCCGACATGCTCAGCGCGATGGACCCGGACGACCCGCTGGAGGTGGCCAACACGTTCACCGCAATAATCGGCCGCAGGGTACGCGGAATCAACCCGGAGGACATCCTGTCCGCCGACGAGGAGTTCCTCGTCTACTGGCTGAGGGAGTCGACGTACCTTACCGAGTCTCTTCCCAAGCCGAGGTTCAAGTGCGAGCACTGCGGGACATACGTTACCAACCGGGAGCAGTTTGACGTGATTGGACGGCTAGGCTTCACCAACCAGGAGTTCACCACGGAGAGCGACCCTGCTGCCGTAGCGGCCATGCATGCAGCCGAGGGATTCGTCAGGTACACCCTGTTCGACGGGAGGGAATGCGCCATCTACCTGCGCCGCAGGAAGCACGACCGCGCCATCGCCGAGTACATGGACAGCTGGGAGAAGGCCAACAAGAAGATTTACCCGGTATACCGGGCGTTCAACACCAGCATAGCCTCGTTCATCGAGATTGAGGACTGCGATACCATGAGCGAGAAGATTAGGTTCCTCGAGGAATACCCGCTGTCCAAGAGGCAGGAATTCCTCAAGGCCGTCTACGACGCCCAGGTGGTGTCAAAGACCTTCCTGAACATCAAGTGTCCGAAGTGCGGAGGTGTGGCCCGTGTGCCGTACTCCTTTCAACCCGCACCGTTCGTGGCCAGTCTACGATAGGAAGGCGCTCATAAAGAACAAGTGCATCATTTCCGAGATGACGTCCAACACGTTCGCCGACTGCGACAGGATGTTCTTCTCGGAGTTCCTCGAACTTGCCCGGTATGCGGCGAAGCGGTTCACCGCCGAGCACTACATACCCGACCAGGGGGAGGAACTGTCCAATTATGGATAGTTTGCTATATTTGTGGATATGATTGAACGGCTCTATATTGACATGGACGGCGTGATGGTCGACTTCGACGGGCGCGTGGACGAGCTCGGGTGCCGGCTGGCTCCCGGTAAGCACCCGTCGTATGTCGACTGGAACCGGGTTAAGGAAATCGGGCCGGACTTCTGGGCGACGATGCAGTGGTTCCCGGAGGGGAAGGCGTTCTTCGAGGAGTGCCAGCGGGTCTGCCGGGAGAACGGCATCGAGATGGGAATCCTTACCGCCATATCCATTCCTGCCGGTGTCAAGGGGAAGAGCCTGTGGGTTCACTGGAATACGGACCTCGACAACGAGCACCTGATTATCGTGCCTCATGGATATGACAAGTACCGCTTTGCCGCTCCCGGGCGTGTCCTGGTGGATGACGACCCGAGGAACATTTCCGACTGGAATGCCGCCGGTGGCACCGGGATACTCTACAAGGACGCTTCCGGCGCCTTCCGGGAGATTCTCGGGCTAATCTAGCAGAAATCAGGTTTTTCCATAGAACGGGGCCGCCTTCCGGGGCGGCCCTTTCGGGTATAAACTACCGAATTGAGGATATACCCCATGGCAAATACCGCACAGACATCAGCGGCTACCGCTGCCGAGCAGGAAACGATAAAGGCTATCGAGCAGAAGCTTTCCGGCCTCAGTTCCATAATGGAAGGCTTCAAGAACGGCATGACCGAATTTGCCAAGGTAATGACCGACGAGAAGAGCCAGTTCTTCCAGAATATGTCTAGCATCATGTTCGGCTCTATGCAGAGGAACGATGCCGACCGTCGTGCATACGAGGAGGCGAAGGCCCAGCACGAGGAAACCAGGAAGATGGCTATGGGGGCCAGGGGTCCAGAGCGGGGACAGGCGGGATTCTGGGAAGCGGCCTTCGCGGCCACCCCTGATAAACCGGAGGAAATTCAGGCAAGGGCCACCATCAAGGCACTTACTTCTGACGACGTCAAGAAGCATATGCAGGAGGCTTTTTCCACCGCTACCATAAAGAATGCCGTGAGTGAAGGCGATTCGCGCACTACAGGCGAGAAGGCACTGGATTTCATGGGTTTGGGATTCATTAACAAGATTAAGAACCGAATTCAGGACCGTGACATCATACATGAGGAAAAGGCCAACAAGAAGGACAAGGATTCCATTGCAAGGGATATGCGCGAGAAGGCGAGGTTGGAAGCGGCAATCAGGAAAGCAAAGGGTCCGGACGGTACCGGCGAGGATGCCATTGAGCTCGTTGAACGGCTGCGCGAGGTAAATTCCAATATCAAGGATGCCGAAGGAAGGCTCGATGCGCGAAAGCGTGCCGCCGACCCGTATTCTGACCTTATCGAGGGTGACGGGCTTGATGCCCGGTTTATCGACGGCAAGGGCGTGGTAATAGGCGATTCCAAGGGGAAACTGGCCGATACACTTGACAATCCAAGTTCACCCCTTAAGGTAACCGATTCAAAATCTGATAAGGACGACGATAAGAAACGGTCGATATCAGGAGTAGACGAGGAAGCTGCTGCGGAGGTCGAATATGAACTCAACACTAAGGCCCGTCCTGATTTCTACAAAGAAGGCACCGAGGCATTCAAGGCTATTAATGATGGAGAACTTAGTTCCGGCATAGCATCGTCGGTGAGCAGCGGATTGATGTCAGGTGTAGGTAGTGGGGTCGGCAAGGGAATTGCGGACAGCCTGATGCCTACATTCATGGACAAGGCAAAATCCAAGTTCTTCCGCAAGGATGCAGAGGGCGCATTCCCGTCAGGCGAAACCGGCGACGCAAAGGAGATTGCCGACACCGAAAGATACCTAAATACCCAGTTAAGGCCGGACTTCTACAAGGAAGGCATACGGGCATTCAAGGTAATTAATTCCGGTAAGCTCAAAGTAGGCGAAGGTGAGTCGGGGAACAACGAAAGCCTGATTGATACGTTCAAGGACATGGTGCCGGATTTACCTGAGCTACCCGGTAAACAGAAGGTCAAGGAAGTGGTTGACTTCATTAAGGAAGGACCAAATGGCGCCTCAAAGAATATCAAGGCATTTCTTGATAGTACCGTTGAGAATCTGGAAAATAGTAAACGTGGTTGGGATAACGAGCAGAAAGATGCCATGATAGCTCATACCAAGGCTGAAAAGGAGCTAGAAGAAGGCAAGCTGTTCGGATTTACGATGCCATGGCAGTTCCGGCAGGTAGCCAAGGTTAAGAAAGCCAAGGTAGAAATGGATGAAGCCTCTAAAAAGTTTGGTGAATTCACCAAGGCGGCAAGGGAAAGGGGAATATCGTTCGATGACCAAGAAGCTATGATGAAGTTCAAGGACGAGTATGACCATGCTAAGGGTGGAACGGGCACTGCAGGAAATGCAGGCAAGCAGATGCCGCCAAACGCTACTACTCCTGGAGAATCGGTTGACCCCCGCAAGTCAGAAACTGCTGATGAAAAGACAGCGCGCGAAGAGGAGACTCTGTTCCGTGCCGTCAAACGAGCATTGACGGATGTCGATGTGCAGAAGCAGAATTTGGAAAATGCCAAGGTGACTGGCCAGCAGATTGACCAGTCATTGACCGGGAGGAAGTAAATGGCTAACCAGAAGACAGTGAATAGGTACAAGCAGTTTCCGCTGCATACCGACACGAAGTATCATTCGTCGCACCTCCCGTTACCTAACGTAGTGAGGATAGAGGTCCTTTCTCCTGCAGCGAAGGCCAGGTACCTTGGTAAGTTCCATAGTATGATGGACGGTTTCCGGCAGAAGCTGACGGAATCAATGATGCCGCCCGATGCCAACATGCCGTTTTATGCCTTCTTTGACCCTATGGAGAACGGCGACATCGGGTTTGATGTTAGTTCCACCTGGGATACTACGCAGAATGCTGGGTTGAATGCCGGCGTTGCCCTGGTAAAGAAACTGCCTGTTATTGGTGATACAGTCGGTGGCGTAGCCGAGAAGGGCGCCAGCATATTCAACCAGGGTGCACGGTTCATGGGGTTCAACAACGACAGTACCGGTTCCTGCACTATGAAGGAATTTACCAAGTCCGAATTTACATTCACCAAGAACATCAGGTGCAGCTGGTATATGCCGGAACAGGAGGATATGGCCCGTGTTTCACTTTCCCGGCTTATCCGTATGGCCTATGTGCGTAACTTCGACATGGACAAGCGAAATAACTTTGGCACCAAGCTGGCCGAGGCATTGAAGACTATTCCCAAACAGATTAACGCAGTAAACCAGGCAGGTGAAGGAACTAGTAGCATGGCAGGTGATTTCGTCGGTGGTCTGGCCGATAAGGGTATTGCATGGGCATCAAGCAAGGTGGGTGGGCTAGTTGATTCAGGAATAGTGAATAAGGTCATTTCCGGCGCGGCCAGAACAGGCATCTCACTGAATGAATATTTCGGAGGGTCACTGACCGTTAACCCGTTACCGGTAAGGTTGACTATGGGCCACCAGCTTGATATTGAACCACTGGTGATTACTAACATCAAGATATCGGGTAGTCAGGAACAGTTCATGACCACTGATGGAAGCAATATCCCGTTGTTTGTCAATGTAGATATTACATTCGCAATGTGGATGATACCTGACCCGAACAAGGGCTTCGTACAGTACCTGGGAGATGATATTTTCAATGTCGGGTATTCTGCTGGTAAGTCAAGCAAGAAGCAGAGCAAGGAGAGTGAGGATGGCACTCCTCTCCCGGAACTTTCCAATCCGTCTGACAATAAAACCAAGAGATAAGCTATGGCAAAGGAAATATTTCCACGTCTAAGGAACAAGGATTTTGGGTACATGGACACGTTCAGCGTACCGTCCTACCAGGCAGGCAGGCTCGACCTTATCTGTTCCGAGCGATATGACGAGCCAAGGACCTACAAGGTGCTTGCCGCAGCAAACGGCATAGTCGATACCATGACCAACCGTCCAGGTATCCGGCCTGCCACCGAGGCCCTGGAGAATGAGCTAGTTTTGAGGGGGGTAAAACCCAAGGATGCGCCGCAGGCTGCGAAGGAAATCGATGAAATCCGGATACTGGGCATAATGGACTGGAAGTCCTACGGTAACGTGACCGACGGTAACATTACCGACGTCGAACATGGCCGGATTATGTTCGTCCCGACACCTGACAGTGCGGTCGCCTGGTTTGAAAGATACAACACCCTTCAGGAAGAGGATGAAGACTGATGGCACATACCAAGGTAGGGGAACGTTATTCGGTAAACATAGGCATATCCAAGGGTGGAAGTGCCGACCGCAAGGACCTTGTCATTTACAATGACGCGGCTGTGCCGGAGTTTACACTGAACTGCGTCTTGAACCGGTTCCCTACCGGTAGGGCCCGTCTGGTAAGCCAGGCAAAGGATACCATCGCACCTTCCAGTGGCACATACGGTACACTTACGTTCAGCGGCATCGACACTTCTGGAAAGGACCGGGTGATGCCCATATACATAACTAAGGCCGACCGTAAGGTGCTGTCTGCCAGTGTATCCGCAATTGACATCGAGTTCGAGGTAGGCTATGACCGTACCCAGTCGGTAATGGAAAACGATGCATTCGAGGGGAACAGCATAGAGGCCATGAACCGGCTCTTTACTACGGCAAAAATGGACGTGGTCGACTACGTTACCCAGGGAAAGGGTCCTAACGGGGTAGGCGACAGCATGGTATGGCGCTTTGTCGAGGGTACGCTTACGGAGCATCTCGACACCGTCGTGCAGCATTGCGTGATTCCGGGAGACATCGCCTACTGGGCATACGACGAGGGACTGGGCAAGGTGAAGATTGGGACATTCAATCTGTCCAAGAGTTCGTCGTTCAAGCGGTTCCTGATGTACACACACGATGCCGAGCAGGCTACCAGCAACGCATACAAGGACCTTTCCGGCTCGAACACCAAGATATGGTACTATTCCGGCTATTCTCCCGAGGACTTGTCCGGTGCGCTCAGGGGAGAACGGTCACCGAACCTGTTCATAGACAGCCTAGGTCCCAATGGGGAAAAGGAAGTAGGTGACTGCGCCGCGGAATGCTGGGCGTCCATACTGAAGACGATGGGGGCCAATCCGGACTACATGGAGACCGGGAAGTATTCCAAGCAGCAGGTGGTCAAGACGTTCCCGATGAATACACACAAGATGTATGCCGTGGCGCCTTATGTGCGGCGCTACATGCTTGCCGAATACTCCAAGCAGGTAATACTTAATATCTACAACCATACCGGTCCCAAGCTGGGCGCATGCATGCACTTCTATGCCGAGTCACCCAATAAGCGCGAAGGTGACTTTCTCCCGGACGAGGAATATACTGCAAAGTACGTAGTAGTCGAGAAGACAATCACCAAGAATTCCACCACGAAGGTAGGCCTGCTCAGCAGGACGGTTGATACTACCAGTTCCGACATGGTGACTACGATACGCATGGTGAGCAATACGGGATATTCCGGATTGCTGGGGAAGGAGTACAGGGAAGTGAACGACCTGGCGGCTGCAATTACCAGGCAGCTGGTGCACGGGGGTACTAAATGACGGCCGAAGTAAATACAGCTACTAACAGGCTTACCCACCCGTATTATTATGGCGAAGTCGTTGGTGGCTCTGTCGACGCTGCCCGTACCGGTGCCGTGCAGGCAAGGATTATTGGGGTGACCGACAAGTGGGATGCGAAATTGCAGCCGTGGGTATACCCTCAGCTTATGCAGGGTGTGGTCCAGGTTCCGCAGAACGGGCACTGGCTGCTTATCAAGTTCAAGGACGGTGACATCAACCAGGGAATGTACTACGCTATTTCCCCCACGAAGAGCTTCACCCCGGAACAGTACATGGCCGGCTACCCGGACATCGCCGTGATGAACATGGGGGAGACCGGTTACCTGTATACGCACAACCGGGCGTCCCATACCAGCACCATTACGAACCCCGGTAACGATTCTACCTTGACCTGGACGGACACCGGGGAGCTCTCCCTGTCATCGACAAGGAACTCCGACGAGGTCGGACGTATGACCGTCCCGGTGCTTACTGAGGCAACAATAGACATATTCACCTGCATGCCCGTAGGACATCCGTCAACCGGAATCAGGGCAGGCTCGGAGTACCTTAGCGTGTCACACATTTCCAAGCAGACTATTGATACCCTCCGCGGGAACGGTTCCGGGGAAGTTAAGCGCGCGTCTATATCCGCCGACCAGGCGGCTGACGGGCAGGAAACGAGGGATATCCAGGGAACCGACCGGGAATACGGCATACCGTTCATCGAGTCCCCCGCTTCAGTGCGCAGGAGCGCCAAGACGGCCAAGAGGATTATCGTTGCTGCCACCGGGAGTACTCCGATTGCCGAAACCCTTGCCATGTATGAGGATAGTGCGGCAAAGACCTGTGCCCATTACATTGTCGGACTCGGTGACGGGAATATGGACGTCATGTCCGAACTCCACGACAGGAAGGATGCAAGGAACCTCGGCTTCGTACAGTGCGTGGAAACGTCATACGATGCTACGGTGGGTTCGGACATGAAGGGTAAGCCGAACCTCGACGCAATTAGCATAATGTTCTACGGTGACGGTAACCTGAACGAGTACCAGATGGCAAAGTTCAAGGACATCGTAAACAACGTGAAGAAGTCCTTTAACCTGGATGCAATCGATGTTGTCGCATACAAGCAGTCGGCGGCGACCCCGCAGCAGATTTCGGTATGGAACAACCTTACTGCGATGGAGGGTGAATACTGATGGCCGCACGTACCTGTGAAGAAGTCCTGATGGGGCTGAATTTCGCCGAGGACGGCACCACTGGCAAGAAAGTGACCCGTTCAAGTTCGCAGCAGGGTGACTCTGGGGATTTCCTTGACGCAGTAATCAAGGAGGCCGGGAACATACGTACCGCCGCGATGGGATTGTATGAGTATGATTGCTCCGAACACCTTCTGGAATGGCTGTATAGCGCATGTCCGGCACTCAAGACGGCAAGCAAGGACATAGACCGGATTTCCAAGAATATCGGCTCGATAACTTCCGGCATCAAGCTGGGTGAGCTTATCCAGGGAAACGACTTTACCAAGGAATTTTGCAACCTGGTAGTCACCGTGTTCGGCTCGGTGAACGCTTTCCTCGAGGTAATATCGAAGGCAGCGTTTGCCTTGTTTGACAAGATTGACACTGCTAGGGAGAAGCTGCAACAGTCCTTGAAACTGCTTACCGATGCCGTACAGGAATGCATCCTGGACGTGTACGACATGATTGACAAGTACCTTGGTGGATTGCTGAAGGTGACCCTGAATTGGAACTGGGAGGCTCTGGAAAAACTTCTTATTGACTGCCCGTGCATCTGCCGGTTCGTATCGTATGTTACCGGGTGCGACAGGGATGAGGACGGCAACAGCATTTCGGACCAACCGGACCTGGTAATCCGTTGTATCCGCGACAAGTTCTGGTACATGGACGGAATCAACCTCGCTACGGGACTGTCCGCCATAATGGATACCTATATCAAGCAGTATGTAATCCTATTCTTCGACATGATTAAGCTCTCCCTGGACAGCTTCTTTACCGTCCTGGTGATGCCGCTCCGCTGGTTAATCAAGCAGTATGCTGACCTCCTCCGCAAGAAGATGGACGTGTCGTTCCTGCTGGAGCCACTTAGGACCTCCCACATGGACTGCCTGCTGGTATATACCAGGGAGGAAGTTGATGGCAAGATGGAATACCGTATGAGCGTGCTAGACATGATGGAGAGCATGAAGATGTGGGTGAACTGCCTCGAACATGCATGCCCGGCACTCACCGAGCGCATCAAGAACAAGGTCAAGCAGTACAACGAGGAATTCAGACTATCAGGAGAATACTGGAACCGTGCGTTCGAGGCCGACATCTACTTGTGCTGCATGAGGGCGGATTCCGCCTACGAGAACGGATATTCCCTAGAGGACCTGGCAAATATGTGGGACGACCTGTTTGACCGCCTCCGTGCGGCAAATGACCGGGTAAAGAGCAAGGTGTACAAGGCAAAGTGGACCTATGGCCTATACCCGTCAAGCACCGGCGGCATACAGTACTATACCGAGGACATGCGGGGTGAGCCCGAGACTGGGTCCGTAGGAGAGGCGGCTGCCTCCGCGGTGACTGCCGTACAGTTCGCCGGTTCAATCGACAACGAGAACAACCTGCAACCCGGTATCTACCCGTTGAGCGACCGGGAGGACCGGGAGCTCCGTTCCATGGGACTGTCTCTTGCCGACGGCATGAGGGAGGACGCTTACTTCGGCGAGAAGTGGGCCCAGTTCATCAGGTTCCTGGGATTCTACGCGTTCTCCGACGAGACGCTTAATGCGCTAAAAGAGGCCAGCGAGAAGGGTTCGACGTCTACCGGTGCTTCCCGGGAGGGAAGCGGTATACAGGTACGGGTAATCACCGTGAGGGAACCTGTGGAGGACGACGAGGAATCGTCCGACGTGAACTACTGGGTAGATTCTGACTACGACCAGGGAAACGTTGATGCCATATCCAACATAGAGTGGACCGAGCGCAGGTCCAACGAGAGCCTGGCGGCATATTACGCGAGAATGTATTCCACGGCGGTGTGATATCATTTCAACATAAATATAGCAAATAATTCGCTAATAGCGTATAATAAATGCAAAAAACTGGCATAGTTTCATTACCAGAAACATATAAACGGTAATATATGAAGCAGAGAATGAAGCTATCGAAGTACGCGAAGCAACTTGGTTGCAGTTACCAGAGTGCCCTGAAGAAATTCCACAAGGGACTCATACCGGGAGCCTACCAGGAGAAGGATACCGGGTCAATCTATGTGGAGGACCCGGACGTTGACCCTACCAGGGAGCGGCCGGAACGTACTTGCATATACTGCCGTGTCAGCAACCAAAGCCGGAGGAAGGAACTTGAGTACCAGGTCAAGCGCTGCCAGGACTTCTGTGCGACTAACGGGTTCAAGGTAGACGGCGTGTACAAGGAAGTCGCCAGCGGGATGAACGACAGTCGCAACCAGTTCTGGCGGATGATGTCGTCGCGTCCGACACGCATAGTGGTCGAGAACAAGGACCGTCTTACCAGGTTCGGATTCGAATATATCGACAAGCTGTACGCCGACCGTGGAGAAATCATAGTGATGAATCCCAACGACAACGACGAGCACGACCTGATGCAGGACATGATTTCGATAGTAACCAGTTTCTGCTGCCGGCTGTACGGCATGCGCCGGGCAAAGAACAAGCTCGACCGTATCAAGAAGGCGCTCGAAGATGAAGGAAAGGATGAAGGAAAGGATGAAGGAAAGGTAGAATGATGCCCACAGTTCCCGAGACATACGTACGCAGTACGGCGCACAGCCTGAAGTTCGCCAATGCAGGCAAGCGAGATGCCGTGGCCGACTTCCTTACGGAATACAGGAAGGCGGTCGGTGTGTACGTAGACGTCCTGTGGAACTGTCCAAGGGAATGGAATCCGGGCAAGATTCTCGACGTATATCACGACTACCTGGACGTGCCGTCGATGATAAGCACGGCCGATATACCCATAGAGACAAGACTGAGCGCACGCGCACTGAAGTGCGCGGCTACGCAGGCATGCGGAATAGTGAAATCTGCGCTTAGACGAAGGCAGAAGGACCTGCTCGTGCAGGCGAAATGCCGCGAGGAAGGAAAGGATATTCCCAAGAGAGCAAGGTACAGGCTAGAGCATCCTCCATCAATGCCTAGAACTGAGAAGGCCAATGCCGAGATAAATTCAATCTGCTGTTCCATCCAGGATGCGAAGCATACTTCATTCGCCATGTGGGTTGACCTGAAATCATTGTTCAGGGAGGACAAGTACGGTCGCGGGTTCCATGTACAGGTTCCTATAAAGAGAACCCGCATGGACGACAAGTGGAGCAGCGGCGAGCACGAAGTGCTCCCTTCCATATTGCTGTCTGATGATACAATACACATAAGGTACCGGAGACCGGTTCCACAATGCAAAGGAACTAGGGAGGTCGGCCTGGACCAGGGAGTCAGGAAGATGCTGACCGCATCGGACAGCACCGATATTCCCGACCTAGGCCACGGATATCAAAATATACTACGAAAGATTGCCAGGAAGAAGCGGGGTAGCAAGTCATACCGGCGTGCACTACAGGAACGCGAGGACTACGTATTCCGCACAATAAAGCAGGTGGACTGGTCCGTATACAGCCTAATCAACCTGGAAAGACATTTCGATACGAAACGGGGAAAGAACAACGGCAGGCTGCTGACGGCTTTCTCCAACCCGCAAATCCGCAACGCGCTCTACATGCGGGCTTCCGAGGAGATGGGCGTCCCTATCCAGGAAGTCGACAACGTATGCAACTCGCTGCGGTGTCCTATGGACGGCTGGGTTCACGTCAGGAACAGGCCCCGAAAGGGTGTCCTGTTCCGCTGCATAAAGTGCGGATACGTCGACAACGCGGACGAGGTTGGCGCAATAAACGCCAACCTCCACGCAGACGGACTGCCGCCGTGCAGCCATGAGCTCGTATTCAGAAGGAAGCTACATAAATCGTCCGGGTTCTTCTGGACGAAGGAAGGCTTCTTCGATGAAAAAGGGGATGTAATCCCCGTGGCAGGGAGTTCACAGTTCCCTGTAGGCAATAATAATGGGTAATCATTTTATATGATTACTTGTAACTGTAGATATGGCCAGGAAGCGCAAGAGCTACTATACGGATACCGAGAAGGGCAACTACCAGCTTCTCAACCCCACCAAGTACATGGTTGAGGGGGTTACCGAGGTTCCGTACAAGTCCAGCTGGGAGAAGCGCTTCTTCGGCCTGTGTGACGGCAACCCGTTCGTCACCAGGTGGGCATACGAGCTCTTCGAGATTCCATACAGTTCTCCCGTATACCTCAAGCAGTCCCTGTACAAGCCGGACATCTACCTGGAGTGCCAGTACGAGGACGGCCATACGGAGAAGTGGCTCATCGAGGTCAAGCCGGTGGCATACTCGGTAGTCCCGGTGGCCCCCAAGCCGCCCCCGCAGGGATGCCAGGACCAGAAGAAACTGGATAGCTACCGGAAGCGGCTGGCGACATACGAGCGCAAGAGCGCTGACGTTGCCGCCAACTACGCCAAGTGGGCTGCCGCCGAGGCGTGGTGCAAGAGGCACCAGGTGAACTGGTGGATAGCCAACGAGAAGAATACCCGAGACCTGTTCAAGCGTTCCGTTTCGGTTTGAACTAGTTTCATAACCGTAAACGGAGGCAAAGTATGGCGAAACCGTGCTGCGGCGACCCGGTCGAGATTGACGGGATATACCAGCCGCTGAGCCTGAGGCTGCTCAATTTCGGCAAGGAAGTGTACAAGGAGACCACCAGCACCCAGCGGGTGTTCATGTGGGTGTTCAGCTTCTACAACGCGAAGGACGAGTGCCCGGTGTGCAAGCACGGCATAGAGCGCCTGTTCGGCTGGTTCCAGAAATACGGCCTGACGGACGACCCGGCGAGGGGAGTCAGGATAGTGCTGGACGACGAGGCCGACACCAACAAGATTTACAACGACCTCCACTTCGACATCGCCCCGGTGAACATATTCACCGACTCCGAGGGAAAGGTAATCGACATACTGTTCGAGTTCCCTGACGAGGCGTGGCTCGACAAGTACATTCTTCCCTTCGTGCAGAAGGACATGAGGATTCTATAATGGAACGGGTATACATAATCGGATACACAATGGATGCCGTCATGGAGGCGGTAAGTCTTGCTACACAGGGCGACAAGGAGGTTATCTTCCTCGCCACGGCCGAAGTCGGCCAGACCCTCGACGACTACGGCGACCTGATTTCCCAGGCATACCGGGAGGTGCTGGATGCCGTCCTCCCGGGAATGCTCGAGTTCACCGAGTACGCGAACCCGAGATTCTTCTACATCCCGTACGAGAAGGTGGCCATATCCAACAGCACCAACGGGGTCATACAGTATCCGCTATCCAAGAAGTCATTCAATGACGAGTCCGAGTGGAAGGAGTGCGTGGAGAAGTTCGCCGACCCTGCAATCCAGGAGGTAATCAACAACCAGGCAAACGCCCCGTCGAAGCTGGTCACCGTCCTGAAGAACAAGATGCCGCCCAAGTTCGTCAATACCTTCTGCAAGGCATTGCAGGCTACGCGCTGGAGGGGAATCCAGTTATCCCACCTTTCCATGAACGCGTTCCTGTACGAGTTCCCGTTCACCGAACTTGCCAACGAGAACTACAACGAGTTCTACTACCGGCCAAACCATACTTACCACGAGATTTGCGCCGCGCTTACCAACGTGTTCAACATAACGGTTGAACGTGCAGACGACGCGATAGCCAGGAAGTACATCACCGACAGGAACATTGACGGCAAGGTAATCATAATGGATAACCGGGTGGACCAGTATCTTGACTACGTGGCTGGCAGGTTCGACCGGGTTCGCATGTGGAGCGTTAACGAGAAGGTCCCACCCGAACTCCGCTACTCAAGGGACGGCCTCTACTATACCCCGCTGAATTCATGCTGGGCGGTCACCCTCTTTGATGGCAAGTGCAAGAAGTACATGGCCGAGGAGATGACCACCCTGTACGATGACTTTGCTTCCGAGATTCCGTCCACCAAGACCAACCTCAAGCTGCATAACCAGTACTGCGACCTCGTCGGCCACTATGGCGACAAGAAGCTCGACCTGGGACAGAGGGTGCTTACCCTGGTCAAGGCATGATTGAGTGCATGGCCATAGTTCCCTGTAGGACAGGGAAACACCTGCCGTTGATAGTGGACAGGCTGAAGGCGCAGGGTGCGTTCGTTACCGTAGTAAGAGACCGTTGCGACGTGGAGTGCCCGGGAGCTGACGCCATTCTCGACAATAAGGACGGTGACGGGTTCCTTGCCGGGAAATGCCGTGATATCGGTATTGACTACGCGCTGCTGCTGGGGGCTACCGGGGTAATATTCGTTGACGAGGACTGTATCCCCCAGGACGAACTGGTGAAATCCCACATGGAATACCTGAAGAATGACCTCCCGGTGATTTCCCTTGGCCGGCGTCTCGAGGAGAAGTTCAGATGGAAAGACCCGAGGGAATTCGGCGATGCCGGCAACCTGCACCTGTTTTCTTCCCGTGGCTCCATCGTGCAGAACCCTACCGTGCTAGCCAGCTGCCTTGCTACATGGACTTGCAACATGGGAATGAATGCCAGGGCTCTCCGGGTGATAAGGGGTGCGATGAAGCGTTTCTGCAGGGAAGACCGGGCATTCCACCCGGCATTCGACGGGAGATGGGGAGGCGAGGACGCATTCCTTGGATATGTCGCCTGGGCGTACCGGGTGACGATGGCGTATCTTCCATACGGGGCCAACGCGGTAAAGCACATGGACCACCCGAGGCCACCGGGAGAATACAACAAGGGCTTCAAGGAACGTCTTGAAGCCGAAGTTGCAAATTTCAGGAAATTTCTTACGAAAGAACCGCCGGCACTACATGAAATACTAGGCTAGGAACTGCGGTTCCCGTGCATGTCGTACTTGTATTCCACCTTGTTGAAGGCGGCCTTCCCGGTCTGTATGTATCGTTCATACACGTTCGGCTGGAATGCATCGTATAGGGCCACGTTGTACCTCTTCTGCCAGGTATCGTGGTCGACCTCGAAGAATCCCTTGTTGTATTCCCCGTAGGGGTTGTACCTGGCATCCTCGAGAGTGCGAGGACAATCGGTCCAGCCGCGCTCCTTTACCTTTGCCGGGTCGACTCCGCGGGTGGTTTCGTCGCGTAGGTATCTCATCTGGTCCTTGAAGGTGCCCTGGTAGGCGTTCGGATACTTGAAGTCAACGGTAAATGTATACGGGCTTGCATTCTCGTAGTTTGCACTAAGGTTAGGTGCCTTGGTCGTGATACAGGAGTTGAACTCGAACATCTGTCCGACGACAAGGTCGGTCTGGCAAGCGTTGCCGCCGGTCCTCTCGTAGATGCTCTTCATGGAGTTGCCGACAGTAAGTCCTTCGGAATACAGGTTGACCATGATATTGATTTTCTGCAGGGTGCTCTTCGGCTTCAGGAGGAGCGGGGAGTACTGCACGTTGAACAGCGCGTTGAAGAAGTTGTACCACATCATGTACGGGTCATCGGTCACTTCGATGCTCAGAGTGTTCTCACAGTTGACCCCGGTAACTACAGGGTACCTTATCTGCTTGGTGGAGTCCATCATGACTTGCTTGGTCTGCGCCGACGGTGAAGGTATGGTAATCTGCTTAGCCGCCCAGTACATGTTCAGTACGCCGCTGGTCTTGTCGTAGCACATGGAGAGCCACTGGTCGAACAGGGTCTTCCTGAAGTTGTCCTTGCTGTCGTAGAACGGTTTCTGCCTCTTCAGGTTGTACTTGTCGGCATA